TTTATCTTAACGGATTGTACCTATATTCCTTTATACTTTCGAAATTTTCTGCTGTGACTTTAACAGTTGCCCTTGCAGTATTCAAAATATAAGGAAATTGATTCAATTCCTTTTTTAATGTTTCAATTAGAAGTGGATCATCTTCACTAAGATATATTGAAGTGGAGAATTTTTCCAAGGTGATTACAATTGCTGTAACCATATGTTTTCCAGAATCTATTCGAGTCTGATATTTGGTTATGTCAATTGTCTTCATCTATCCCTCTTTTAAATTATGCTGCAAAGATAAGGGTAAACCTTTGAACTATGCAAGTGGATTAACAAGTTGTTAACAATCTATTCATTGGTTGGTGTTAAAACATACACTTCTTTTCCAATGACTTTATTTGCTATTAGTGTTGGTGTGTATACTTGAGGTACTTCTGTTGCTATTAATGATTGCTTTCCAATCCTAAACTTTACCAATGTATCATTTGATGTTGGGGACCAGTAGAAGTATCTATTCATCAACCCCTTCCTAAACTCTAAAATGGTCACTCCTGCAATACTTCTATCTGCCTTGAAGGTATAACCATCTAAATTCTTTACAAGCGATTGTAAGGCATTGTAAGAAGGTTTTTTACCGTATGATGTTCCTACACTTGGAACTTCTCCATAAAGTATTCCAGAAGATAAAAATAAACTACCAGTTTTAGCAGAATTATCATCAATTCCATTATACAAAAATAACTTATCTACTCCACAACTCAATCCTATTAAGAATATTCTCTGTAACCACCAAGATTGTAATTCTTCACTATTATGATTTCCATACAATTTTGGATACATACTTAACCATTTTACTGTTGGTGCTTGTGTATCATATCCAAATTCACTATACCAAACCTCAGTTCCTTTTGCAAAGTTTTGAGATACGAACTGAACTAAATCTTTTAACCTTAGATCAAGGTTATCTTGCTCTGGACTAACCCCTTCACCTGTTAAGTCAATGCTTGATGCAGGCCATTTTGGGTCTTTTGAGTTTGAATAGTGGTGTACATTAATTACATCAGCACAGAACCTTTTATCTTTCCGGTTAATTTCAAACCACTTCTTCATTCTCCAAAGATATTGGATGTTTATTTCAGCCAATCCGGGAAGTACTAACTTCACACTTGGATCAGCATTTTTAACCCCAACATACTGTCCCATTGAACCTTCATGTCCATCCCATAAAGCAGACATAAGTGCTGCCATTTGTTCAGGAGTGTATTTGTGAAGATCATCATTCCAAGGTCTATCAGGTTCATTTTCAAACTCAAAATAAGTAAGTAAATTAAGACCTGACTTTTTCTCATTTATGATGTCACCATTCCATCTTGGTTTTTGGTTTACTTCCAATAAATTACTTGGATAAACTTTTGATCCATATCTGGCTGTATATTGCCAAGCATATTTTGCAAATTCCAAGTATTCTAAAGGAGTGTTACCTGAATTTGTAGTCCAACACATTCTTCTACTTCCATCAGCACTCATCCAATCTGGAATTGTATTGATACAGGGAATGGCAGTTACTCCTAATTCTTTCAACTTTGCAAAATATTTATCATAATTTGCATTTGCTTGAAAAGTTGGCTCAACCATTAATCCATCCCTTGTCCAAGTCCATTGGGACATTTGATAAATCCTTAAATTTGGAAAGATTAGTAGGTCATTTGGAATCCAGTGATAACCATTCATTCCAAACTTTTTAGCATCACCAGTTAACTTCTTTAAAACTACTGGTGTGGGAGTTGGCGGAACTACAACATCCTTACCTCCAAAGAATTCTATTTCTTTAAGTGGCACATCTCCTTGAATGTCAGATATTGACAATGTTAAGTATCGAACCTTTGTTGATACTTCCCTTTCCTGCCATGCCATATACAACCCAAGATCAACAGTTAGAATTGTAGTATTATCACTTGTTAAAGTAACAGTAGGTTTCCCAACACCATCAAACAATCTAACCTTTGTAATTGTAGTAGGTTCTCCAAAATCAAATTGAACCTTTACTGGATACTTTGATGCATCCCAGCCGGGAAACCAACCTGTTTCAGTGTTTCCATCAAATAATAATTCAACACCCTCTGCTTTACCAGATAATACTGTGCATTTTGGTGTTGGCAGTTTGTTTTGTGCATTCAATTGAATTGAGAATGCAAGTAATATTAAAAGCAATATATGTTTCATAGAAGTTTCCTTTCCACATAAATATCACTTTTATTAAAATTAAATTACTGTACATTAAGTATTTTGTAGCCGTGACAGGAATCGAACCTGTATCTAAGGTTTAGGAAACCTCCATTCTATCCGTTGAAATACACAGCCAGTTGCCCCGAAGGGCTTTTTTATTTGTCAAACTCCATCTCCAATCCATCTACTCCAAGTACAGTATCCGAAAATACATAGGCAAATTTTGCCATTGGGTAGTTTAATTTCTTGATTGTGTCAAGAGTATTTTTCTCATATTCCTCAAAAGACTCGAAACTAACTACTCCAAGTTGTTTTTTATTCTGGTTGAAAAATTTTACAGTTATCATTTCTATAATGTTTAGTTACTCATTTAAAATGGATCGCCAATTGGTTCAAGAGTTCCAAGAAATCCAACTAAGTCCCCTTTTTCGTTCTTCAACCTTTGTGCAACACCATGAACCTTTTGCTTTCTTCTATCAGAAAGAACATAGTGATACTCATGGTCGAAATTTGAATCATTTATTATACATCTCTGCCATTCTTCTATCACATCCTCTTTTTCAAAAATCCAGTTGGTCCAGTTATCTCCTTTCAACTCTGTTTCTGTCCTTCCAGTGATCTTGCATAAATTTTTGTTTACATCAACACATCTACCCTTTTCATCACTAATCCATGTTCCAATCGGAAATGACTTTATGATTGCAGTAGTTGTTTGTTGTTGGAGGGATACCTTTGTTTCAATTCGATTGATTGCATCTCTTAATGTACTCCCACCATTAGGTCTAAACTCCCCAGCAATGACCTGTATTTTTTGGTATAGGTCAGAAATGTCTTTAAACTTCTGCTTTAACCAAACCTTCCAAACTAATCCACCAACTATACCAAAAGGTGCCAACAACTCAAGCCAATCTTTAAGCAACCCCAATAAATCTTTTACTGTAATATCCATTCTTTTCCGATCCTATTATTTTGGTTTATGAAAATACTTGTTTATACAAGTATTTTCATAAATATAGGATTTTAACTTCAAAGACAAGATATTTTTTGTATTATTTTTTTCTTATCAGAAAAACTTAATGCGTTTTCAACATATGATTGATCTTCATCATACTCAATTCTTTGATATTGCATTTTCCATAATTCTTCAAATGTGGACATTGTTGCAATATTTTCAAATGGTATACTGGAATCGTATGACTTGTTCCCTTCTTCATCATATTCAATTGCCCATTGAGTCCTATACTCAGGGGAACCTTCAACAGTTCCTTCTAAAGTAAGGGTTCCTAAATCCTGTTGGAATGTTCCTGCCAACTCATCAAAGGAGAAATCTGCCGATGTATTATGTGTTTCAACGAAAGCAAATTCCATATTGCCATCATCTAACTTTCTCATATACCAATCAAGATACCCACTATAAGCGTAATCCCCTCCATTACTGGAAGTTTCCCACTTATACTTAGAATAATCGTCGTAGGCTTTAAAAGTGCCAATATGATTCCATTTATTCATTCACTTAATGTTTATTGTTGTGCAAAGATATGGGCTTAATGTTTATTGTTGTGCAAAGATATGGGCTTAATGTTTAACCACCAAGCCCATTTGAATATCATTAACAATTAATTATCTTACCATGTATTTTTGGCTATCTGCTTCAACCTTTCGTCTTTTCTTTTCTTCAAGGTGTATCATTTGGTATTTGATAACCTTTTGCTTGAATAGGTAGAAGGCTCTGTCTTCTTTGGCTTGATCCCAATTCTTATCAGCATAGTAAAATCTGGGACAGTGTTTTCCACTCACATCATAATGTCTAACAACTCGACTAATGTCTAAACCTTTGTTAACAAGTTGCCAGCCGATTTGCTGGGCAGTAGTTTCAATTATGAGTGAGTCGTTTCGTCCACCACCCAAACACATCTCAAATGAGAGAGAATTGTTGTTTCTTATTTTATTGGTTAACCAAGGTTTTGGTATAAATCCAAACCACTTTTTATCTCCAACTGCATACGCAACATTTCTTTCATCAGTACATTGAACAATTTCTTTGTCATCAATGCAATAGTGCGTTCCAGCACCTTCCTTATTTCTAAGGTATGTTGCATTCATTCGAGCATCTGCACCCGGATTTGGATTTGCAGTGTAGTGTATAACAAGAAATTCAATGTTATCCCTTCTCTTCTTTACAGTTCTATCCATTATCTTATAAAAAGATACTGACATAGCAAATGGGATTATAATAGCAATGAACAATGTTAAAATTTTATGATTGATTATCCAATCCGATACTTTTTTACTTATCTTTTTTAGGGTATTATTTTTCATAGGTCTCCTCTACTTTTTAGAATTTGAATGTATGTATTCATTTTCTCTCTATTCCTCTCAGTCCTAGACAATATATTTACAAAATCATGTCTCCACAAGGCTAACTCAAATTTTCTACGTTCATTATGCATTTTTACTACATTACAAGCATGACAACCGTTTTTCTTACCTTTACATGGAATTCCAATGTGTGCTCCACATCCTCTACTACCACCACAACATTTCCCTAAACTTGCGCCCGTTTTTGTTAAACCACAATTATATGAATATAACTGCAATGCTAAATTTTTTAGTGGGTCTTTGTTTAGTGTTCCATACTTGTTAATTTCCTTGATACTTATTTCAGTAGCCTCATCAAAAGTAACTTTACCATCATGTGTGTATTTGGCAATTTCTTTTCTTCTCCTTTGACCAAGGTCATTCCAGCCAAAACCAATTGAGTATGCTTTTTTACCTCTATTGTATCCATCTGGATACCACCAAGATTTGTAACCTTCATTGGCTTTTATTTCCCAAACTAATATTTGATATGGTGAATATTGTAATTTTGGTGAGATATTTGCGTTTGCAAATAGTAATATTGTACATATAACAAGGCATATGTGTCCAGCCTTGTTAAGGACAGCGTGTTGTTTATTCATAGGTGTGTCTGATTTAATTTATATTAAAGGATTATTGATTAATAATTTTAATCGAGTTTCTTATTCTAACTAAAGTTACCAGTAATATTATAAATAATAAACACATAGCGATTCCTTTAATTAGTTAAGATTCTGTTAAAACTACGCAATAAGTAGTAAACCTTTTTATATAAACAACAGCCTTTATTTGCCATTAACATTTCGTTAACAAACTGATTGTATTAACTGTCTGTATATCAACCCAATAATATATTTTTATTTGGCTTTGACCCTGATCTATGTTTAGAAACCCACTCTGTTAGGGTTTGCATGTTAACAACCAACTCTACATACTCATTAAGATTGCTTGGTTGGGTAGTTTTAAATTCTTTTGGATAAGACCCTTCTTGAATTAAATCAAAGTTCGTTGGTGTTACCCATATTTTTACTGTCGTCTTGTCGTCCATTGTATATTTCTTCTATTGCTTTTATTATTAATGACCTCTCTTCTCTTAAAGAATCAAGGTAGGTTTGTGTTTTCATGTGTAAGTAGTCACACTCTCCAAGCATTCGGAATAAATCATCTAAACTCAGAGTAGTCTGACCGATCTTCAATTCTGTTTCCATAATCTGGTTTTAATTCTGCTATAACTTTAGGTGCTTTTCTTAGAAATGATTTAGTGGTTAAGTCCCCATAATATAAAAAGAAACAGTTATAACAAACTATTTCTAAGTTCTCTTTAAGATGGTTTCTTGGATTTGAATCTTTAAATACAAGATTTGTTGGTGACTTATAATCTGTTATTCTTTGTTCACAGAATCCACAAATCATACACTTGTCTTCAAATATGGCCTCATCAATTAACCTTTCTTTTAGTTTCTTAATGCTATATCCCGGATGTTTTCCTAATAGGATATTATCCATTGTTGCTGTATTATGTAGATGTTTAACCTTACTAACCTTTTTACCTTGTTTATTTTTATGAAGTTCGTAAAGGTTCTTTCCAGTATCGTGATCATAAAACATCTCTGCATATTTTTTATATGCTCCAACAGTCATCTGTAAAAATGCTGCTGCCTGATTATTTGAAGATGAATTAGCCATTGCATACCTTACTTCTCTCTCTGTCAGATTGTATGCTGCTTTTTTCCAACGTGGCATATTATTCTTTTAATTTATTTTGTTCCCAAACATTCATAAACCAAGTAATGGATGAAAAGAATAGTCCATTCCAAAACCAAGACAATGTTGTATAACCAACATACTTAGCAAAGTCAAATAGTATTGGTGTTAATATAAATCCTACCCAAACAGATACACATAAAAAACATGAAATCAATTCATATAAAACATTAGCAACTATTGAGGTTTGTCCTTTTACTTTCAACCAGTTTCTAATTGGTCTACTAACCTTTGACTCACTTACTATTTGACTAATCTGGTATAGTACGAATATTTGAAATATACATTTTAATAATATCATTACTTCAATGATTTAGTTCTTATATCAGCACCTATCTTTAGTTTTGCTAAAGATAAAGTAATTGCTGATACCTCTTCCTTATTACCTTCAAAAATTAAACACTTTCCATTTTTCTTAGCATATTCTACTACTTGAGTAATTTGCTCATCTGGAAACTCTAAAGTTTCTTTTAAGCATTGTTTAACCTTTGAAATAAATTCCTGATCGGTTTTATGAATTTCTTCTAACACTATATATACAAGCAAATTATCTTTGCAACAACTCATCAAGTTTAACCTTTATACTTTGATAGATGATATTAATGTCTCCTACTTCACAATAAATTGGCATAAATGTTCTTCCCATTAATCCAATGTATGCTATCCACTCTTTTGTCTTCAATTGCTTAAATTTTACTTGCACTTTTCTTTTTCCTTTCTTCTTTTTCTTTCATTAAAATCCTACCAATATCATAAGCAGGGCTGAACCATGATAAATCTGGTCCTTTTTCAGGTTTCTTTCCCGGCTCTTCTAAATCATCTGGTAAATCTGCTGATCCAGTATCATCATCTTCACTTGGCTTTTTTTCCGGCTTGTCTGTGTCTCCACCATCAGCAGGTTTATCTCCCATTTTCGCAGACAACATATCTAAAGTTATTATCTTTCCATTAACTTGTATTTGTTCTATTGATTGATAACTAAATCTATGTGTACCACCATATTCATCTTCTCCCATTGCATCTATACTGTCAGATACTTCACTTCTATCAGATATTGTATACCATTCATGGTTTGCATAAACTTTAACCTTTGCACCTACATCAAGATATTGTGCCAATAAAACATTATCAAATATTCTCATCAGGGTTTTTTCCTTTCCTATAATTATTATTTTTTTTAGACTTTAGTTCTTTCTCAGCCTCATAGTCTTTAGTCTTTTTCTTGACTATTTTCTGTTTTGGTGGAAGGTCATCTAAATCTTCTAAATCTTCCCAATCATTTACATTTAATTTCATTTTACAATACTTGCTTTATTAATGCGATCAAACATTTGTTCTATGGAGAATTGCTTCCCTTTTGAACTAAATATCTTTATATTTTCTAACACATCCACCCTTTCTGTTATTATTGCCTTTTCTAAAAATCTATAACCTTCTAATTTAGTAAATACAGATTCTAGATGAAAGGTTGTTTTAGTTTTATCTAAATACTTTTTTTGGTAGTGCTCTATGCCGATTTGATTCATCTCCCTGTCACAGTGTTCTTCTGTATTTCCCGGCCACAAGATGTAAAATTTTATAGTTTCTGGTTTCTTATCCATTGTTCTACTGTCATTGTTGGTTTCCAATTCAAAATGGCTTCCGCCAAATGATTATGTGCAAGTGCTATTTTAGGCTCCAATCTTGCTTCAAGATACTGTCTTGGGTGATTTGCATCTATTAAATTGCAAACCTCATTTACAGAATAATTTATACCTGAACCTATGTTGAATATCATCCCACCAATATCTTCTATTTTTGATGCTTTTATATTTGCTTCAACTACATCATCAACATAAGTAAAATCTCTTCTCTGGTTGCCATCTCCATAGATGATAAATGGCTGTTTATTTTTGTATAAATTCAAGAAGTTTGGTAGCATTTGTGGATATTGTCCTGAACTTGGTTGGTTGTCTCCATATACATTAAAGTATCTCAAAGATATTGTATCAATGCCATAAATATCGCTATAGAATTGACATAGCATTTCCCCTTGAACCTTTGTAAAAGCATATGGAGATGTTGGTGATACACTATCGCATCCTTCATTAAATCCTTCAAATCCGGGGTTATTGTCTCCATACACTGAACTACTTGAAGAAAATATAAATCTATTTATCTTCCAATATCTACATGCTTCAAGTAGATTTAATGTACCTGTTACATTTGTATCATGGTATTTAATTGGATCAAGGAATGAAGGTTGAACCCTTGCTTTGGCAGCCAAATGGAATATACACTCCACTCCATCAAATAAATGATGACCCGGATTTAACTTTGATATATCATGTTTATGAAATTCAAACTCTGATTCCCAATCAAAATCAGGTGCTGAATTTGAATAGTCATCTATTCCAACTACTTCATAACCCTCTCTTAATAACCTTTTAATTAAATGTCGGGCTATAAATCCATTACAACCCGTAATTAATACTTTCATATTGATTCTTTGCTAACTTTTAATACTTCTCTTGAACTTGTTATCATTACTCTATTATCATTCATCACTGTTTTATATTTGTATTTTGGTATATCATAGTGTGGATGTCCTTTCCTTACTCCCTCAAACCAACATCTCTTTATACCAATCTCATTGCAGAAGTTGTGTAACTCTTCTATACTGTTTGCTACTAAATGTATCCTATCTGTGTAGATCATACTAATTTATATCTTACAATATATCCACCCCTTGAAGAAAAGTCTCCTTCATTGTATGGTGGTATGTATTCTATACTCATAAAATAAATTTCATTTTCTGGATGATTACTATTTAACTCTTTAAAAACCTTTTCAGCAAAATCATCATCCATAATTTCATCTTTTCCTGTAACTGATTGTAATTTTCTTGTCTTATATCCATCATCAGAAACAGGCTTTATTGTGTCAGGATAGTTTTTCACTAATTTATTAACTATTGACCTTTCTACACTTACTATCATATTTTTATTAAATTATTTTCATAATGGGTTAATGCTTTTATATTCAACTTTAGATTCCCTAATTCAAATTCTCCTATGTCTCCACTATCTGTTAGTATATCACTGAGATTGCAAATAACAGAATAATCATTTTGATCGAACCTTTGTCCATCTATTTCAACAACTACATCAGGAATGGTTCCTATACTCTCCACGATTCGTTCAGTTAAACGATATTTGGTATTAGGCTGTTCTATGCTTATATACTCTGAGACTTGATCGTAGGGCAAATCTGTGACTATTTTATCACACCAAATCTCAAGTGCTGGTAACAGTTGTGGTACACAATTCTTAACTACGATGCCAATATTGTATTTATGTGGAATGATTGGATGTAAATATTCATCATGTCTAACCATTGATCCCCACTTTCTTATAAAATTTCTGGTTGATTTTAAATTTTGTGCTTCCCATTCAGAACTGTTAGTTCCTACTTGAGTAATGTTAGGATTAAACCGGCTTCCTCTACATGTTAAGTGATAAACAAATCCGTTCCAAGTCTGTATAAATTCACATCCATTTAATTTGAAACGATTGAATATATCAGAATCTTCCTTGCTTTGTGGTGCATACAATGGATCATGTCCACCAATGGCTTTAAACTCATCAACCCAAAACGCCCACGGCGCAAAAACTCCATTAGTTTTTGAGTTAGCACCAATGCTACCACTATCACGAGAAAATTGTTGTAGCAATTCCATCTCTTTGAAATTTTCTGGTTCAGTACCAAAATCTACAACTACTTTTTCTGGTCCTGATGGATGAAGTGGAGGTTCAATTCGAGTGAGACTGACAATTCTATTTTTAATTGGATAAAAATTTAAAACTAAATTTCCGTCTAACCTTCTAACTCTTGGATGAGTTTTTATAGATTTATCTATTTCTTTTTTCTTGATGTACATATAAGCCTCAATAGCATCTAATGCTCCCGGAACTAAATACATGTCACTATGAAAGATCATTGCAATATCAGTATCAACTATTTCATTGATAATCCGATCATATATAATTGTATGGCCTAACCTTTTACCAGTTGTATTTTCTATTGATTTTACTAATGGATCGACCTTCTTAATTTCTTCAATCCATTCTTGAGTTCCATCTGTGCAATGATCTATTCCATAACAAATGTGAACCTCATGGTTTTCTTGATTTTTGCGAATAGAATCATAAGACCACTTCAAATACTTGAGGTTATCCCTTGTACTTACTACTAAACTAATTTTCATTTTCTATTGATTTGATTTTATCTAATCGCTTCTTATTTTTTATTGTTCTATTTGATTCACAAACTGGACAAGTACCATTATTCTTACATGAACTGTCTATTGACTTGGCTCCTGTTAGTTCATGTCTCCTATCTTTTCTGGTTTTGTGTTTCATCTTAATTATCTCAAAAATATGAATTGAATTTATCTAAAAATACTTTTTCTGTAAAGTTGTCATCATATGCCTTTTTTGCATAAGCGTAACAATAATTGTAAAAGATAGGATTTTCTTTTAGATGTTTTGCTGCTTTCCTTGCTGAGACCATATCTCCCTCCTTAAACGAAAGTTCGGGGAAACATAGTCTTTGTGTATCTAAATAATCCCACCCAATACAGGGAATGCCTAACCTTGCACAATTTAAGGAAAAGGTTCCGGCTGCATAAGTTCTCATTAAATGAACTGCATACTTTCTCTTTGATAGTTCTACTATCCACTGTTTCCATTCCATGTATGGTAGATATTCAATGCCTTCAATATTAGTTTCTTCTGCATGTTTCCTTCCCATAGATGGAGCATAAATTTGCTCATCAAACTCTTGAGCAATAAAGTAAGAATCTTGACCTGAATACCATTCTGTCCAATTTCCTCCAACCATACAACCCGACCTATTTTCTTTACTGGTTAATTGCATAATTGGAATAGCATCTTCTATCATAAGACTTGGCAAAATTGAAACCTGCTTATCTGGAAACAAACCTTTATAGTATAATTTATCTGCCTCATTATGACAAAAAATAATATCACAATCATTTAAAAAGTTTATGTATTGAAACTGATCAAATATTGTTCCATTTTGCCAGTAGGTTTGATTTGCCTCTTGCATCGTTGCCCATTTTCCACACCTATGTTTGTTCTTCTCATAGCAACTAAATGCTAAGTGTGGATTCTTTTTTGGAACTATTACAATTCCAAGATCAAAATTTCCCTGAAATTGGGAATTAATGTCTAAACAGCAATCCAATGATAATACTGTTGCATTAAGTGCAACACTCCATGCAACATCAGTTCTCATATTGGGAAAATTCCTTGGATAATATGATCCAATAGTAGTTCCCATCTCACTAAAAAATGCTACTCTCATTTGCTGTATTTATCGTATGGTTTATATGTTAGTAGATTTTTCCAAACAATATATAATTCCTGAACCTCATGTTCACAACATGGACTTTCTTGTAAATCGTTTGTAATAACCTTTATGTCGTTTTCTATGCAATATTCCATTACATCGTTTAAATCGTACATTCTCAGTTTGAACAAATTGCTCAACTTTTGTTTAATCATTAGGTAGTGTTCCCTTCCTTATCAAGTTCTTTTTTAATTACTGCGCAATATTCATATAATTCTCTTTCTTCGCAAACCTTTAAAAGGTTCTCCATTGCCTCTTTCCAACCATCTTCTTTTATTTTTATAAATTCAGCAAACTCTTCTACTGAATAAAAGTAATTTACTGGAAATATTAATGTCTGATACTCAAGTGATGTCAATTCACATTCTCCTATACAATTTCGTCAACAACTCCCCATGCTAATGCTTCTTGTGGGGTCATATACCAATCTAACTTTTTAGCATTAACTTCTTTTAGTTTTGTTCTTGTTAGTTTGGTGTTCTGTATAATTATGTTTTCTAATAATTTTTGTAGTCTTTTTGTTTCTGCAACCCGTTCCTTCATATCTTCTAAAGTTCCTCCCATCCAACTACTAACCTGATGATATAGTGGAGTTGAATACTTATGTGCAAACCTTTTATGACCACATATTAACAACATAAATCCACAACTCATTGCAGCACCAGTTGCATATGTATATATCGGTGTTTTTGAATTCTCCATAACAGACAATAGCCCAAATATTTGATAAGCAGTTCCTCCATAAGAATCTATGTGTATCTTTATTGGCTTTGCAATGTATTCTAAATCATAAACATCATATAATTTTGATAGAAATTCATCACTTTCATTTATACTTATGATGTCTTCTGTAATTTTTTTAATGGAATCTTGATCAACCTGTTCATAAAAATATAAATTTCTTAATTTTGGCAATGGTAAATTTATCAGTTCAGACATTCTTTAAGTAGTTTTGGTGTTATTTCGTAGTTCTCAAATAGATGTGTTAGGCTCAATTGTAACTGTTCAAAATTATGTTGATTCCAGACATTATGATTATGTGTTCCGGCTATGTGTGATTGAAACATGATCATATCTCCATTGTGTATACTTATGTTTTCTTGTTGTATTCCATCATGCCCAAAGAATGTTTTACAATCCCAGTTCATTCCTCTGTTATGTTCGTAGTGAATTGCAGCATACTCAAATGTTCGCTCAATTAATCTTTTATTTTCTTCATTTATTAACCAACCGGGTGATCTCCAACCATCAGGATAATTATCAATTGTATTAAGCCATTCCCCTAACATACTATTTATGCTTGAAATTGAATCAAAGTTTGGTTCAAACATTTCGCATTCTCCATATTGTTTTGGATTATCACACATATGAAAATGACCATGTGCTGCCAGTTCAAGCCATTCAATACTATTTAACTCCCTTATCCATTCCCTATGTTCAGTAAGTGGGTATTCTTTATGATAATTGCTTGGTATAAAAAGTGTAAAACGACAACCAAACTGTTCATTTAATTGTCGCATCCAAACTTCTGTTTGCTCTCCAAGAATTCTATAACCTTTCTTTGGACAAACGTCATCAATTGCTATATTAAGTTTTAGATTCATCTGCTTTGTTTAACCTTTCATGGATACATTTATCACAAAAGTTCTTTTTAGGATTAGTAGATAGTTGAATCATTTCTCTTGAATGAGGGCAGTATTGTAACCATGTTGCTTCTTGAGCATCCTTAAAAATGTCACGGACTTTCTCTTTAAACATAGCAGTCCATTCTTCAAGATTTTGTTCTTTTTGATCTTTTAGCAATTCATTTAAACCTTTATTCATAATCTTCCATTGGATTATTTAATATTACTTCAAACTCTTCTAAAAATTGTTCTTTCTTCCATTGAAAAGTTATCCACTTTCCATTTCCAAAATCAACTGCGAACCTTTCATCATAAGGTAAAAAAGCAGTTATAACACCACTATCACCTTCTTTAATGTAAGGCTCAGTTGTTAAGTTTAATCTAATATCTTTCTTTGCTGTTGCGATTCCGTGGTTCATTTATTTTGCCATGCTTTTAATGTATGTTCAAATGGATTACCTTCTATCTCAGAAACTAACCTTAACATCTCTTGTGCAACTAACTCTATCTCATCTTGAGCATGTTCAGAATTTCTAAGTTGTTGAAAATTAGCAAAACTTCTCATATTAAACATCACATCACACTGAATTTGACTGTTATATGTTTTAAAATACCTTGCTGATTCTTTTGCTCTTTTTCTTCCAAGAATAGGGGTTAGATCAGCAAGACATTGATGATATAAATCATTTCCCTTTTTTGTATATTCTTCCAATGTATCTATCCAATAGGATGTTGGAAATTCAACTGGAACTTCCCCAAATGTAAATAATGGTAAACCTTGATATGATCTTTCTATCCCAATCCAATCTTCTGGTAAGTAATATTCATCTTCTTTCAACTCTTTATACCTTGCTGATTCAGCATTAATACTTGAAATTCTATGCTTCAATAGATGAATATGACTGGCAATGTCTGATTTCACTAAAAAGTGAACTATTCCCTTTTCAAATGGAGTTTCATGTCCGGCTGACCACAACTGATTTATCAATGCTGGAATTCTTTCTCTCTTTTCATCTGGTAAATCTCTGGATGTTGAGGTCCAAGCCGATAAAGCAATAATTTCGTCACTTCCATAATGACCTAATAATTCTACTGTATTCTTACTCATACTTACCAGAAAATTGTTATTTTATGTCCTGTATTACTAAGAGCATCAGTATCACCTCCATATGAAATACCTAAACCGTTTTGTTCAAAGTAGGCAAGGGTTGCAGGTTTAAATGGTAGTGATGCTTCAAAATCACAATAACCTTTGCCAATTGATGCTTCCTTTCTACAACATTCTTCCATATACTCTATGGTAAATGTATTATACAAACTATCGTCGTTTGCTGTTTTTACTAAATTGGTAAATTCATCAAATAGGTTTTCGTATTTCACTCCTACCATACCAACTGCCTTTTCAGGATCATATTTGTAATCTTTAATGTTTGGTTCTTTGTATTTCATATTTATTCGCTTGAATGGTTAACTTTTATTTCTTCAAATCCTTCATTGAACCTTTGATTCAATTCGTTTTTGACTTTAATTCTTAATTTGTTGTGATCTCTTATCTGTAAGGCTCTTCGGCCTACTTCCTCTAACCCAAGTTCAGTTTCTTTACCTTTTCGAATATCACTCTCAAGACTCCAAATATCTCCATTGTGTTGAAATAACTGTTTAAATGCTTCAACAATTACTTTCTGATCATAATTTGTACAATAGTCTTGATAAGCATATTGTTCATCTGTAGTATTTACACCACCTCTAATTTGTTTTAAATATGCAATAGTCCATCGGTCTATTACATCACCAATACTTAATTTCAATATTCATTCTCCAAATTTTTACTTGGGCATATACATTCATAATGTCCCTTTGTTATATACTTATATTGTCTACATGGACATAGTTTATTTTGAATATTCTCATTTTTTTGATATTCTTTATTTGTTTGTTTATAAACCTCTATAATCCACAAACCTAACATAAACAATACCGTTAATATGATTATAACCTTTTTAAACTTTATCATTATAAGGCTTTTATTTGATTCATTACTTCTTGCAACTTTACAGATTCCTTTTGAAGTCTCAAGGTTCCAAGGTTATATTTACTTGAATCTTCCAATATCTTCCACCATTTTCCTTTCCGGTCATCACAGAATCCATTTGGATTATTCTCATTCAAGATATAGTTCCGTTTGTTTGGATGTCTTCTGTTGTGGACTCTAAGTATATTGTTAAAGTTGTACTGAACGAATTCATTGCCCATAATTATCTTTGCCATCTGTAAAAAAGATTCGTCTTCTCCACAGTGGATTAATGATCTTGGAATGTTAACACCAGAGCGTATTAATTCACTGGAAATGATGAGACATGAACCATCTGCTTTTGGTTCTCTCATTTCAAGTATATCAACCTTTTCAAGGGAAATGTTGTTTATTTCATTCATCCTTTCAATTGTCATGTAAGCCTTTTCACTGGCTTCATTGTTCAATATCCAGTTATCATTATCTTGGTATTGGACCTTTCTATACATTGGGTGTGTTACTGCTTCCCATGTACTATCCCAGTTCTTCCTGCCTGCGAAACTTGCTACAAACTTTGGGGTATCTTCGGATACCATTTGATGTAGTGACTCTATTAAGGTTAAGGTTTGTTTAGGCCATAAACTATCAGTTTCTCCCCAACAAACATAATCAACCCTATCACACCATTGATCACAAAGTTCCCGGCGATATGCTGCAATATTATAAAAAGGTTCAATTACTTTTGAATCTAGTGATAATCCAGCACCAGCATCTTCTATAGGATAAAAGTACTTTAAATATTCTAATTTAATTAATTGAATTTTCCTTGATTTATCATAATTTTTCTTCCATTTAAGGTTGAACCTTTCTGCTAATTTATCAAGGTTAATCTTTTCTAAATGTTCTTGAAAATTCAAGCAGAAGTGAAATGTCACATTCTCAGGATTTTCTACATCACCTAACATTTGAATACAGGATTCTACATACTCTCCTAACATCTCAAGTTCATAAAATTGAACTAAGGCTCCTATTACATATTTATTTTTTAATTTCATATAGTATTTGTTAATTCGAATAGATTAAAATTATTAGAGGAAAAAGTCAAGTTTTGTGGATAGTACCTAAAAATATAAGCGGCTCCATTATTAAATGAATTTTCTTTTGGAAATTCAACTCCAAGTTTAAGTATAACTCCTATTTCATTGAATAATATAATGCCTGTAAAATAATCTACTGTTGAGTCAGTTACATTTGTGGTATCATTTTCAATAAAATCTATCTTTACGTCCTCAAAATATTCATTCTCTAAAGGAGTATCTATATTTAAGTGGACAAACTCTTCAATAAATTCTTTAATTTCAGTTAATGGTACATTATAATCTAATTGAAAAGTTAATTTACCTAACTTAAACTTTTTATTAGTTACATCTACTGCACATAGTTTTCCTGTAAGTGGTAATTTACTAATTCCTATTGACTTTACTATTTTGGTATTTGAGGTATCCATGTTTTATTCTCCGTTTGGATATATTACTGAAAAGGTTTTAAAATGCTGATGTCTTGGTGGAACATCACCAATAAATAAATGCTTTAATATTCTGTTGAAGGTATTCCGTTCGCCTTCCCGGTTTGTATCTGTAAAGACTAATAAGAGATCAAGGTCAAACAAGTCTCTATTTTCGTAGAAACCTATTCGACCATTGCTCTCATTTCCTATTGGACCATCAATCAAAATCATCTGATACTTGCCTTTTAAAGGCACTACGTTGGCTTCTAAGACACTTTTATCATACCACTTGTCTATCATAGGTGCATGGATGTAGGTTGTCTTATACTTGCCTACAAATCGCTCATCATGCTCAATGGAGTACATGGTATAATCTTTACTTAATACCTCTGTTCCCCAACCAGAACCTAACTCTAAAATGGTTGAACCAGACTTTAAGTTATTTTTGATGAAGGCATAAACATCTGGGTTTATATGCCATCCACCTAATTTTGGTTTTGTCATTGGTCTAACCTTTTTATCTTTACAACAACTCATATTTCTTTACATCCTGAATATGCCACATAATCATAAAGATTTGGCGCATAATGAGAAAGACCTTCAGAAACTCCATAATCTTGAATCTTACCACTATTTACACCTTCTGATTTCCAAGTCCAATAACCATTTTCATCTCGAACAGGAAGACTAATTACTTTGCTTTTAAAGCAAAGACCACTATAAAATTCATAGTGAATATCACCTATTTTAATATTTTCAACAATGATATTACCTTTTGTATGGGTCATTTACAGATTATTTAAAAGGTTCTCAATTTCATTGATTTTCTTTTGCGCCTTAATTTCTGGACTTTCTAATTTCAATAATTCTGCTTCGACTTTCTCTAAAATTTCTCTATTTTTGCGAAGATTTAATACTAACATTCGAGTCTTTATATCTTCTATCCATTCGTTAAGAGTGTAAAGTGTATTAACTCCTATTTTAAACTCACTACTACTGTTTAGAATAACTGCTGCTTTTAGGTGAAAACTATTCTTCATCAATAAATCAGATAAAAGTTGAACAAGTACATCAACATCTGTTATTGATGCCAAGTTAATACTATCATTTCGAGTGATAGGGTATGTTAAATTAGTAACATAACTTGGTTTTGTTGCTCTTGCTATTTCTTCTTTCTTTTGTTCTACAATTTGTAGAAATTTTTCAATTTTTGCTTGATCTGCCATGATTTTACTTTATTATTGTTGTTTTAAGATTTTCTTTTACAAAGAAATAAGTGCGAATTTCTGTATCATCAGTTATTTTGATGTGTTTACCATCTGTTGTCTTTACTGATAATTCAAATGTTTTAAATGTTAACCCTCTGTTCATAACATTATACTCAGTGTATCCATTATTATGATCAGGGCTTTTTAACTTTTCTAATGAAGTTCCATAATATCTATTGTAGGAATAGGTTTTTTCATCAGGTAGTATATCAAAATACAAATATTGACCACTACTATAAACTAAACTGTTTAAATTTTTATGGTATTGTACTGATCTTGCATAACCCCCACTATAATAATGACCTCTATTGTCTGTAAATAATATTGAAATATATCCACCATTTTCTGCTAATTTAAAAGGGGTGTGGCATTTTTCTGCACAGAAATATTCTGTAATATCTTTTCCTACTGTTGTATCTACTATAACCTCTTCAACAAGTATAAAATGTTTTGATTGGAAATAACTTTCCAATAACTCCTCATAATTGTGAACCTTGTTATTATCAACACAGTATGCTAATCTTGCAGGACCAGCCTCGAATTCAAACTTTTCAGTTTTTAAGTTGTAGAACACATGTTTCTTTTCTCTTTTATGTTCATATTCATGGTTTAGGTAATTGTATTTTTGATAATTTTGATCTAATTTACCAATATACACCCAATCTTCTAAACTCTTTGTCTTAAATAAACATCCTACATTAGCCTGTAATTCCTTCATTGGTACTTTATTAGTTTTCAATGAAGTGAATGTAGTTGATACTTTATACTCTTCTGTATTTGTTGGAAGTAATACAAGTTCTGTGCCATCCCAAGCATAAACAAAATCCCCTGATAAAACTCTCTTATTACAATCATTCCCCATGAGTATATACATTAGATTGCTGATTGTAATTTCGAATTCAATTCCCCTGTCATCATAAATTCGAACCATGTTATGGCCACCACCCCAATATCCATCTCTCAAAATACCTTTATTCAAAGTAAAACCGGAATAAGGTTTATTTTCAAATTCTTCTGGCTCAATTGTTTTATCTCTCCAACCCTCCCAAGACTTCTCCTTTCTCAATACACCTTTTTCATCAAAATAGATTACATAAGCGAGTTTTTTTGTAAAAGTGTCTGATCTTTTTGTATAGCCAGCCTTTATTTTTTCTGGTATGAATAGTTTATTGTTCATTAAATTGTTGTTTAGTATGGAAATTTATAATCTGGTGGAAATTGTAATACATGGTAAAATGGAGAATTTGCTATGATACCAACTTCATTATTACATCTTAAACACTTAAATACTTCATAATGTTCAGGATAAGTCTCCATATTTACGCTACCATAATAATGTTTACACCCACATTGTGGACAGAATGAAAATGGAGTTATCCTTGGTCTTTCATACATAGTTTTAACACCAACTGTTGTAACAACCTTTAGTAATCTTGATATTTTAGATTTAGTTAACTTATTTCCAAGTAATCGTTTCTTGTCTTTTCTTGGAATTTTACCTTCTAAGTAAAGGGTAAATGCTTTATAAATGTTCATCTTTCAAAGGTCTGATCTACCCAATTTAAAAATTCAAACTTTAATGACTCAAACTCTTCTTTAGTAGAAGAATATTCAGGTTTATGCATCCATGAAGTTTCCCAAAATTCTGATAAAGAAAGATTTTTATTTCTTTGATTTGAAATCCTATAAACTACATAGTGTTTGTCTTTTTTTGATGTGGTTTTGTGTATTTCAAGATACCCATCCTCAGTAACTTCCATAACATTTAGATTTGGATAATCTCCACCATTTGATTGTTTGGTGTAAAATGGTAATTCCTTGGTCATATAGTCCAGTTTTTATTGGTGACAATTCTATGTATTTGAGGCTGTTTTAGTCCAAATAATTCTCCTAATTCACTTTGAGTATATTTAGAAGTTTTGTACAATTCTTTTATTTTTAATGAATCTTCTTTAGTTATCTTTTTACTTGGATTGTATATTCTTCCTGTACTAATAGCATGAATAGTGTTTTCACTATGAGTAACCCATTCTAAATTATCAACCATATTATTAGTTCTGTTAGAATCTTTATGATTAACACAAGGTTTATTTTCAGTGTTCTCCAAAAATTCAATAGCAACTACTCTATGAACTCTTAGTTGTTCTTTAGTATCATCTTTATGTAATGTTACAAAACAATAACCTTTTCCATCTAATCTGGGCTTTAGTATTTTCTCTGGGTAAAATCTCACCCTACCATCAATATAATTTATATGTTTTGGTAGTGCTTTTATATTTCCAAAATCACTAACTTGGTAAATACCATAATACCCAGTTATATCTTTCCATATTTCAATCATTGTAAATCTTTTAAACTTTTAAGGCGCTTATATCCAACGTCATAACGCTGATTGTGTGGAGCATCGAATAGATAACAGCAAATTCCTGCTTGATTTAATTGCACAAAGTTATCAAATCGGTCATCAACAAATATGTCCAAACCTAAATTCTTTATGGTTTCAACCTTGCTTTCTCCTAATCCTACAGTATGAACTGGTCGATGAGGAAATCCATTAATATCAAGCCATTGTTCAGTTATTTGACCCGATACAGGGCGACTTGTAACATAACAATAAGGTTCAAATGGAATATCATTTGGTTTGGTTAATACATCTAATGATAGATAAAATGGATCAAGTGTTCCTGCCTCTCTCATACTGTCAAACCTTTTAATTATTTCCCTATCAAAGAACCATGAAGATGGTTCCACCATTCCCCACTGTTTACACCATGCTGGTGTCCATTGTGCAAGAACCTCATCAACATCCAAACCAATTTTCTTCGGGTTTAGATACGAATGTGGCCTATCATCTCCTTCTGGGTAAATTTTATAGTACTCTGTTATAAACGCTGCATTACACATTACATGCGCTGAGTGAAGTAACCCTGTTTCTGGATCATAATCTTCACCCCTTTTAATTGCCTGTAAATGTCTTTCTAATGATGCAAGAACCTTTGACCATGCCATTCCTCTTTCCCAATTTCTTTCTGCATATTTGGTTGCCCCATAAGTCATAACTTTCGCGTACTGTTCTTGTGCATATGCTGGTATTAAATCATGTCTTGATTTACCTGAATTAAAGCGAAGTCCCTCTTCCTTTTTCATTTACTAATTTTTGGATTATCATTTTTTGATGGTTCCTTCCTACTAACAGAAAGTACAAAGTCTGAGTCATTTACCATTTTCATTGCCCAATTAATATCTGACTGAGTTATTGGTGCTGATTTAAGTAGTTCATCCCAGAATTCTGCTGGAAGATGAATGTTTTTAATGTGTAAGGCTCTTCTAAACAATGGTGCTATTTCCTGAACAGTATAGCCTGCAAGAGAACAACCAAGTTTTGTAACTTTAAAAATTAACTCTGGGTGATTGTAAGCAAATTCTATGAAGGTGTTAACTTCTCCTTGAATTTCTTCGAGTGTAGATGACTTCTCTACCCTCCAATTCTTTTTAGTTACAATTCCATACGTTTGTCCCATTAAACCTCTGGCTTGACCTTGTATGGCTCCTGCATAAAGTTTTGCGAATAATGCTGCACCTTTACCATGTCTGCCTTCTTCGTTGGTTCCAACAACTACAACTTCTCCTTCTTTTAAGGATGTTATATTGTCAGGTGTTTGTCTGTTAATCATGTTTAATGAATTGTAGTATTGTTCTTGATAATGCAATCCTGCATCTATTTTATCTGATATTAAATTTTCGTAATAAGACATATTTTTATCTTACCAATTTACAAATGTAACCTTCATTATCTTGAAGTATTCTAACTGGTGTACCGCCAAATGAATATCCTTTTTCATGTCCAATCATAGCAACTATTTCAAGTTTTTTAATTTTAATTAATTGCAATACTGCAAATCGGACATCTGGTATCAAACCTATATCATCAAATACAAAGTAAACATCACCATCAGCCAATTTAAAATTTAAGGCTCTCATTACATCTGACATCACTGCATCAAATGTGTGTACTGCATCAATGAAAAATACTGATACAGGTTTATGTTTACAAGTTGTTTCTATTGGACTTTGATATAAGTCAAGACCAATATACTGAATATTGTCAAGGTCAGCATTTAACCTTTTTGCTTCATCAAAGTGGTTGGGTAGATTAAATGTATAAACCTCATTGAATAAATGGGCTAAAATTCTCGTTGTTTGCCCTTTATGTGTCCCAAACTCGACACAATTCTTTTTTTCAAACCCTTGAAAGAAGTCCCAAAGGTTTCTTTTGAAGAGGAAGGAAGTAGTTGACATATTAACTGTCTTATCTTCCTTAACCTCTTTAAGTAGTTGGTCAATAGTTTTATCTAATTTCACAGACCTAATTTTGTTTTTACAATGTTATAGTTGAATGCAAAGTTCTTTTTTTCATCTACTGGTAAACCTAATGCTTGTCCAAGTCGAACAATAGTTGGTTTCTTCACTGCATATAATTCTTTAGCAGTTTTGAATAGGATGTTTGATACTGCAACCCAATCTATTTCAGATGGTTTTGGTGGTGTTGGTACATCTCCATTATCAACCTTAACTTCTTGTATGCACCAAAAATCATCACATTCAGTTGCATTTAATAGGAATGAATAAGGGAACCAGAACTTTCCATTAATGCCCCAATCAGTTCCCCATGAATTTTGTATCAAGAAACACTTCTTACTGTCATCATATCCTACAATTGTTACAGCATGTCCACCTTGAAGACTTTCTGTCTTTTTTGGTATTGGCATGATTCCAGTTGTTTTATCCCATGATCCAAAAAATGAATCATATACATTGAACCCGAAACTAACTGCTGCTCCTGATACTAAGGTTTGCTTGATCTCAGTTTCATTCTGATTTACGGCTGCATACTTTACTGCAACATTCTTTAATCCTTCATTGTAGGCAATCGTAGAAGGTTTTACAGCATACTGAGAAGGATTATATGGCCAAGTTTTATCAAGGGCTAATCCATATTTGTTCATTGCCTTGAACGCATCCCGAATATATGCACCACTATCTTCATTTTCCCAACCTTCTAATAACCTTGAGTTGTAGTACTGGAATAGTCTACTAGGGTCAAAGTCAAAATTTCCTTGTATTTGTGCTGCCTCAAATCGGAAACAAGCACATGCACTATTTGCAGTACATGATCCAATATTAAGTTGATCGTATACTGGTATCTGTTTATCTAATTCAAATTTTACTGGGAGATTTGCTGGTGCTGCTAAATGTCGAACACTCTTTAAATCCCTTTCGTCTTTAGGCTGACGTTGCCAGTTTAATACTCTTGTTGTCAATTTTCATTTCCTCTTATTTTAAAGGTTCAAATACGTTTTTATTTGGTTATTAATTACTTCCATACTATGAAGTACAAATTTCAACTCTTCTTCTCTTACCAATCTCATTGCTTTAACTAACTCATTTCTATGTGCTATTAATCGCAAAAGAACTTGTAATTGGTCCAACCCTATTTCTGTTGTTTGTGTGTTCTTTAAGAAGTCTTCTCTAATCATACCAAATGTAATTTTTCTTTCTCTACTTCTAATTGATTGTATAAATATCCCCAACCCTCCCTTTTTACTATGTCTGCTATCAGTTCCATACAATCATCTTTCCTTAAATTTGAGTAACGATTTCCAACACAATCTAAGTCAGTCTCAAGATAACCACCATCTGTTAATATCTCTACTGCCTCATCTTCATCATCTGCAATGAAATAATCATCTTTTAGGTAATCTACCATTGTAGACTTACCAATTTCTTTCATAATATCATCTTTATCAAATTGATTTAATATTTCTGATTCAGAATAAACTTCAATTACATAATTGACTAAATCCTTGATACTATATTCGTTTAATATTGTGTCTATGTTTATATCATCAATTCCTTCTTTTTCTTTGTAGGCACTTATAATTTTTTCTAATTCTGCTATTTTTATTATAATAGAAGATTTATTTAAGTTTGCTACTTGAATTAAGTAGTCATTAAATTGATCTATTTCCATAACCAGTTATATGTTTTGTTTAACCATTGATTTACAACATCAGGACCACCTTCTACTGCATTGAAATGATATACTCCGGGTATTTGTGTGAATAACATCCTGTCATCTAATACATTCTTTCGAGCAAGGTCTTGCATGTTAAACTTGTATGGCAGTATCTTTCTATCAACGTCATCAGAATTATTTATAATCATATTGATGAGAGGTTGATCAGTTCCAACTCCGTAGTCTTTCTGTAGCCTTTGTATGGTCTCTCTGTTCTCCCAGTAGAACTCAATAACCCGCTCATGCAGGAACTTATAGTTCTTATTTGTCACCATGAACCCAGTATTGAAGTATGACCAAACCATTTCTGGTGTAATCTTCCTATTCTTAAACTCGTGTTGATAGTTCTCAAGGGAGCGTATCACCCAGTCATAATCACCATCATTGTGTACTGCACAGAATTTTCTGTCTGTTAATTCGAAAAAGTTTGGACAATCTGGATGTACAATTGTGTCAGCATCCACCATGCAAATTTGGTCATAATCAATTTGAGATTCATCAAGTAGTTCAAAAATGTAATGTCTCATTATAATAGGAGACATCTCACTTAAATCAACTACAGGCTCTGTTAAAGTGAATACTTCACATCTGTTTTTATCTGCCCAATTTTTCCAAGACTTAATGCTCAAGTCATAACCACTTGTCCGGTTTGGTTTAAGTGGGTTATGGATGTTTATTAAGAATATTATGTTTTTCATAGTTTATTTTTCAAATCAAAATTATCCCAAACTTCATATAAGTCCGATAATGAATATTCTACCCAAGGTTTAGGATAGTAATCATTTAATAGTGTTTCTATGTTGTTGTCTAAACAATAGTTTACTGCCTCTTCAACACTATTAAAATCTTTAAATTTTATTTCACTCATTTTTATTGTCATGTAAATAATGGCTCTCCATCCATTGCAGGGTTTTCAAAAGATAATATCCCACCTTCTATCTTTTCTGCAAAATCGGGTACTTGGTGGTATTCTCCATCTTCAATTAACTCCAACCATTCATTCCAATCTTCCTCTTTATCTAATGGTACAATATAATATCTGCAATCACCATCTGAGGTTAAGAAATATCTAATTGGTTTATATGATTGATCTGGTTCCATCCAATATACTACATCATGCCTTTTCATTATTTTATCCAACAGTTCTGTCATTTGGGTTTGTGCATCTTCTACTGTATTCCCAGTATAAGTATAATCATAACCCCTTACAGTACCAAAACAAACCCACTTATTATTTTTTAATTCAGTATTTATATGTATTTTCATTTTATATTTGTTTTATGAGATTTTTTGCTATATCTACACAAGTTCCTATTTTACCACTAAATATTGAGTAAAGGTTATCACTGTGTTTTATTATATTACTTGGGCGGGCATCATCGAATTCATGTTGAGGGAGAACTGTTCTAACTGTAAACATTGAACCTTTGTATACTATCTCATCAGCATTAAAGTATTCCTGAAATCCTGTTTTTATATTTTCAAATTTATTGAGAGATGTGAAAACTCTACCCTTGTTTAGTATTGACAGATGTTCATTTGGAGCATTATAGAATTTCCCAACATGTCTTTCATGTATTGCATGTTTAACATGTCCAAGTACCTGATAATCTACATTAAACCCAATTGGGTCTACACAACAAAACTCCCCGTCTAATATTACTACACTTTTATTTTTAAAAGGCTCCGGTAATTGTACAATAGGTTTTTCGCATAATTCAAATTGATAATCAACCTGTTGGTCTTCACTCAATAAACTATTTATATTTGCATAAGTAGCATTAATTACAATGTCAAATTTTTTACTATCGTACTGAGTAAATATTGTATTTGTTCTAAGCCTAACCTTTGATCTTGATAATTTACTAATTATAGAAAGATATAATTCACTTAAATCAAAGCCATTTTCTACTACCCTAACTAATAATTGAACCTTATCCATTTTAAGGATAGATAAATCTTCTATTATTTCATATTCAAGTTCATTGTCTTCTAAAAAGGTTATATATTGACTTGAATTAATTAGTGATTTTTCACTTGATATTCCATAATACCGATCAAAACCCTTTGCACAAATTGCTGAGGGAAACTCTTCTTCAAATAGTATTGAACTTTCTTTAACATATTGAACTGTTTCTTTTGATCTTGGGTAATGATAACCTCTGTGAAGTCGGTATTGATTTATTCCAGAGGCGCAACTAAGTAGTGACTTTTCCCTTTCGAATAAAGTTACTTTATGACCTGCTTCTAATAACTTCAATGCCGAAACACATCCAAAAACTCCTCCACCAACAACTGCTATTTTCAAATCACATTTCCCTGTTTTTAAACTAATTCATATTTGTATTTAACTACTTTTTTACGCTTAACTTCCTGCCAAATCTCCTTACAATTATACTCATCTTGCAAATACCAACTACTTTGACATAAGTTTGCCATGTAGTATTTACCAGTACTGCACTCTTTTATAACATATTCAATTGATGTTGAGTTTTTTTCCCGGTCAAACGATTTAATTTTTTCTTTCACTCCTTCAAAAAGGAGGTTATCTTCACCATCTCTAACTTCTCCATTATACATTATATCGTTAATTTCTTCTTTTGTGAATACTCTATCTAATACCATTATTAGTTTGATTTAATATATTTGATGTTATTTTCATTAAATTGGTCCGATCTTCAATTGGGAAACCAGTGAAGTGGTATATATAGCCGTACTTTAAAAAATGTGGCCATGTGTTTTTGTCATTGGGGTCTATTCCTTGTACATTAGGATATAATTGCCAATTGTGTTTGAACATATTCTTTCTATGAATAGAAAGTAAGTTCCAACTTGGATCAAGTAATCGAACCTTTACACCATTTTCCTGAACAATAAAGTTTAGTAATGTTTGTTCCTTGCCGCCACCTTTAATAGAATCAATTTCAGACTGGTTATCTAAATACAACTTTAAAAGTTTCTCAAAAAGGTTTAAGTGTTTATTCCCAAAGAAAAGAATACCTGCATTAAAATATTGAAATATATCTAAACTTGTACTTGGAAAGAAATGTTGTCTATCGTTTATACTGGATAGTAACCAGTTTAAATCACATAAATCCCCAACACCACAAAACTCATCTTCTGTAAATAAATTAAAGATATTTGGAGCATCAGGATTTACAATTGTATCCAAGTCTACAATTCCTATTTTGTCATAACCTTTTCCAATTTCATAGATTAACTCTTTATTCCAAATGGGAAAAGTGAACCGGGTGTCATGTTCCCGGTTCACCATCAAAGTTATATTATGTTTATTGCAATAACGTTGCCAAGAATCAATGGAATATTTGCCATATTCTGAATGATTGAATTGACTCTTATCACTATCTACTGCAACTATATAGATTAAATTTTTACTCACCATTCCATTGTAATAGTTAGATAAACATTACTACCAGCCCTAACAACTGTTACAGATTTCCAACCTCCATGTAAGGCATAATATGTCTGAAAGTCAATAAAATTGTCTTTAGTATATTTTGAGAAATTCTCTAATGTTATTTTAATACCATTGTCAGTTCTCTCATATGCTTGAGATTCTATTTTATCGGCTACTTTTTTGAGTAGTTCTTCCCTGTATTGATCTGGTGCTGGTTTTGGGAAATCTTTTGGGCTGTAAATTTTTGTAGGCATTTATGTTTCTCCTTAGTTTCTTTTGCCGAATCCTTTCGACTGTGTTTGTTTAACAGGTGTTGGTTGTTTTGGTTGTGAACTACCAAATCCCTTTGACTGGGTTGTAGTAACTTTAGTGGGAGTTTGTACTGTTCCAAAACCTTGTGACTTTTGTGTAGTTACTTGAGTAGGTTGAGATTGTACTGTCCCAAAACCTTTTGATTGGCTTGTAGTAACTTCCTGCGGTTTAGATTCAACCTTTGGTGTTGTAACAGTTCCAAAACCCCTTGACTGTGTAGTTTCAATCTGTTTTGGTTGAACTTGTTGTTGTTCTGGCTGTTTTACAGTTCCAAACCCTTTTGACTTTTGAGTTTCCACTTCATAAGTTTGCTTAAAGGTTTGCTGTTCCTGTTGAAAGTTAGGTTCATTCTTATGATTGTAATAATAATTATTTACTGCCCCTTGACCACCACTATTCATAAGAGATTGATACAACAAATAATTCATCATAAAAGATGATCCATCCGGCTGTTGAACATACATAACAGTTGGTTGCTGATATGGCTGTTGATATTGTTGTGGTTGCTGGTAATAACCTTGATTTTGGTTCTGATTTCTACAACCACTTAAACAAGCGTTGCATGTCATAACTGCAATAATGGAAAAAACTAATAGTAATGCAATTATAAGTACTTTTGAAAAATTCGTTAGATTTGTCATTTATTTTTCCTTTCAATTTGTTAGAGAATTGGTTGCATGTCTTCTGGTACTATGCCAACAAAATTCAAGGCTATAGTAGGAAGAGAGTATTCACTATACTCTGCATTCTCTCCAACTGTCTTTGGTTGATAAACTCGAATATTGATGGCTGCTGAATTGGTACTGTCAATTACATATCCAAGACATCCTACAATTTCTGTAGGATTGTTAGGGTCTGCATTAATTTGTACTACATCCCCAAATTGTAGAATTCGAGGTGCTTTTGATTGTTCTGTTACTGGTGTTGAATCTGTCATTTTTTAATGTTTAATTATTTAATAAAATTTGGACCGGAACTTTACTTAATAAAGTTCTCATGTGATTTTATTGATTCTGGGTGTTCAATGTCAATGAATTGCGCCCATCTTGCTTCATCAGAACGTGTTGGTCTAATAACAATTAAAGGAGGCATTTCTACTGACATTGTCGAACTATTGTGTGATTCTTTAAAATTCAGATAGTGCAAAGACCATCTTTTAATTTCTTGTAACCCAATTTCAAAATCTTTCCAATACTGTGGATCTTTCCTCCATATCAACTCATATCTAAGTTCTTTCCATTTACCATAAACGAACCAAGGATAGTGGTATGTTATAAAATCATTACATCGGTTTAACCTTGAGTAGTTTTGACTCATAAACCCATCCATTGCTGATTTATAGTTTTCCATGTTGTCAAAACAGTAGCAGAATCGCCTATACTTGGGCTGTAAGACATTAATAGCCTCCGTGTAGTACTGAGTGCCTAAGAAGTCTACCCATTTCGTCTGGATGCCTTCTCCGGGCTTTAACTGGCTAACAGCATTTGTTATCTTTTCTGCATCAGACTCCAAATGAAAGGCATCAGGTTCAAGTGGAAAAATCAAATCTCCTACTTCTGGTTTATACTTGTGAAAGATTGAAATAGCAGTTAAAAAACATTTGTTCGCATCCCAATCAGGTTTATAATTCAAGTCAACTAAATGCCCTGTACAATCGTTTGTAACACATTGGTCCATAAAGAACGCAATAGTATTTACCCAATCAAATCCAACTATACCACTTGTATCTGGTCCTGAATAACACCACTTATCTCTAAAGGCTTTATCAATGTGACCTTTGTTTTCTGGCCCTTGTGGGAAAATACCTTCATGGATGATGATTACATCAGGCTTAATTGATTGAATCACATTTGGTATCCAACACTGTAGCAAGTGGCTTGATGCAAATGTTGGTGCAATAACTATTCTTCTCATTTATTTTGAAGTAAATTCGTATCTATCGTAGCCACTTTCATAAGCATTACTTTCCTTAATCCACTTACAAGACCACCCTGCTTTAATATAGTGTGGTTCAAAATTTAGATAATTATTTAAAAGTTCTGGTGGGTTTTCCAATTTGTTCCAACCCACTTTAATATCTTCTACAGTTATATCTACTGATTTTCCTGTTGTGTATTTCTCTTTTAAGATTTCATTCACAACAAATATCATTTCCTTTGGTATGTTGCTATTTTCTGGAAGTGATGTCGCAGCATCTTGTGGTGTTATTGGTTTTATATTATTATCCATATGCATAAAATGTTTTACTTTGCGTTTTACGAAATATTAAAAATCTTGGTCCTTCATCTGTTTCAAATTCCCACAATCCATCTTTAAACCCTTTGTATTTTCCGATCAAGAATTCTTCATCCATAATATCTTCATACCAAATATTATGGTTTATATACTTGGTAGGACTTGCCATAACATTCTTTCCATATGGAATTCTAATGTTTACGGCATATTCGGTTTTTCCATCCATTTCAAATATATCAAAATGTGGATTTTTAAAGTCTACATTAAATATAGGAGCAAATTCAGATGCTGGCTCTTTATGGATGTTTATTTCTTTGATAATTGATATGACCAAATCAATAGTTATATGAGTCATATCTTTCAATATCATTATCAAGTCATCTTCAAATTCTGGATATATTAAAATATCATCTATAATCTCTCTTACAATTGATATATCCAAATTCCCATAATTTTTAATATATCTCAACCGACTTGGCCGGTTCAACATATTGTTGTTGATATATGACTCATTTGTAGTCAATATGAAAGTTCTCCTATATCGTGAGGCATCAATGCCATCCATTACTCCAAGTAACTTACCAGAATCTCCAAATATTTTCTCATACTCATCCAACATAACAACAACATCTTGTGGAATTGCTGTTAAAAATGAAACTAAGTTATCATAATCAGCATCAACCATAATTACAGGCATCTGTAGTTGATTACAGAGTAGTTTTGCAGATACTGATTTTCCAGTACCTTTAATTCCATTAAGTAATACCCCAAGGTTGCTTGTTGTATTATGGTATGTTTTTAACACTCTATTTATAAAAACAGAATCTTTCCCATAAACTTTATGGGCAAATGTAAACTCATTTGATCGTAATTCTAAACTCAGATTACCAAAAGCATCTGAATTTATGGAATAAACCCCAATTGGTAATTGGGGAACTTGTGCCGTTATATCGGCAAGGAAAAAATAATTACCTGCTTGTTGCCAGTTTTTCATTAAGTTTATTTTACGAGCAGTACTCCTATTCCTGCCCAGTTTAAGTGGGAATTAAATTCTATTGCTTCAAATCTTGGATCATCTTTCAATTCGTACCAAAGTTTAGCAACATATACATTTCTGCTTCGATGTAGTTCTGTATCGTTTATATCATGGAAGGCTATCAACCCTCCTTTCTTTACTAAAGGAGAATACATTTGAAAATCTTGCTTTACACCTTCATAGGTGTGATCTCCATCAATGAAGAGAAAGTCTATCCAAGGATTTACTGTATAATGGTAATTGATTAAAGCAGGTTGACTATATTTAAAATCTACTAACTTACGATATGTCTCTCTATCGTGACTATTCCCTCTTATGAAATGACAATTACTGAACCTTTCTTTAAACCAAAGGTCTCGTTTGTCCATTTCTTCATCAGAAATTCCACCATGTATGCCACCATCTGACATATCAATTGAAATATTATTACCTTGAGTAGATTTAGAATTTACAGCATTTATACTGTTCCAAATGTAAAAGGTTCCACCAAACTTGGTGCCTACCTCAAGTACATTATAAGGTTCATGCAATGAAGTCTTATATTTACTTTGTACATATTTAGCCAATTCTGTTATCTCATACCGATCTTGAGGCATGTATAGTTCGTATGCTTCATCAATTACCTTTTCTAATACACTATAAGTCATTACTTTTTCCCGAACTTCTATTGGTGTTTCTGCTAATATTTGTCTTGCAGTTTCTGATCTCATAATTGTTTATTTACCTCTATTAACCAACTCGTTGCAAGTGGTTCTGGGTTATCTCCGAATAAATATTTGAATATCATTTCACGAGACTCTTCATAACCTCCAAGACTTCTCTTAGGTTGTTCTAAGCAATCACAGAAATGTTCTAATTCTGTCCAATCAATGCCTGACATTACTTTATTAATGTCCAATCCACATTCTCCTCGAACCTTGTTTAAAATAGTTTTTGGACTTCACCCATTATTCCAACATTGATCAGCAATGTGAAGTAAACTGACTTCTATGCCTCTGTTGTTAAATTCTTCAATAGTAAGAGAAAGTGGGAACCCGTCTTGATAAAAGAGGGTTGCTGCACCTCTAACAAGTACATATCGTTCTCCTATTTTAGCAATGACAAAATTCCCACTCATCCAACTTTAATTAAAATATGGTGCTGATAATTCCCATTTATATGTGTGGGAGTCTGTTTCTGTTACATTCGGAACTGCAAACAAATCTGCATTTTGGAATTCATCTGAGCCTATCATCCCCATTTGGATACCTTTGTATTTAAGGTTATTCCAAGGGAAGTTTGGAGTGTTTACTTCAAAGTAATCAGCAACAAATTCCTCATCACCAAGTGTGACAATATGGTTTCTGTTTACATTTCGTGCTGGATGTTCATTTCCGTGTACATCCATCAATGGAACATACAATTGGCCGGGCCGCAAGGTTTGCTCAAATTCAATCAAAAGAGGTTGACCATTAAGGTCTTTTCCTTCTGGAATGATAACGAACAACCAATTATAACCCACATAATTTTCAATCATTCTTGGCATCCATTTCTGGATAGGTTGTTCCAATTCTTGTAAAGTAGAAATAACTTTTGTTGGTTCTACCATTTTCATTTTGTAGACCCCAACTTGGGTAAAATCATCACCAGCACTCCTCATACCTTTTGTTTCATTGGAGAATACCATTGCTGAGATATTGTCCAAGAAATCTTTGTATGGAGTTGTATCATGGAACACTACTGGCTCTGTAGTTGGAATTGGAAGCATCATTACTGATCCACCCGGACCTGTAGTAACTCCATTCGAATACGCCAAAAGTTGGCGAGTTTCTGTCAACTTTGCTGACAGGATTTTTGTTGCTCTAACAATGGTATCGGCTGAAAAGACGCACATAGTTTTTACAATATTTTGGTGAGTGTTTTTAATATCGGCACAAAGGTAAAGGTATGTTTTGAGACTACCAAATATTTTTTACTTTTTTTTCCACATTTCGTATAAACCTTCCTCAACTTCGAACCTTTCAACAGACTTAACTTTTCTATCTGGTTGATTCTCAGCCCATTTCCACATTCTCCATAACCCATCTTGAAGTTTAGTTTTACATTCAAGACCTAAAATTTCCCTTGCCTTATCATGGTTTGAGTATGCATATCTTACTTCATGTATTCCCGGAAGGATTTCTAAATCAAGTACATTTGTACAAACCGTCTTACAAATATTTGCGGCTTCAAGTATTGTCATTTCTTCATCATTCCCTATGTTGAATGTTTCCCATAGTGTATCATCACTTGTTCCGCACAACCAAAGAGGCTCAAGAATATCATCTACATATGTAAAGGCTCTCTGTTGAAGTCCATCTCCGTATATTGACAAAGGTTCTCCATTGAGTGTTTTTCTCATCCAAATCCCAAGTACGTTTCGATATTGGTCCCAAATGTTTTGGTATTTTCCATAAACGGAATGTGGTCTTACTATTGTCCATCTTAAACCATGTGTTTCCCTTGCTGCTGCTAAGTCCATCTCTACAGCATACTTTCCTATTCCATATGGGTCAACTGGTGCTGGGGTTTGATGTTCCTCAAATGGAGGTTGGTTTCTTCCGTATACTGCCATTGAAGAGAAATATACTAATCGCTGAACCTTATATTTTATGCAAAGGTTCACTATATTAGCAGAATTTACAATATTGTTAGTGTAATAAAACATCCTTCTATAGGTTGCACATGCTTCTGCTGCAATCGCTGCTGCATGATAAACTATTTCTACATCATATTTCTCAAATAGATACTCAAGGTCTGTTCCACAATCCTGAAAATACATCTCTACACAATCGGGAACAAAATCATAATATCCACCGGATAAGTCATCTACACCAATTAAAACATATTCTGGGTGATTTTTACATATCCATTCTGCTAAGTTTGCACCCAAACACCCAGCAACTCCTGTTATCATTATTGCTTTTTTCTTCATTTTACTTTCGCTTTATTACCATTAATCCGGGTGAACTTTTTACATGTTCTACAATTTCAAAATCACCTTCTCTCAGTAACTCTAATATTGGAGGCATTAATTGTTTTCTGAATAAAGTCGTATCATGGAATATTATGTATTTAGATACTAAACTTTTATGTTTGTTTAATTGTAATTTTAAATGTCCCATTGTATGTTTGGAGTCAATAAATAGTAGGTCTGTTGGTTCAATATCTATTTTAGAATCATCACCTTCTATTGCTACAAAATCAATTCCCTCATTCATAGCCAATTTCAATGCCCAAAGCAACCATAAATTTTTCCTATTAAATTCTGGGATACTCTTACTTGCTCTCTTATGTAAATCAATGTCAATTGATACCAATTTCTTTGGTTTTGCTGCTAAAAATGCATATGTTGAATTTACTTGATTTATGCCAAACTCTGTAATGTGCTCACATTCCTCTGAATACTTTCTTAAAATCTCCATGTAAGGTGCAATCCACATTATTGAATCTCTACCTTTCTGATCTTCTGGATTTGATGCTATAAAACTATAATTTTCCTCTATAGTAGGAAATAATCCATATTTTTCTCTAAACCTTTCATTGTCTATCACTTAATTCCCTCCGTTCTTATTAACCTGTGAAATAACTCATCAATAGCATTTTTATTCCTTGCTCTTCCTTCGTTTGACTTTCTTGTAAGTTTTTCATTAACCAAGATAACATCAAAATTTGGGTTTTCACTTGTTATTTCTTTTAGACGTTTACGATCTCCTTCTCCTATTAGAATATTCGACTTTATCAATTCCTCTATGTTTTCTACAATAGCCTCTTCATCAAAGGTTCTCCTTTCACTGAGATAATCGTAATTGCCTTCTGAAACACATTCAAGTATTAATTCTGATAATCTACTCTTTATTTCTGTTATTATCTTAACTTGCTGTTGAGTTTCTTCTATCTTTCCATCTTTGTTGAAAAAGAAATGTTTTATGTTTTCAACAATTAACCTATCTATTAATGCTGATAAAGCATCTATATTTGTAAGTCTCAATATTCATTCTCCATAGTTTTAAGTTCTATATGTTTACTAAATAGTAATAACCACTCTGAACTGAAATTAGAATCATTATTAAACCTTTCATTAAATTCAATTTCTGTAAGTAGTCTGTATATTGGTCCACATTGACCTCTTGGGTCCATTTCTGTAAGTTCTTCAAACCAATTTAATTTATCTCTATTTTCAAACCTCCAAACACTATCGTCCATTAAGTTTTTATATAGATCATAAAATATATTAGTTTCAGTCTTTATTTTAAGTTTTTCATACATTTCTGGATTAACTACTATATTATTAGTTACTCCTTCATCTTTATCCAAATACTCATGTGCCAACTGATTAACTGCAATAAAGTCTGTATCAATGTCAGAATAATGTATGTGTTCAAATGCCTCCATTAACTCGTTTTTATCTTCTTCTGTTGGTACAATTATTACATACTTAGTAAAAGGTACTGTTTTCCAGTCTGTTATATTTTCTTCGTATTTTTTCATGTTGTAATGTATTTTGCTTCACTTAATCCCATTTCAGCCATTTGAAGTTGTTCTTTCAATATCTTTATTCGAGACTCAGTTCTTTTTATGTAATTAGTCATTGCCTCTTCTTTGGTTAAATAAGCGAATTTCTTCTTAGAGTCTTTTAGGACAAATTTGTATTTTTTTCCATATAGTCCTACCCAATAACCTTTTGGTGTCTCTTTTACAAGATCATACTCTTTTAATTTAAGTTTAATTGACGGAAATGCTGGTTTTACGTAATCTCCATCAAGGTCTTTTGCGTAAGCCACATTTTCGGCTTCATAACGATAAAATATCATCTGCTTAGTTTTGAAATTTTTAAATTGTAACAATCAACTGATACTTTCCAATTATTACTTGGATCAATATCTCCTTTTTTATATAAGGTTGCTATTTTAATGAAATCTTCTTTTTCTATTCCGCCTAAAAACTCCATAACCTTTTGCTTTGAGTTATAGGAATAAAACATGTACCAATCAGCATTGTATTCTATTTGTCGGGCTTCTACTGAAACATCATAATAATCTTCACAAAATACTGACCGCTCTTTGCATTTAACATCTACCCTCTTACCATTCATTATGAAATCAGCATTCCTGTCTGTATTTGATATTCTAATGGCATTTGGGTATGTTCTACTAAATACTATTTCAGCAAGATTTGATACTATCATTTTAGTATCATCATTTCTTATGCTGAATTTATTTCCTTTAAAGTCTGACCAATTTTTAGCCAATTCTAAAGTTTCATCATCAATAATTTCCCGGCTTGTCATTATAATCTTGATATTGTTTTATGTGTAAATCTAATTTCTGAACCATTTCTTTTAGGTGAAGTCCTATTAAATATGGGTCTCCATGCCTAATTACTGAAATGGTTAGTTTTGATCTTAATTTAAACCATTGTGGTGGATGTGATCTTTTTGGGTAATATCCATATTCTCTTGGAACTGCTGACTCATATGCATCAATAATACAATCAAAGTTAATTTCCATAACTGATTGGTTTGATCCAACCTCGAATTCTGGTACTTGTTCTATTAAATTTTCCATTGTTTATTCTGTTTCAAAACCTTCTAATTTAGTTAACCATTCATATGTGTGCATTACCAGTTTTTCTGGGTTATACAATCTACTATATGCTTCTTTCATATCTTCACCTTGCCAAGGTTTATATTTGCCCCAATTATCTAAAACATCTACTACTTTATCAACTAATGTTTTAAACTCCCAATCACATTTTAAATATGAACCTGTTCTACTTTTGTATGGATTTGGTGTGCTTTCAATGTGATACATACTTGGCTTAATCAATACTGCACCAAATTGTGCTGCTTCTATATCTCGTGGAGCCATTTCACCATAACCAAAGGGAGCAATGACAATTTTAGCCCTACTCATCAAATTATAGTAATATTCAATTGGAACCTTTTTTCCATCTTCCAATTTCGCTACTGTTATGTTTTTTGGGAGTTTATCTAATTCTTCGATACACTTCTTTCGATGAAGGTCATAATCAAGGTTTGTTAAACAACCAAATTCCCAGTTTACTTTAGCCGGATATGAAAACATTGCAAATACATCAATATCCTTATGTAATTTTGATGTATCATACCATACCGGATTAATAGTTGATAACCAATTACAACCAGATAATTGAACCTTTTTTAGTGTGTCTATTTCATCTTCTCTAATTGCATAGCCAAAACTCTCTGTATTTTTTTGATTTAGGTTTAATAGTGGTTCTCCAAGTCCCCAATAACTCCTTCCCATCTTCCAAGGCTTTAGGTAATCGTTCCTGTCAGCATATAAACTGTTCTTGAAAAGTAATTTTGCTTTACTATTCTTGAATACATCAAAACTTCCTATAAGACTTGCACTATCCTGTCCGTCAAATAACACATAATCACCTTCTATTTCAGTTTCTAAATAATGAAGACCTCTTGATATAACATTACCATATGTGTATGTTTCAAAGTTCTTTTTATCATTGAAACTTGCTTGGGCTACCCATGTTAAATCACACTTTCCCTCAGTTACAAATTGTACTCCAATATCTTCAAATAAATTCTTAGCCATTAAATATGGCCGAAATGTTGTTTCATTGCGATGTTTAAACAGTTCTGCTAACTTTACTTTTATCATGGTTTAATTTTATCGTACATCTCATTTTGTCTAACTTGTCGATCAATATTTTTAATGTGGAACAAAGCATATCCAAAGTGATCTACACCATCTTCATCTTTTGAAAATAGAGGTGCTATTATTGGAGACTTGTGTTCTTTTGTTAGAACCTCATGTACTTTATTTTTCCAATATATTTCGCCATTATTCTTAAATAATCTTACTTGATAATCTGGGTAATTAATAATCTCAAGATTTCTACTTTCAACCCCTGCTAATTCCAATACATTATTTGTAGATGAATCATTTTTATGAATTCTTTTCTTTTTTACATACCAACCCCATTTAGTTATCCACTCTTGAGTTAAACCTTTGACAATATTAACTCTAGGTATTGCCCATGCTTCTATATCTGGATTTAAGTATGAATCTGTTAAAACATTTAATGTATCAAATAAAAACTCCGAAACTAACTCATCAGCATCAATTTGAAATACCCAAGGATTTTTTGCATATTTCAACATATTATTTTTGAAACTTGCAAAGTCTCCATTTAATGGATATTCAATGTAAGTAAAATAGTCTCTCTTCATTAAAGGACTTATTACAGACACTACCTGTGTTGTAACATTGCCCTGATCTCCCTGAACTATAATTTCATCACCATCCTTCAAATACTTTGATATTTGTCCCAATAGTAATTTCAATTCAATATGCTCATTACAAACTGGTATGCAATAACTAATCATGTTGTTTGTTTTGGTTCTATGTAATAAAATAAATTATCTAACGCATTCCCGGTTTCACCATCAAATTCAAATTTCCCACACACTATAACTTTATATGGTTTGCCTGTATCAGGGTTGTATTTTGTTTTTATATCGGTTATTTTTATATCTGATAAAGTGCAAAATGATGAATCTCCATCATGGTAAACCATGTCCCCAATATTTAATTCATTTAAAGTTTTCATTACTCTTCATTTGATTGTGAAACTCTGCTGTAAAAATCTAATGTCGCGTCTTCGAATTGAAATTCACCATAAATGTTTGTTGTACTTTCATCCAGAACCTTGAATTGTTTTCCAATTTGAACAGAAACTACATGAGGTTCAGGTAATACGCCTTCCTCAAGTAACTTAAATGATGATACTTTCCAAATTAATTCTGGTCCATCTACTGTTGAAGTTATATCCGGGTTAAGAACTACATCAGGAGTCATCATTATTATTTTAACCCAAACATTCCCATTTTCATCTACAAATTTAGTCCTTTGAATTAGTTCAGGAGAAACAGATAAAAACTTTTCCACAATTTCTGATCCTTCTTTCCATGAATCGAAGGTTTGGTATCCAGACTCCATGCAAAGACGCATGTTCTGGTTTTTTGTACTATCCAATTCTACCATAACACACATATTGCCTGTTATTGGTGATATTTCATCATAATTTAGTCTCATTATTCTGCTTTCTTTAGTTGTGGTAATTTTAATACTCTTGGTGTTGTTGCTATTTCTTCAAAACAGCCATATCTATCCAAAATATCTTTTAGTTTTTCAGTCATTTTCTCAAAGGAAAAGTTATCTGATGTATATTTTGGATGTTTGCGGCTTCTAACTAAGAATTTTTCATAGTTCTCAAACATGTCATTCATAAGTTGAGCAGCATATGGGTAACTAACTTGGAACCATTCTGAATCCGTTATCCATTCATTTTGTGCCGAACGATCAATTTTAATCATTTTACCGGGAAGTAGTTCTGAAAAATCTGGGTTCAAGAAATCAACTGGTCCTGAGTAGTTTGGTGCTATTACAGGTTTTCCAGTAGAAGTGAATTCAAGTAGTGGCAATCCAAATCCTTCTCCGTGTGTAAAAGATACCATTGCTGAAATTTTTGGATGATTATACAATTCATTCATTTCTTGTTCAGTTAGGTCTCCATTCAAAACATAAACATTTGGGAATTTTCCATTAAACCCTTGCTCTCTAAACATGTCTTGAATCTGTCGAACCTTATCAATGATTTGATCTCGCTCAGTTATAGAAAATCCTGCACCAGAAGATTTTAGAACCAAGGCTGGACGGTTCTTTTTATTTTTAAATGTATTGAAGAATGTGTGAACCAACATACCAACGTCTTTCCTATCATGTCCAAGTTGAGCATTTATCCAGTGACCAACAAATAAGTAAGAAAAGGGTTCTTCAATCATCTTATTCAACTGATCTGTCAAGTCTGACTTTACAATAGTTTTTTTATTGTATATTGTTGTATCTAATCCTTCAAATAAAACTTCAATTGGTTTATTTACTTGTAATGTTCCATTCGCATTTTTAGTTACTTTATCAATACTCAAGTGTTGCGTTTGCATTGCAACCTGTTTAGTAAACTCACTTGGTACTATACACATATCAACTCTATTCATTCCTTCAACCATATTAACAGGTAAAAGACTTGCTTCTGATAATGCACTGATTCCAAATGACTTTTTTCCTATTCTTTGAAATTCTGGTGGTATTGTTATGTGAATACTCACATCAGGTTCACTATCAATCCTGTTATTAGGTAGCAATAAGTTCATCAATTCAACATCTTCTGGATTGCTGGGGCTTAATGCTGTTAATGGGGTTCCCCCCCACTTTATTGATATAAGTTTAATATCATACTTTTCAACCACTTCTGGTATTGCTAACAAAGACTTTATGATCAGTCTTGAGTGTTGGCCATAACCTGACCTCGATTGAAATGGGGAAATAACTACAAGGCTCTTTTTGCTCATTAAAATATATATTTTTTATTTATAAAATCTTCTGCTAAGATGTATTTTTTTGGTTGTTGCAAGTTATTAAGTGTTTTTAAAAAAGACATCAATTTTTCTTGATTTAGTTTAAATGATCTGGCATGATATTCACTCTCAAGAAACTCTAATGATATGATATTTACCCTTGCTGTTATTCCACCAATTTTATCCATAAATTTCTGTAATGATTCCTGTAAAAAATCTTTATAATCATCTCCAATATTAAAACTTGCCAAATGGGTACTACTTTCTCCACCTTCACCTCTAATCATAACAGCATATGTTCTATTGTTTCCATAATCATTATATAGAACATAATCTGTTTCTATTAAAAATTCTATTTTAAGATGCTCATTAGGTGTTAACTCTATTATTTTTTTCATATTTTATAAATTTTCTACTTATATATTTGTTAAGTCGTTTACAATTTTATTCACTCTATCCTCTACTGTTGGAATTGTCAACTTTTTTTCAAGTTCCTTAATCTCTCTTTTTAGTTTTGAGATTTTTTCTCTTGTTGCCTTTTCTTTTTGTCGTTTAAGTAGATCATCAATTAATTTTTCTGTTTCTATTAACATATAATTTTCAAACCCTAATCGTTCTTTCAACTCTTCATTAGTCAAATACTTTTGAAGTACTTTTAGATCAATTATATCATCAAATGCAGTTTCGTCTATTTTCTTATAAAGTGGATCACTATTTTTTAGTGATCCTGTATTTTTATATAGATAACTGTCTTCTACAAAAACATTAATTGGAGATACAAACTCTTTGTTAAACTCATCAGGATCATCTTCGTAGTATTTATAATATTCTTCTGGATTTTTTACCATAATGTAATTCCCATGTATCCCATATTAACTGTTGGAGATATTTTTATTATTTCATATCTTGGTCTTGGCTTGTATGCCTTAAATAAGGTTTCTAAGCCACTTTTAAAACCTTTGCACATATTTACACTGCCCATACCACTTTCTTCGCTTATAACCCATTCTCTGCCTTCCAGCCCACGTTTTTCCCTGTCTTCTTTGGTTAGTTTGTAAACTTCCATCAATCGTTCGGCTCCATCTTCTGCATCACAAACATCATCAAAAATATATGGAGTAGGAATTGAACCTTGTAACTGTCTTGCTCGTGGAAAAATTGGAAATGCCCAATTTCCATGATCTTTATATTTACCCCTTGAGTTAGTTGCGAATTCAGGACTAAATTCTATCCATTTACCATCTTCATCTGTGAACCTCATTTGGTCTTGAAGTCCACCTGTAACAGGTGCTATGATTGGAGTCCCGGTTAGTAAACTTTCATTTGCTGCTAATCCAAATCCTTCAGCAGATGACATAAACATTGTAACATCAGATAAATTATAAAACCAATTCAGTACACTTGTTGGTAATTGTTCCTGATTAAACAAAACTCTATAGTTTGGACATATTGCTTTCTTTACTGCTAAAAGGTCTGTACCATTTTCGTCTTGAATGTGGGTTTTCATTAGAAGGCAACATTTCTTTGCTTGTTCTTTTGGTAATGTATCACAGAATAATTTATAAGCCAGTATAACATCTCCCGGCTGTTTTCTACGAATATTCCTGCTGTTATAAAACACAACAAAATCAATGTTATTTGGTTTTAGGAAATTATCTCTAAACTGAATATACTCTTTCCAATCAGGCGATTCTTCTGTTTCTTTGTAGAAATATTTTTCTGTTGAACCATGAGGAAGGTACTTTAACAACACACCTTTAAGTTCTTGGCCATTTTCTAATTTATCTAAATCAGTATAATCTGTATTGTTGTACTTTAAACACTCAGAATTTACAACCTTTGTACCTTTATTAATGGAAAATAACATATCACAAGATGAATATGCGCTTGAATTCCACAATGGAATAATGTGAGAATCCCATATGTTTACATAAACTAATGGAATTTTATATTCCGATCTAAGTTCATGTTCCATGTAAAATAACCATCCCCAAAACCTTGGGTCTGTAATGAAAACAATTGCATCTGGTTTCTCATATGCAATAACCTCTCTCAAAACATCAGGAGTTCCGTAACCAGAGTGAGCATACAACATTACATTTGCATCTTCAACTCCTGTTTCGTTCCTAATATCTTGAGAAAGGTCTATTTTTTTTCCGTGTTCTGGGTGATTTAAGGCTGCGCCCAATTGTACCCAATCATATTTATCTACTGATCCTACTACTAACTCTCTACTGATTGTACTAATTCCTGATTGAAATCTAATATCATCTCCAAGTAGTAATATTTTTTGTTTCTTCTGTGTATCCGAACTTAATTTTCGGAGTTTTGGAAGGTTAATTTGATTCAAGTTTTCACCTCTTCTCTTTTTTTATTTATTATGCAGGTATATTTTCTTTTCTGCCATTGTTTTTTAATTTTTGTGTTTACCAACTGATTCGTGTTACTATTACATCATTACTATTTTTAAATGTATCGAACCTAAAACCAGCAGTACCAAGTCTTGATTGACAAAGCGGCTCCATGTTCCCATTAAACTCTATTGATGAATTTGAACTATTTCTTGCAGCAAGAAGTTTATCCAGTACCTCATCATAGGTGTGTGTTTTTATTAAAAGTGAGTGTTCGCCTAATAAAGCCTTTAGGCTTCTATCTAGCCTCTGTTGTGTATCTGTTTGCATTTTTTCCTTTAACTATCTAAAATTTATTAAATGAATACCACTGGGATATTCTTTTTTTCTGCTTTTTTCCTAATGTTGTCATAAAGATTCCAGTCTAAATCAGATTGTGCTGAACCTATTACAAGTCTATCAGTTCGAATCAACATTTCCTGATAACGATGTGGAATGTGACTTGGATGTTTTCCTTTGCCAAAATACTCTTTTGGTAAAAAAGAATACATATTGTGACCTGTATAACTTGGATTAAATTCCTTGTATGGTAGATCAAACTCAAGTGAAAACTTTTTTACATCATACTCAATTCCAGTTAGATTCCCACCACTAAAAATAGTGGCAGTATCACTAAATGTTTTCTTCACTTGAAAAAGAAATTCCTTAACCTTAGTTGTGTAGTTGGTGTCAACACCTCCTATTATTCCAATTCTGTACATTATAGTGTTATTCTATTTTCTATTGGACAAACTTCAAAATTATCTTTGAATTCACAAAAACGGCAATTAAATCCATTTCTACCTGTTATGGCTCTAAATGGATATAATTCGTTGTAAGAGCCATCTGGTAGAAAACAAGCATCTAAAAACTTCTGGAATTCCTTTTGTACTTGATTCCTTGATATTGAGCCTTGACTTGGTGAAAAGGTTTGGACTCTTTTTTGAGGGTATAATGAATCTTCATCCAATTTCCTCTTCAATATAATATAACTTCCTTCAATGTCTTCCACTGGAATGTCATACTGTTTGGCAAAGTATATTTTATACAAAATAACTTGTGAAGTTTTAACCTTATCTTCCTTATCCCACTTCTTCCAACCCGCCTTTGAAGTTTTTAAATCTGGCATTGTTATCTTACCATTATTTTTATCCTGAAATACAATATCAAGATACCCCATCAAATAAACATTAGGTTTTGTTTGATCTGGTACAACTAATAATGGTAATTCCGTTCCAATTAAATTGGTATTCTTCCTGTCAAAGTAGGATGCTCTATTCTTTCTCAAATACTCCAATGTCAATAGTCCATCAGCAGCAAATTCCCCCAATTCTGACTGAGTAGAAAAATGCTTTCCCATCTTTTCCACTTCTATCATGTACTGTTCTCTTAACTCCGTAAACAAAAGACTTTTAAAGTCTAATGCATCTGCCTCTTTAACTGTACTTGTAAAAAGTACTTGTAACCAATGTTGAACAACATTATGAATTGCTGTTCCAAATACAGTGTGAATTGTGCCTTGTTTGTCTTTTAATCTGTCAATATGGCACAATTTCCAATAATGTTCGCACTTTTTAAACGATGAAAACTGAGAGTATGATACAAATTTAGCGTTCTCAGGTTTCTCTATATTCAAATTGAATTTGGGGTCAATCGTGAATGATGCCTTCATTATTTATTTTTAAATGTTAAAAATTTGCTTCTTCATTTGCTTTTAGAAGTTTCCTTATTTTCTTATCAAACTTCTTTTTAACTTGTAAATACTGCAATGGATACTTGTTTTTGAAAATCTCTTCAATTTCTGCGGCTGTTTTTTCTTCTCCAATATACTCAAAAACCATTTCTATAGTTGTAGAAAATGGAAGTTCCCCTGAGCCAGTAGTTTCTGTATTTTTTACAATGTTACTGGAATCTTTAGTTGGGATATATTGATGATAAACCTTATAATCTTTCAATTTAACTCCTTATTTAAAATCATCGCCTTTAAAGCCTTTAAAAGGTTTCTTAGGGTTTAAATCTTCAATTGGTGGAGTTACTACAGGAACTTCAATAGTTGGAAAATCTATTGCTTTTTCCAAAACTGGAACTGCTTTAATTACAGGCTTTTCTACAGGTTTTGGCTCTTCATATTCTTTAAAGTGCCTGTCTTTTATTTCCTGTGGAAGTTTGTTGTATTCCCACTCTTCTATAATATCATTAGTTGGGTTTCTCTTCCATCCACGAATGCAAATGTATTTTTTCAAAATTAATCTCCTTATTTACAATATTAAACTACTTTTTGTTGTTGGTATTTCCTTCACTTCTGTCATATCAAACATTTCTTCAATGTCTTTCATACCTTTAGGGAAGAATTGTTTTAATGGTGTGCCACAATCTGCACACTTAAAACATGGAATTGGTTGTACATAATCTTCTGGTGTTCCAGTTAATAGTTTAGACCATTTCCTTAATATTACTGCCTCTTCAAAGAATACACCTTCACAGTTCTCACATTGAAATCCTGTGCTGTCTTCTAATTTTAGTGCAATTTGTTGTTGTACTGGTGGTTTCATTGGTGCTTTATAACTCATTAAACGTACCTCGCTGTTGCGTAAACCTGCTCCAATGCACTTAAAAAAGTGCGTTCGTCTATGTCTACTCTATAATTAAATAATATTGGTGATCCTGACTCTCTTCTTATAAAACAGTCATTTTTTGGATTTAAGGGATTAATATAAACACATGTCCAAAATCTATTCTCATCATCTGATTTAACAATGCAATCAAAATCTTTTCCATGCACATTGTATTGTACTTTAAAATACATTATTTCATACTATTTAAAATATTAACAAACCTTTTATTCCCATAATATAATTCTGTCAAAATATTTGCGTCTTCATATAATGACTGTTTCTCATCTTCATAATTTGACATAATACTTTTTACAAAATCTGACATTTGGAATCTATTCCTCAATAAGTATAAAAATTTATTATTTTTTGCTGATGACAAATCTCTAGGATAGTGATATTTACTTGGAAACATGTAATAATACATGAGTTTATCTGGAACCATTGGGTATACTCCATTAATCATTGCCTCCCATAATACTACAGGATTTGCTTCTGCCTCTCTTCCGCAAAACACTGCCTTACTCTTTCTTAAAAGGTCTAAATACAACATCCGGTTGTTGTGATGTTCCTGAGCATATATAAATTTATACTCTGGCAATTCAACACTCAAACCTTGAAATACTTTAACTTGTAATTCACTGTTTATTTCATAAGGGAATAAAACTATATCATCCTTTTCCTTTTGAATGACTTTTTTCGTTACATATTCAAAAGGAAACCCTGTAATTTCCCAATTACCTTTTCTTTTAAGTCTTGGGTATTTGTTAAAATACAGGGTTGCCTGTTCTTCACATAAAAAACAATTCATGTCATAACTCTGAAACAAAGAATGTTCAAATTCTCTACCCCAAGTCTTATACTTTCTCTTGAACCTTTGCCACATTGGACTTTCTTGGTTGAATAGAGCATTGCCCCAAAAACCAATTAATTTAATGTCCATACCATACTCATCTTTGAAATAAGATAGTGGAACGGCTACAAAATTCCAAGCGTTAACAAATACAAATACATCCCCGTTCTTTATTTCTCCACGGAGTATCATATCCATTATGGTTCGCAACTGAGTATTTTTGTAGTAAGTATCAGCCCACAAGAAAGAGTCATGTGATATATGACTTCCATCTATGATATTAACATCATAGTCATTAAAGTCATCATCCCTAAAACAATCCTTCCAGTAAGTTTCTATATGAACCTTCCTATTGTATTCAGTTACAACATGAATTGTATTTTTTTGTTTAAGCACCCTTCTTCTCCAAAGGATGATCTGCCCTGTCCGGTAATTCCATTATCTTTTCGATCTTGATCTCTGCAACAGAGGTCAATTCCCAATCAAAGGTAACACTTCCATATTCTTCATAAATTCGTGCTTCAATACCAGAAACTGATGAATCCTCCACTAGGAATTGTAAAGTTTTCTTTTTGATTGTGCCTTTGTCCGTTTCATGGGACTCTTTTACTTTCGCAATGTAATACATGTTGTGTTGTTTAAATTGATTTTAAATATTGTTCAAATTTTTCTGCCCACCTTATGACTATATCATGGTCATGGTTGCAGAACTTTATTTTCCCAGTTAATGCCCTTGCTGCTGCTTTTAAAGCAATAACCTTTATTAACTCGTCCTTTGTTAGTTGGTCCATTATTTTCCAGTTTCTAAAAATTTCAATAATCTTCCGGCTATGTTCAAGACATCAGCAAATGCCATATCTTTCCCAGCCACATTGTTTGCGTGTACTATTTGAAATGCTAAATTGAGGCATTGCATTCTCATTGCTTGGATGTTCTCTGTTTCCATGTTCTTTTAAATTTTTGTTTTGTGTCTAAAAATTTTACCATCTCGATGAACTATCATATAGTTATCAGTTATTGCTGTTTTTCTCCAATACTTAATCCAACCTGTTAAAGTTGGAACTATTTCATTTTGATCACAGTCAATTTTGTAAAATGTTAATAGGTCATTTATTGGTATCCACTTTTTCATATGGTTTATTTTCTTTTATGTATTTCATTGCATATGGAAAATGTACTCCAATTGAATGAAAATGTTGAAGTGCTTTGAATTTTTTTGTGTTGAATCGGTTCCACCAAGTTATTTTTAATACTTGGCTCCATGATGCATTCTCTGAAATCCATTCTAAAAATTCATTTGTTGTTTTAGTGTTCATAGTTTTTTAATTTACAATTATCAAAATGATGAACTTTCATCCCTTGAAAGCCCCCTATTTTATTGCAATGAGGGCAGGTTAATGTTTTACCTTTAAGTGCTTTCCAAGGAGCATTATGCCGACCTATGCCTAAACTATACCCCATATTTAAGTAACGATCTACCACATTCTCTTCTACAAATACTGTCTCTCCGTTTAAATTAAGTGCTTTCTTACCTTGAGTAGTAGAGCCAAGTCTTCCAATATGCCACCCAATAGGTATAGATTTTTCCACTGGAAAGTATTTTTCTTTATCTCCATTGTTTATCCAATGCCTTAAAGTTGTATCTTCTATCCTACCAAGTTTCCAGCCTTGCTCAAAATACCAATCAAGTTCAAAAGGTCTTACTCGCTTCACAGCCAATGTTTCTGGATGTATTATGAATTTGCTCCCTGTCCTAACCTCTGTAAAAGCCTTAGAACAAGCCATTTTTCCCTCTGCATAGGCTCTTGAAGAAACTTTGTAAATACCAAGTCTAGTAGTACACATCATCTGAAATGCAAATGCTCTTGATGACGATTTAGGATTATCTCTATACAATAACCAATGAGCAATAAAATGCTCTCTTGGTAATAATCTAACTAAATTAGATTCATCATCAATCCCACCTTCTCCTCTTGGTATTACATGATGAAGTTCTGTATATTGTTTGTTGTCTAATTTTTGGCTTTTTCTCTTTTCAATTAAGGCATCATATATTTTTTTGTAGTTCATTAGTGTCCATCCTTTTTACATAAATATGATGGGCATTTAAAAAACCTAAGTGTGACCATCACGCCAATTTTTTGCAACAGCAGGAGGTGCTGTTAGTGGTAATTTTAATTTTGTTGTATTTTCCATTAAGTGTTGAACAATTTCAACTGCTTCATGTAACCTATCATCATCTTTTACATGCATAATGATTTGGTCATGTATTTGAGCAACAACCAATCCATCAATACCAAGTTCTTTAAACTTCCTGTTAATTGCTATTGCTGCCCTGTTTACAATTGAAGCGGCTAATGATTGAATTTGAAAGTTCCGGGAATTGTTTAGTCCATTAATGTAGTCAAGGAATAAACTTCTTACATCTTCCTTTCCTAATTTAGCCTCTAAACCTTTTCTAAAATTCCAATCAGTAATATCTTCTCCAAATAATTCATGTATTTCTTTAACTCGTGGAAGATGTCTTACACGACCTACTTGGGTCTTTATCCAACCATGTTCTTTAACATGATCTTCCGAATCCTGCATCCACTTTCTAAGGTTTGGAAATCCACCTAAATAACCTTCAATAAGTTCATCAGCCTGTTTGGTAGAAACTCCAATACTTTGTCCTAATGCATATGCTTTCATCCCATAAGGAATTCCAAGTGAATATGCTTTTGCTTTTTGGCGGGCCGGTTTGTTTACTTTACCTAAGTAATTTTCAGCCTTCTTATCTGGACTAACATCTAACATTTTCTCTGTCTTAATGGCAATGGTAGAGTAAAAATCCCAACCTTTTAAGAAAATATCAATCAATCCCTGATCTCCGCTTACTGATGCAAACGTCTTTGGTTCAAGACTCTCATAGTCACAGTCAATGAAAGAGTATCCATCTTCTGGAATAAAAAATGCTCGAATGCTATTTCGATATTTTAAAATAATAACCTCTTCTTCACCTTCTTCTAAAGGTCTTGGAAGTTGTTGTGCATCTGAACCGTATCTACCTGATATAGTTCCATGTTGCTTGTAATAAAAGTAATATCTACCATCTTCGTTCTTTTCAAGATAGCGATCAATGTATGCAGACTTAATCTTCATTAATTTATTGAAAATGTACAAGTCCTTTGCCCATTGATATTTTTCTGCTAATTTTTCAACTAAATCATCATCAAATTGATCTGAACCTTTTTCGGTTTTACTCAAAGGTTTGATATTCATGTGTCCAAATACTATCTCACCTAACTGTTTCTTTGACTGAATATTTACCAATCCACCTTCCTGCTCTTTCCACAAATTAACAGCAATAATAACACCATCTTTTGCTGGTAATAAATCAGGATCACCAGTCAACAAATAAGATTTAATATTAGAATCTGGTAATGTTTCTAAAGTTTTCTTTGTAATGCTAAACTTACCACTTTTTTCAGAAACTGGAAGTGTTAGTCCATAATGTTTAATTATAGCCTGTGCAAAATTTCCCTTATTTGATGGAGGGTAATTAAATAATGCTGTTTCCATAACCCAGTTTCTAAATTCTGGCAATGGTCGAAAGGCTTCTATAACTTTATTCCTATACAATTCAATATCAAGTTCTATTTCATCACTTAAATTTTGAATGTATTCCATATCAAGTTTAACTCCGTGTTGTTCCATTGGAATTGTAACTTCCCTAAGTAATGGCATAACCTCATCTTCAAAAAAGAACTTTTCAAGACCTTCTTCCCTAAGTATTTGCCAATAATAATGGCAAACTCTTAATGTTAGGTCAACGTCCTTTACAGCATAGGGCCAAATCACGTTTAAATCGCCCTTGTAGAGTTCAAAGTTACCTTTGGATACTTCACCCCCATTTTTCTTTACGTTCTCTTTAAGGGCTATTTGCTCCTCATTTGCGGCACTTTCCACATCAAACCCAAGTTCTTCTTGGATAGACACTGCTATGTCTTTAAGACCAAATTTACCCTCTTCTCTAACAGTGTGAACCATGAGCATTGTGTCAATGTACAAATATGGTAGTAAATCTATGCCATAGTCATTTTTTGTGATTTGACAGTCGTATGATCCATTATGCATTACAAGGTTCTTTCCGATTAAAAATTTCAATATCTTTGGAGCCATTTCAGACCCTTTGATGCCATCAATCATAACATCTTTCAATGTTTCTGTTTCTGTGTCCCATTCGAATATTGGAAAATAATAACCTTCATCAATAACCCCACTAACAGCAAATCCAATCAATTCACATTTTCTAACATTCAACCCAGTTGACTCCACGTCAAAGGCAAGCAAATCGTAATTTTCGATGTGATTAAGCATCTCTATTACAATCTCCTTTGTACTTGCTAATTTATAATTCATACAAAAATGTGTGGTTTACTGTCGAAACAATTAAATCATGTAGATTTGTAAATGGATCATACTTATATAGTTTTTTATACCAGTAATCCAAGTACCTATTATTATCACTTTCTTCTGGTCGGCCATATATAATTTTTCCAGAATATAAATATTTACCAAATTCAACATTTGATGTAAATCCGTAAATTCCTTTACTAATTGATCTTGGAAGCCAAAAAACTATTTTATCAGCAAGTTTTAGATAATGATCTTCCCATTCCACAACACTCATATAATCCGGCCAAGGTCCACCAGTTTCTGGTTCTGGGAGTATTATAGTTCCGTTAAATCTGGCTTTTCTAAGAAGGGCTAATGCTTCAAATCTCCACAATAAGGTTTGGCCTTTTCTGGGAGAACATCCTGCTAAAAAAATAGATTCACCAATAATTTCTTTATCATATTGGCCTGTATAAATTATGTTCATTTCAGAGTTTTTATAAATGTTATATTCTGTATCAAAACTATCATCTGGACTAAATGGTTTATTACAGTATGAGCAAATAAATGAATTACCATCATTTACCCATGTACAAAACTTCATATCTCCTATGCCATTTTCATCATAAAACTTTTTACAAGTCTTACAATCACATAGATTTAATTTTAAACAATGTGGGCAATAAAATCCACCTAAAGTTTTATTTGCCATAAGGGAATACATTTTCGTCGTAAAATTTCTGCATAGCATTCCAACAGAATTTAATTTCATCTTCGGAGACTGGGGAAAAATGCCAAGCATCAACTCCCACATTAATCATTTTAGGTTGAACCTTCCACAATCCATGAATATGACCTGTAATGGAAAAATCTATATTTGTGTCTCTTGACATAGCAGAAACACACTCTTTTGGGTAATGATTTAAATAAACTGAATTTTCTCCAATTTCTACAAAACCCATATCATATATTTCATCAAAATATTTCTCAAGTTCAGCAGTTTTACCTTCATCATAATTACCAAGGATTAATTTAAACTTTGTATTCGGATACTTCTCTTTAATTTGAAGTAAAGTATTTTGGTTATACGGGGTATAATTTACAAATACATCACCCAAATGCCATACAACGTCTCCATCTTGAAGAGACCTGTCTAAACTTTTTAAAATATTAGCATCACTGTAAATTGTATGTTTCCAAGGTCTATAAAATAAATTTGGTTTTCCATTATCTCCACCTAATCTGTCTTCTCCAAGATGCCAATCACTTGTAAAGTATGTCATTTTCAATTATTTTGTTTAAAACATTTTTATAATCAATCTCTTTTACTATAATCCATCGAACCTTTAGGAGGTTCATATACTCATCCTTAAAGATCAATTGATCCCTAAGTTTGGTAGCATCGTCAAAAGACAAAGGAAATGGAGTGTACAATCGTGTATCCCCCATTTCCTTTAATTCAATTACAATCCAATCCTTCACTTCTTTCTTTTAGAAAGTTCTGTGAACATTTCCTCGATTTCAGGGCTGTCTGTAAGAGCCAGATAATCAGCAAGATACTGCTTCAAATCGAAATCTTTAGTTAAAGGACGGATTTTTGTGTAATAATCAACAGTACGTTTGTTGAGAGCATTTACCAAGTGAACTGTATCCATGTCGGCTATTTTTACAAGTCCATGAGCAGATGAGAAGTAATACCCTTTTGGTACTACTCCACCCAATCGAGTTGGGTTGATGCTTTCTCCTACTAAAGTAGCATATTGAATTAATTGTTCGGCAGTACCTCGAAAGGCTACTCCATTGCTGAAATTGTATTCAACTGTTGTTGTTGGTGTGCTTGCTGGCATAATTGATCCTGTTATCAAGTTAATAATGTGTTTTTATCGTTTGTCAAGTTCGTACAAGAACTTTGTGCCGGGGTCTAAATCACGAGTATAACTGTTACTTTGAATGTAAATGTCATACTTGCTGGATACTGCTGGAATTTTTCTTGGTGAAAGAGTTCCGGCTGTTCCATATGGAAGTCCCATTTCTTTCCTGCACCAAACAGTATCAAAATTAGTTTCTCCTGTCAATTTGTCAACAAAAATAACTTCTTTGTTGGCCTGAATTTTCTCTGATCCAATCAACTCATAGAATCCACGGCCTGCCCTATAAGACAATCCCATATCTTCAACAAACTTCTTAATTTTGACTTTAAAAGGAACATCAACAACTTGATACTTTCCAAGCATTTCGCTCTTTGAATCAAATTCTGCTGATGTTGAATCTGTGACTCCCTTCAACTTAGCAAACATGCTTCTAAAAGCAAGGTTAGTGCTAAATTCAGGTTTTGAACTTTGGAATGTATCCAAGGTTTCATTCTGCTTGTGAAGAATAGCAAGCAAATAATCTGTAATGTGGCCAAACTGACTTAGATCAAGTTTAATACCATTACTTAGTTTTGCCATTCCATCATAAAAGAATGATGCATCTCTGTTACCAAGGGCTTGAATTGAATAAATTGGAATGAAAGACTCTCCAAGTTTTGCAGAACGCTCTCTCCAATCAAATTGTTCGGTTTGACCACCTGAGCGATTTCCTTTTTCGTGTGGTGGTGCATCTCCAATCATAATGCAAAGTTTTTGCTCTGCACTCCAATCAAAAGAAAACATTTCGTTCAAAACATAGGCATATGCTTCTGGATAGTCTCCACCACCGTTTGAAGAACCTCTGTTTACAAAGGAAATAATCTTGTTTTGGTCATCAGTAAGTTCTAACCTTTGAACCAAATCACGATCACAATAGTCATTGTGAATAATGATACCAATTCGAAGGTTAGGAATGATGGAAAATAGTTGCTTTACCAGATTTTCTATCTGGCTGCGTACTTGTCGGCGTACTGACGACATTGATCCTGTATCATCAAATGATATGACAAGATCAAGACTTTTTGAAAGTCCTTCTTTAATTTCTACAGTCATAGTTTTATTGTTTTGGTTTTAATTTCCAACCTTTATGTTGAGATTTCTTTTCATTTACAACTTCACTCATTTTTGAAGGAGATAAGTTTTGATTCTTACAAAACTCCTTCATGTTTTTAACACCATATACTACATCATCCGGCGAAATTAAATATATTGTAGACTTGACATCTTCTATCCTTTGAAGTCTATATTTCACATGATCTGGATTTTGCTTCTTCCCCTTAAAAGCAGTTCTCCATTTTTGACGAGTTTCTTCACTTGGAACCCACCCTTTGTGGGACTCTGATAAATTTTTACGGGCTTCTTCCGTAACAACTCTTCCTAAATTTATTTTGGAAATTTTATTTTTAGTTTCATCAGATAATAACCCTCTACCTTGTCCTGCCTTTAAATTGTATCCATTAGGTGAAAAAGTATTTAATTCCTTTACCCAATAAATTTCCATTTCATCTAACTCTTCCTGAGTATTACATCTGCAAATCTCCTCAATTGTAAAGTACTCCCTACCATATTTTTTAATTGCTTTGGCAATTGGCATACAATCGTGCGCAGACTTCCAACAATGTCTCTGAAATCTCTTCTCCAAAGTACCATGAGTTTGTCCTACATATTGTTTTTTATTTATTGAGTTTGAAATTATATATATTATCAAAACAATTCACTCCTTACTTTCATAAGTAATTTACCTAATAAATTGGAACCTACTCCATTATGTTTTGAACAATAGCAAATACCCCAACAGACATCACACCAGCGATTTCCTTCAATAAGGTAAGCATCGCCCGTTTCAAGGAGTTTTTCCCTTAAAATTGGATTTGAGTACTTTATTTTCAGAATGTCGTACATGACAGTTTCTTTAACCTGTTCCCAATCAGACCTAAGTGTAAGGTCTCTTCCGGCTCTTTTGGCTTTGCCGGGTGTATCTAAATTTGATACATGCTTACGCTGTTCTACATCAAGCGTTTTGGCTGCTTGATAAGCATGTTCAGAAGTTGGATAAGTTATACCTTCATACGGTATCCAACAACTATAGAAGTTGGAGAGAAATCTATACTTCCCTTCAAAGAAATTTATAACCATATTCTGGATGTATTACAATGTAATATAGCCCATAAGCAAGGACTAATTGAAATATAATAAGACCTATTGCTATCCAACCTTTTCTTCTCTTAACCATCTTAATTTTGCTACAAAGATACAAATATTATATTTACAATCCTAATACTTTAACATTTCATTAACTATTTTCCGGTTGATCCATAACCCGATTCACCACGTTCTGATAAACTAAGTTCTTCTGCTTCTTCAATCTCAATTTTTGGATATGGCATGATTACCATTTGACCAATCCTTTGCCCAACTTCCCAACAGTCACAATTTGCATATCTATTTCCAACTGTTTCAAATGTCTCATCATCATATTTGTAGTATTCTGATATTGGAGTATAGTACATAAACTTAATTTCTCCTCTGTATCCAGAATCCACTACTCCAACAGAATTAGAAAGTATTTGGGATGTTTTGAAGTTTGAACTTCTTGGGAATATGAAGCCAACATAACCTTCTGGTATTTCTACTGCCAATCCGGTTCCATATTCAATGTAACCTTCTTTGATTACTGCTGATGTTGCTGTTAAATCAAGTCCTGCATCACCTGCTTTAGCATACGAGGGAATAACTGCATCTGGATGCAATTTTTTAAATTTTACTTTCATTTTCAATTAAATTTTTAAGTATATCACCATGACAAGGTTTTGGATGACACCAACAGCCTAATGTTTTGTCTTTTAATTCATGTAAATCTTTTAAAAGGTAAGAACCTTCACCTGTTGTTATCCAATCTTGATAAGATTTTATTGCTTCTTCTCTACTTGAAACAACATACTTGGCTAAGGTTCTTCCATCCTGTATATGTGTAAAAGGATTCCCCCACTTAGTAGGTCTACCAATATACACATCATAAGGTTCTTTTTTACAATGTACTACTTTCATCCTTGGGTTTTTAGTGGTTTACCACAATTCTGGAAATAGTTTTGTTGTTGAAAATCTCTTGTGATCTTTACGCCATGTAGAAGGTCGAACCTTTCTGCCAGAAACAGACCAAAATCCGATCTTCTTTGCTTTAACAGTCTCATGTAAGGCTTGTAACTTGTTCTTCGTTTCTACAGCCATTTTAGGCTCTGAGAGCCACCATGCAAGACCATTTTCGATTAGATATTCAGTTACATCTATTTTTGAGTCTTCTAAAGTAAGGCTAACCTTGCATATCATCCTTTGATACATGTCTCTGAATAGGGTTTCTACAGTAACTGTTTTTCCCTTTAAAAATTCTCTAAGTTTGTTTCCACTTTCAACACCATATGGTTGACTTTGGGTTACATAGTTTGAAATTACTTCTGGTGCATCACAGCCATACAATCTAACCCAAACCACTTCTCCATCTTCGAACTGAACCTTGATTGAGTCTCCATCATGTACTGCTTTGACTATTCCTGTTTTTGTTTCTTTTGGTACTATTGCGTAACGCATTTTAATTCTCCTTATTTACCTTTATGCCATGATAACGACATGAAATGTACACTTAAACAAATTAGAACAAATCCAGAAAAAGTTTGTAAAAAGGTTATTCCCGGTTGACTAAAAATGTCTAAGATATTGTTTATGCAAAATTGCAAAAGTAGTAGTATGGTCCCATACACTACTATTATTTGAATTATGTTTATTATTATTCTACCCATTCAAGTGATTTTAATTTTGAACCTTCTTCTAAAAGATGATTTGCTATTGTGAATAATGTTTGAGTTATGTATTGTATATCAGTATTATCTACAACCAATAATGGGTCTTTTAATATAGATACATCTTTAATAATTTGCAATACATGTTCTTCTAGCAGTTCATCAGATGCCACTATTATTTTATTATTAAGCATCATTCCAACCCAATCTATAAACCTTAAATCTTGTATATATGGTTTGCCTAAAATTAAACCTTTGAATATTATAGATTTAGGATGTAAAACACCATCTTTATATTCTAAATAATGATACCTTGGTGTTTCGATGGTATATTCTACTCCATCATTTGTTATCTTCATTTTTTGTGTTGCCATGTTCTGCTATTTTTTTACAAAGTTCTATGAAATATTTTTCATCAAATATATTTTTCATACGATTTACATTTTTATGTACCCATTGTATGTTCTCTCTATGGTATCCTACATTTGAATCAATTCTATCAATAGATGCTGTATTTATTTTATTATCATCTGATATGACTAATGATACACCAGATAAAGCACATTTTCTATCTTGTTTTTTAAATATATCCCATGCTTCGGATATAGTAATAGTCACACCCATTAATTTTCTTTTCTCCCCTCTATTTTTCAAATTTCTAAGAACACGCCTATTCCACCAATTTCCAGAAATTTCTTCAAATCCTTGTGTCTTTTGAATACCGTTTGATGCCAAACATCCACAAGAAATGGGAATTTTTTGTTTATGAGTTAGCCTTCCTGATGTGGTATGGTATTCTTTATTACATGCAGTACAAAGACAAATCCACATCACAGATTTGTTTTTCTGTTTATTTACTGCCTCACTTCTTCTAAGAACTATTAGATAGTTTATCTTTAATCCAGTTAAGTCTACAAATTTTCCCATATTTCATTTTATTTCGCATTGTCCACCTACACAAGCCAATTCACCTTGTAAATTAGTTTCATCATCAATTTCAACAACCTTAGATAGGTCAATTGCTGTTAAGGTTCCTATTAGTTCTTCGTACTTTTCTTCTGTAATTGTTTCGAATGGTGCTTGTATGTATGATCCATTATCATATGGTAATACTGATAATCCATTGTATGAATTTCTATTTTCCCACATCCATTCTCCAACACTTTCCCACTCTTCGGGCTTTATTGATACTGTTGCTGATACATTGTGAGTATTTTGTCCATCAATGTGTCCTTTATAAATCCATCTATTGAAAAACTGTTTTACCCTTTCTAATAACTCTATTGGAGATTCATGTCTCAAGATCGAACCTTTTGGTGCCTTTTGAGGGATTGATATTACAGCAGTGTCATGTGGTCTAAAATATTCATCTTCAATTAGTTCTGGATGAAACATAAATAGATAACTATAAATGGCTTCATTCTTATTAACTCTAATTCTACGAATATAGTATTCATCATGCCAAGCATGTATTCCAGATGAAGAGCCAAGTACTAAACTACTTGTTCCGGCTGGTTTAACTGTTGTTGTTCTTGCAGAACGGTTAATTCCAATTTCTTTAGAAGTATTTTCATTTACAAGTTTTACAATATTTGCTGCTGCTTCAAGGTTTAATGATAGAACCTTTCCTGATCCAATTCCTGTCATAGATACTCCAATCAAAGCATCTTTCTCTGTTGTTCTCTTCCACACTGGTCTCAAGTAGTGAAAATCTGTGTATGCTGCTTGTAAAGTTCCAATAAATGCTGCTGCTGCAACTCTCTCCTCTAAATCTTGTTGATCTTCCACATCAGATACATTTACTTCACATAAGTTACAGAATTGAAATGGTCTCAATGCAATTTCACAACATGGATTAGTTCCCCATGACTTATCATTGCTTAAATAAATTCCGGGTTCACCAGCATTAGAATTTTCAATCCTTTTCCATAAATCTAAGAAATAATCTTTTGTTACTTTATGTCTCAGTAGAACAGCAGAATTATTTGCTCTGCCAAATTGAGGGTTTAATTCCCACCAATTACCACTTTTACAAGATAACATTTCCTCATCATCAGCATTGAACAATGATATTAATGCTGCCCTCCTTATTCCACCAGTTAAGACTGCATCTGCAATGTGACAAATTATGGAATGAACTTCTATTGCTTTTAATTTATCTCCATCTTCTTTACTTGATAATATCCCTTCTATTTTAACAAGACATTCTTTAAGAGGTTGTGGGCCGGGTGCTTTACCACCTGATGTAATCAACCTTGCTCCTTTTGCTCTAATATCTCCAAAATCAAAATTAACAGTTGATCCACCTTGAAAATAAGACTTCATCAATACTTTTATTGCATCTGCCCAACCTTCAATATTATCCGCTACCAACCATCTTCTACTTCTATCTTTCCTTGGTTTTCTTATTTCTGGCAACTTTTCAACATGATGGTTTTGAACTGAAAATCCAACCCCTGTTCCACCAAGTAATAAAAACATTACCTCAGAAAATGCCCGCCAATCATCAATAGGCAAAAATGCACAATTATAAATTCTAGTTGGATTTATTTCAATAGGTTTTCCGGCAAATTGTAAAGACCTCATTGAAGGAAGTACCTTTTTATCCCTTACTAACTTATATGCTTTATCTATTGACTCTTTAAGTTGAGGAAATTTTTTCGTGTGCATCTCAATATTCCTATCTACTAACTCATCCCACGTTTCTCTTCTTTGTTTTGATGGTATGTATTTAGCATACTTCATAAAAACTGTCAATTCACTTAAAATTTTTTGGCTAACATCCATGTAATTATTTTCTCCTTTTATTGATTAAAATAAGCCATCAGGCGGCTCAACTCTATCTTGTTTTGCAAATTGCAAATATTTATCTTGTGCTACTTGCTTTAAATACTTTTCATCAGAAACCATGTCATTTGATGTTTTCTTTCCTTTTGTTGATTGTGGTGGATATAATTCAATTAATCCAATTTCTGTATCAACCTTACTTGGAAATGTTAATCCATCTGGACCTAACCTTGATTTAGGTACGTGTACTCTGGCTGTCTTATTCTGCTTGTCTTTCTCTTTTCTTGATACAGTCATTAGAAAATCAACTGCAAATAACTTTGAATATGCGTTTGATATTCTATTTGTTCCAATTACATCTTCCTCGCTTCCATCCCTATTACTCTGGTCTGCTGACCAAAGTGCTACATTTTTTGTTCCAGCCATTCCTCTCAAATCCTTATATAACTCTCCCAGAACCTTTACTTCCCCAAGATTAGTATTAAAATCAATCTTTAAAAGTTCTACATAATCAAGTACTATTAAATCTGGAACAACTCCATTCATAATGAACCTTTCTATATGTGCCTCAAGACCTTGCAGTGAAAGTGTTCCGGGAGGAAATTCTTTTATAAAGAGTTTTCCTTGGTATTTTGACAAATCTTTCTTAACTTTTTCAATGTTATACTTTAAGTTATTGAATGGAATCCCTGTTATAATTGCATCGTATCTTTGGGCTACATAAGTATCATCTAATTCCAAAGTATAGTGTAGAACAGTCTTTCCCATTTTTAGTGCATGTGCGCCTATTGCTGCCAAAAACCACGATTTACCGATTCCAGTTGGTGCCATTACAATACCTAACTTTTTCTTAGGTAATCCACCACTTGTCATATCATTTATTACTTGCCACGGAGTTTCAATTTTCTCATCATTTGCTTCTTCTGTGTACCTATAATCAATATCTTTTAAATAATCAAGTCCCATATCAACCTGCATATTAACTCGCTTATTCAACTCCTTTAATGCAGACTCTATTTTTTCATAATTTTTAGATTCCCAGTGCTCTACTCCATCTACTAAAAATTTCTTATACTCTTGATTAACGCAAAATTGCTTAATGTCTTTTTTAATGTATTCAAGATCATTACTGCCAATTGCTGTCCAAACATCTCTTAATGCACTCACCACTTCTTTTTTAAAAATACCATCATTATCAAGTTTAGATACTTCAATGTGAAATACTTCTAATGTTGGCATCAACCTAAACTCTTTAAAATACAACAAAGTTTTTTCGCATATCCACTTTAATGATTTACTGCTGAAATAAGATGGTTCAAATGTATCCAGTATTTGACTGGTAAAATCTCTATCAGTTATAATAGAGGTCATTATTTTCACTTGAGTATGATAACCATATTCAAATGTCTCTATGTTGTTGACCATATGTTTAATATGTTAAACGTGTTGTTTATCCAGCCATCAAAATCTTTAAAAGAAGTGTGTAGATAATCTTCTACCAAATATCTTTTTATTTGATGTCTATCTAATTTTTGAATTGGTTGTTCTAATATTTCCCTAATTCTCAATTTACTGCTCACAGATATGTCAGTATCCTGTAATTGCATCAACTCCATGTTCCTAATTAAAATGGCTTTATTGTCCAAAACTACCTGATAAACTTTGGGAACACTTTTTTTCTTTTTACCTTCCTGTGTTGTCTGTTTGAGAGATTCGTTAAGTAAATACTCTAAGTCTAAAACTTTCTCTGACACTTCTGGAAAATATTTCTTTAAAGTTTTTAATCCTATACCGTCAACCCCTGATATATTGTCACTTGTGTCACCATCTATCGTCCTATACAATAAATAATTTTTTGGATGAATTTCTAATTCCTCTTCCAGTGTTTGTAAATTGTATAATTTCTTTTTTACAGGAGAGTAAACCTCGACTTGATCTGAAACTAATTGTAGGAAATCTCTATCTGTTGACACTATCCTAATTTTAGTAGCCTTATCATTGAAATACTGCATTGTCATATTCGCTATGACATCATCTGCTTCAATGTGATCCATGCAAATAATTTGTACTGGCAACAATTCAAGATATTGTATAACTCTAACCAATTGCCGTCTACGGGCTGCATCTTCTTCTTCTTTAGTAGAGAAAAATTCCCTTCTTAATTTGAATGTCCCAGTTCTATTTTCTTTGTATTCTGGCAGTAGTTTTTTTCTTCTCATACTGCCTCCCTTCCCATCAAATACTACAATACATCTTGTTGGATTAAAGTCTCTTATTTCCTTTCCTATTGATCGCAAGGTTCCAAGTATTCCACCAACATGCTCACCATTCTCTGATATAACAGGTACACTTGAAAATATTCTTATGTATGTGTTTAACCCATCAATTATTAACACTCTGTCATTTATTGATTCAGTTTTATCATCATGTAATTTATTAAATAATTCAAGTAGGTTCATTTGTTTAGTAGTATTTTTAAGCATTCGTAGGCTTTAGTTGCACCTGTTAATGCATTATGTATTTCAGGCTCAGGTTCAATATTTAATTCTTTACATATGGCCTTCAATCCAAGAGTTTTGCCCAATTTACAATATGCCATAGTGTATAAGTCAAGATTTCTCCTAAATGGAAATGAATTAAAATCCATTTTACTATCATGGTGAACCTTCCTTAAAAATACTTGGTCAAAGTATATGTTACAACTCAGTAATGTGTTTGATCTACCATTTGACCAATCTAAGAAGTTTTTATATAATTTTTTTGGTGTAATTAATTTACTATCTCTGATTTGAGATTCAAAAAACCCGTTAACTTTTAGGGCTTCCGGGTCAACCTTATCTTTTTTATAGATTCTACACTCTCCATAAAAGGTTTCCTCTGATTTAGTGTCTATTGCTCCAATAGAAATAATTTGATGGATTCGTGAATTTAATCCTGTTGTTTCTAAGTCTATTACAATCATATAAATTGATGTTTAAAAAACGATACTGGTGCCAAGTCTTTACTCAACACCAGTATCTTGGCTTTTAGGATTATTAATCTTCTGGCTGTATAACATCTTCTCTATCAATAGAATCCGTATCAAAATCGTCTCCTATATTATATTTTCTGATGTATGCAGTACAGATTTGATCGTAAATTCTCTGTTTCATTCCGGGAACATCGTTAACGAGTTTTTTAAATTCTTTGGCCATGAATTTATGTACAACAATCTCCCCAGTGTCTTCGTTGATGTTTTCATATGAATACCATGCACCTGCTTGCTTTAAAAAACCGAAATCTTTTAATGCTTCAAGCCATGATGACATATCATCAATACCACTTTCATAAGCAATGTCAAATTTTGCACTTCTTCCGGGAGGTCCAAGACGGTTTTTTACCACTGTAACTTTAACAGTATTTCCATATTCATCTTTTGTATTTGGATAGTATAGTTTCTGCTCAAGTTTAGTTTTTAATCTAACTGATGAGTGAAATCCTATTGCGAATCCACCAGATGTTGTCATGTTTTCCCCAAATGTTACTCCCAGTTTACTTCTTACCTGATTGATAAATATAATGAGAATTTTCCTTCCCACCATCAAACTGGTAATTTTTCTCATAGCCAATGACAAAATAATTGATTTACCAGTAGCCCAACCCTCTTTAGCATAATCTGCCTCAAGTTCAGCCAATGTTGTGGCTCCCATAACAGAATCAACGACTATGGTAACAGGTTTATCTTTCCCAGATGCAACCTGTCTTTCAATTATAAGTGCTATGGTAGTGAAAATTTCCTCCAACGCTCTAAGTTTATCAGAGTATATTGCATTTTCTACATCTAATCCAAAGGATCGGTAGAAATCGAGCATACCTACAGCGTTTTCTGTATCAAATAATACAGCAAGTCCACCCTGCTTTTGGGTGTTGGCTAATACATGTGCTGCAATCAGTGATTTTGAAGAAGCAGATGGTCCAAAAATTTCACAAATAATTCCATAACCAAGTCCACCATTTGGTCTATTAGAGATCGCTAAATCTAAAATAGAAGAACCAGTGGATACCCAATCTGTCACTAAGTTTGCATTTGACATGTAAACAAGTGAGTTTGGAATATCTTTAAATTTTTTATTCACTACAGACATTACGTCTTCGGCGAGTGAATCCATCTGTTCATTCTTTGAGTCGGTTTCTTCGGGCTTCTTTTTTGCCATAATTTAAAATGGTAAATCTGATTTTTCTGCTGGTTTAGCAAAAATGTCACTGAACTTTTGTGAAAATTCGTCTGCCACAGCGTTAACTGTTTCAATTGATGCTTCTGGCTTTTCTGCTGGTGTAGATACTGGTTCTGATTCTGTTCCGCCAATGTATGCTTTCAATGCTGCTTCCAATTCTTCTTCTGTTGGGCATTTATATACATCAGTGATGTTTTTTATTGTTTTTATTTTATCAAACAAATCAGCATCTTCTGTTGTAATAGATGGATTGCCCCGTGGACGGATAAAAGTCTCCGGAAATGCACCTTCTTTTACTGGTGGAACAAATTCCACTGTCAAATCACGACCTCTTTCGAAATCAGTGATGTCTCCGTAATCTTCATCAGCAAACAGTTTTAGAATTTCATCATAATAACTTGGGGCAATTCCCCAGTAAAAAGGTCCACTATCTGGTTCCCCATTTTCTCCTCTAACTATGATTGGAACAAATACTCTTTTCTTTGCAGAAAGTTTATTTGCTACTTTCCAGTTGTTCGAAACTGTTTCTTTTTCTCCTCGTTCTGCCTTTAACATATTGCAGAATTTTACCACAGGATCAGGTAGTCCAAATGTTACTGGTGCAAGCATTGGTTTACCAAATTCATAGTAAAAATACAATTCTGTTCCCGGATAATCTGGGTTGTGTGGACTTGGAACGATTCGAACTTTTTGTGTTCCCGGTTTAGGCTTCCAGAATAGATTATCTGTTTTCTGTCCACTTGATGACTTCTGTTCTTTCTGAGCATTGTGCTCGTTCAATTTTTGTTTAATCTTGTTAATGTCCATAAATGTAATTTGTGTTTAAAAAGTGAATAATGGGGTCTCTTACGGAGACCAAACGTTTTTTGCAATATACAACATTTTTCATTCAATTGCAAGTTTTTTATGTTATTATTTTCCTAAAATTTTTCTATTTATATTGTTTATTGAACCTTTGTATTATTTCGACAAAAGGGACAGGAATTCTGTTCATTGTTTCTTTAATTATCCAATCAGGAATTTCTTTGTAATATGCTTCGGCTATTCCACCTGCAATGCAAGCAACTGTATCACTATCTCCACCAATTGATATAGCATTTCTTATAGCATCTTCAAAGTCAGTGCTTTGTATTACACATAAAATTGCTTGTGGTACTGTTCCTTGACATGTTTCATTAAACCTGTAATGTGTTCTAAGTGAATCTACTGTTTCTGTCATATCAAAGGTCGGATAATACTTTAATAGTATATCAAATAAATAACCTTTGTCTGTTGCAGTTTTTCCTAAATGAATGGCTTCACATGTTGCTAAGGCTCCATCAATTCCAAGTGGATGATTATGAGTTACTGATGTAAATTCTACTGCTTTCTTTCCTATTTCATCCCAATCATTCAATGCAAATGCAACAGAACTAATTCTCATCGCCGCGCCATTTCCAAATGAATTATATGGTTTTGGATTTGGATTATCTATCCAATAACCAAACATTGATCCATAACTCATTGCTGGATACATTCTACAAAACTCTTGTAAATAAACTGTTGGGTCTCCATCATTCATTAGACAGGCTGCCAATGCTACTGTGCAAACTGTGTCATCAGTGTACATTGAACAATCATCAAATAATGGAAAATCTTTAGTTCTAATATTATCAAATTCATAAATTGATCCTACCACATCTCCTATAATCGCTCCAATCATATTTTACTATCCTATTTTTATAGTTGTCATATTTTGATAATTATGTCCAACCTTTACCTTAAATGGTATGTTATTAAATGTTTTTGTTATTAGTTGTACTATCAACTCCTTTTCCTCAAGGTATACATCGAACAAAAATGAGTCATAAGTATAAAGTACTAATTTTGTCTTTGATTCACCTAAACCTTTTAGGAGGTCAGTTAGGATGATGGAGTTAAACTCTGTTTCAAGGTTTTGCAACATGTAGTTGAAAATCTTTGTCTGATTTGGCCCTTCAATCAATTCTTTGGCTACTGGACGGTCAAACAGTAGTGTGGTGAGGGTTCCTGCCTCAAACTTGGTATGAATTGATTGTGCGAGAGCGTGAATAGAACTGAAAGGTTCAATCTCAAGTAGGTCTCTATGTATACCTCCATATATTTGTTTGAAGGTATAATCTTTTGGATTAACATCTTTTGGGTAGTGTTTAGATAGTTCTAAATAAACATCACCTTTTGGAAAATCCAAACCACATATCATGTATAATAGATACAAGTGAAATCCACTTAAATCTACTTCTAAGAGACAACCTTTATTTGAATATCTACTTATGAACCTTTTTCTACTTCCATTGTCTTTATTCAAGGCTGCATAATTCACTTGATTAAAGTGATTACTTGGTCGGCCTGTTAATGAATATGGATCATATTCGCAATATTCAAACATCAAAATTGTAATTTATAATGATCAAAGTTATCTATTTTTTTAATATCAAAACTATATTTAGGTCTTCTACTTTTACCATTAGAGTTAATTCCTTGATTCATAATTAGTAGATTATCTGTCTTTTCGATTACTATAAAATAGATGCTTGATAACTCTGCCTTTACTTTCCTAAGTCGTGATTTGTCAGTTCTAATTTCTCTTTTAAGTTCATACTTAGACTTTCCCCCTTTAAGATTAGAATGCCATTCCTTAAAAGAGCCATCGTTATCGTATTCTACATCAAACCTTGCTATTACTTCACCATGAGAACCATACTTCTTTAAAGAATGATCCATCCCCACTTTATCATTTAATATAACAGTTGTAGTACTGTTAGATGATGCTTTTAAATCCCAATTAAAACTTACTTTAAAGTCAAAGGTAACATTACCAAATGTATCTCCAATATTAAAATTTGATAATATATTTTTCGATTTATACTCAAAATAAAAACCTAACCATTCCAGTTGTTTCCAGTTATAGTTGGCTTGCTTTAGTTCAAGTATACAACTCATCCCATTATAAAATTTTGGTAAAACCTGTAACCTATTTGATATTTGTATTACATCATAATTCATTAACCCCAAACTCAAAATCAGTTATCAAATAACCATCTTCAATAATACTTGAAAACAATCCAACTTCCATTTTATACATGGTCTGAGTTGATAGGTTTTTGTATTCAATAGATGAGTAATGTTTTGGGAAGCATTCAACAAATTTTAAACTTGGAAAACTTCCAAAGAAATTTGAAAACCAACCTTGTACTACTTCTTGACTTCCGCTTCCACATTCTTTAAAATAATACATGACTTCCCAAAAACTTGGGTTATCAAAATTAGTTATAATATCATCAATCAAATACAATATTCTGTTTAAATATGTTTCAATTGTAGTTCCATTAAATACACTTGAAAGGTTATTAACTGCCTGTTTCATTATTACATAATCTTCAACTGCTCCAAGTACTCTTATTTTATTATACCCACACATGTACATACTATAAGTATAATAAGGAGATGCTGCTTCAAGAAATGCCGTTGAAAATGCAAGTTTTGCTGAATTTGTTGTTGTTGAAAAATTCAAAACGACATTATCTTTCTTCAAACCTTCTGGTATTAAGTCAAAAACTGCATCCAATAAACTATTTATTGGCATTACAACAGGGTCCATTGTAGGAACAGATACATTTTTCTTTTCTTCTGAATTTGTAAAAATTGATCTGTATTTATTTGGATTTTCAAGAACTGCACGACTTACCTCATTCAAGATTGTAAACCAAATGTAATCGGGCTTAACCTCAATACCATAATGGTTTGAATATCCATAGTGGAGGTAATCAATGTATGTTTTGTGGAAAACTTCTCCTTTAATATTATCTTTAAGATAAGCAGTTTTTTTAGTTGGAGATGTAATTATCTCATCATTTTTGTAAATGTATTCCATTAACTTTTGTTTAAATTGTGATTTTGAATTTCTTGTATTAGTTTACTTAAGTCTATATCATAGAATCCGCAATTATGGATGCTACCAAATTCAATTATTTTAAGTCCATCTGATGTATCTGCTATATCAATTACAAACATTTCTGATGGAGACCACTTAATTACCATCATTTGGGCAAAGTATTCTGCTGCTTCACTAAGATGGTCAACATTACTATACCTAACTTGCCTTCCAACTCTATACAAAGACCCTGTTATAACCTTTCCATTTACAATAAAGAACCTATATTCTTGATATATGTTTTTTATTGGAGCAACTTGTATTTTTATCCCTTCTTTGGGTTTACTTGTTGCAAATTGAATGGAAGTTAAATTATCTCCTGCTCTCAATACAGTTCCACTAAATGACTTATCATCAAGTACTGGACGCATGAACACATCATAATCAAGTGGTAGATTTAATTCTCCAATTGTTGTAATTTTGGAATCCCAGTTCAAACAGTCATCTTTAAAGACATTTGACCAAACTTCATAGTTAAAGTTGTCATTAAAATGGATTTTAACCCCTTGCTTTTGAGCAAGTTCGATGAATCGTATTGATCCAAAAGCCATTTCAATATCCTTAGCATCACAAGGTAATTCAAGCGATTCTGAGAATGGTATAAGGTTCACTATTTGATATGGAATTTCATATCTCTCAAGCAGTTCTGCTACTTGATTGTACTTCTCTTCTTTCCAGATGTTATTTTGTAGTATCCACATATTAATCAATTAAAACTGCTAAACGAATGTGATGTGCAATATCACCAACGGGTTGGTTGTTTGGCAACCATGCTATTAACTTTTTACTATTATACTCTTTTAAAATAGATGGAGTTACATCTGCATCTGGAAATATCCGTCTTGTTATCATTAGTTTCTCTTCAAATCCTTCTGGCACACCAAAAGGAGAGTCTAATACTTCTATTGTAGATTTATTAAAGGCTATACGTGGATATTTAACCTGAACAATATTATGACAGGTAAACCCTATTGCTTTTAAATCTTCTAAAGTATGTTCTTTAGGTGGTAGGTACTTTGGTATATAATCCATTAATTTCTATCTCCACTAAATTGTCTGCTATATTTTGATAGCGTCTAAATGAGTCTGTTACATTAAATTCCATTATTTGATTTAATAGTTTATCTTTTATATTTCGACAATACTCTAACTGCTTCATAATTGGTATGAAGTCATTAACGTTTGGGTATTCCTTGAAGTCTGTCCAATATCTTCTTATGACAGGACCAGCATCAAGGTTGAACCTTTGGTTTGTGTTGTACCAATATAACATCTCGACATCAAAAACATTATCTTTGTGTCGAAAGTCATATAAATACTTTTTTTTGTACACAAAACAATTGTCGTGTACAAAATCTCCCATTATGGAGGGATCAAACCTATATATGTCGTTATGATTGAAGCCCAGCAGCAATTCATTGTGAGTGTGTATATTGAATACATAGGCAAAAGATAGCCTGTTAACACACCAATGGGCTTTGGTATCGCTTAAAATAGGAACAATGATTTTAGGGTCATTTTTAAAAACTCCCTTCATCTGTTCTATGTTCGATGCGCTACCACAATTCATTTACCGCAAATGTACAACAAGTATTCTCACTTGTCAAGCCCATTAACAAATATTAACATTTCATTTGTAAAATTCGAGTGTATTTGGCAAAAAAGTGCCAATTCCGGGAAAATCAGGGGTGCTTATTTGTAAAATGTACTGGTTTAGGTACTGAGCATCTTCCTTTGGGATTTTGCTTATCTTCCAGTTTATGAGAAGTCTGTTGTATAGAACACCATTGATGCCCGGATTGTTCAAAGTGTTGACCTGATTATATTGTGTTGCATCTATCTCGACAATGGTGTTCAATGGGCTATTCCTTTTTTGAACAAAGAACCTATCAAACTTCCCTTTCTTGTAGTCTTCGGTTGTTGGTGCAGGTTGATAGTCTATTGGAGGAACATATCTGTTAATTTTGTTACCTGTTATCTGGTTATACCTTAATATGTCTTGAGTCGGGTTCATCTTCTTCTCAAACAACTCCACCGATTTGTCTGTTGGTCTAAACTCGCTGAACTTTTGGCCATTTGGCAAAACATGGTAGCCGCCAACATATTCTTCACCAGTTGACAACACAAACTCATTCCCATCAGTATACTGTCCTGTGAGAATTTGATGTAAATTATAGTATGGCTGCTGAATTATTGGCATCTTCTATCTTACGTTTATATATTGATCCATATCTATTGTACTTCTCTATAAGTTCTTTACTCCATCTAATATAGACATTTATATTGTTTACAGTTTTATGTAATTTTTCTATGTCTTCATCATAAACTGGCGCATCTAATTCAAAATCAATAGAATATGTGCAACGGACTTTATTATTTACTACTAAAAAATGAAATCCATTTGTTTTGTCATCTTCTTCAATTTTAAATTTCTTAACAACATCTTCATTTTTTATTCTATTTTTTTCGAACAACTCTTCTTTGGTTGTAAAACTTTTTTCTTCTTGGGATTCAAATACGCCATCAAAATCCATTTGACAATGACACCAAAGATTATGTTCTAAGTAATGCTTTTTCATATACTATTAAATTAGTTGTTCTAAGATCATTAATATTTTTATTGGGCTTACATCAATCTTTTTTTCTTTCTTATCTCCAACAGTCAGTTCATAAGCACACAAGGTTCTGTTGTTTGGAGACCTGTAAACAAAAATAGTGCCTTTACTGCCTTCATATTTATTTTCTAATAGTTCGGCTATCTTAACCATTTTCTCTATCTTTTGCAAAGTTTGGTCTGATGCTAATTCTTGGACTTTACTTTGTAAATGATTAAGTATCAAATGTTTCAACATAACAACATTTTTGATTTCTTCGTAAATTGCTTTTAGTTTCATAATGGTATATATTTTATGTTATCATAGTATGCAAGTATCCCATCTACCTGAGTAGACCAATCGGAATCTTGTATTTTTTGAGTTACACGAGTAACCATGAAATATGAGTTATAAGCATCTCTCCATTTCTTTGGAACTTGTGTGGTACTTATCCCATTTCCCGGAATGTATCCCCAAACTCCATCCAATTCTAAACTTATGCTTAATCCCGGATAGTGAATTGTTTCTTGGGTAACTGCATGTGGATTGTTTCTGTGTAATCGAACCATTATTGATTTTAGTGCATTAATGTCTTGGCCATTAAAAGCATTAGTTCCTAAATTTCCGGGGTCTCTCACTAAACAAATAAAATCTTCTTTTGCTTTAGCCCACTCATTTGAGGCAGATGTTTTTAATTCTGGTTTACAACCTCTTAATACAGTTACTGCATCACCATTTTTGCTTGAACCTACAAACATGGATGCTTTATATTCCTCTGAACCTACATTACTTGCCACTTCACATGATCTTGTTGTACCATCACCATCAATTGGATCAAATATAATAACTCTTAATTGATCACTTACTCCATAATTCTGATCTACAACCATTAAAATATGTTGTTTTTCTGGATGTTCAACCAATCTAAGTGCAATTGCTCCACCAGTACATGAACTTATGTGATCAGCAATTTTTTCAAAGAAGTCTGATATATTTATGATTGTTTGTGCTGTGTCTTTTACATCTGTATGATCTGCTTGTGCCTCTCTTGGTTTTGTTGCTGCATTTAATGCACCTACAACAGCATCCCTATGTATTAAAATATTTTGAAGTTTTATTTCTCCACCACCTAATGCAGCCTTTACTGCTCCTAAATTTTTACAATCTGCATCAAAGTCTTTTCCATTCCCTTCACTATTTTTATAGTTTCCTTTTCCAAGTATTAACATTGTCAATGGATCACCACTTGTAATAGATGGTGATATTTGACATTTAGAGTATTTTTTATCGAAGTCTAATTTTAAATCATTAAAATCTTTCCTATCTGTTGCTCCAATTCCACATGTCATTGCTCTAAGTAATTGATCATTTATTATTCTATTTACAATATATCCAAGTGTAACATATACTTGGTTATTTGTTGATTCTACTTCATTTCCAGTAAAGAAGAATGAACCAGCCCATGCAGATAATTTACCTAATGTATCCCTCATGTGATCACCTGTATAAAGTACAATTGCAGCACTTCCATCAAGCCCACTTCCCGGATTATAATTTACAAGTTGACCTCTATCAATAACCTCACCATCTTTTGCATCATCAATGCTAATAGTTCCGTTTATTTGTGCGTCTGCTGCTATTAATTGGGCAACACCTCTTACTGCATTTCTTGTTTGAGGTTTACCTGTGAAATATTTTATTGGTCCATCATTACCACTTGAACCTACACCTCCAATAGGATTACATCCATTACAAACTACTGCTTGCATGTCAAGGGTTTTAATTGCTGTTGAAGCAGAAACACCCGTAAATGAACAAATCCAAAATCCTTCCGATGTTGTATTAAATGCAAAGGTTGCTACTTTAAACCCTTTTAAAGAAATTCTTCCTTGACCATATCCCCAAGATTTTTTGTATCCAAATTTAACATCAATTATATTTCCCGGTAATAGGAAATTCTGTTGAACCTTTTGAAAGTCATCAATATCATAACATCTAATTTCTCCACTAACCTTTCTGGCAAGTCCCCAGTTTCCACCATATTCAATTGTAACAGATACTAAATCAGGCGAAGGTTTTATCTTTGGTGAATAAACATCGCTCCATGTTTCTTGAACAATTGGAAGAGTCATGTGTCCGCCTTTATTACCACAACTTTTATCATATCCAGTCACAGATGCCCATGCAGGATTTCTAACAGATGCAGACTTTCCGTTTGCTGTTTGAACCTTGTCCAATAACCCTCTTCGGTCTTTTATAATATCTTCTATATTACCTTCTGGATTTCTTCTGTATAAACTTTCAGCCATTATTTTTTAACCCAAATTCCTTTGTCTTTATCAAAGTCTAATGGTTTATAGTTGGCAATTTTCTTTACAGTTTTATTACCTCTTTTTTCGGATTGATTCACTTTCCAACCTCCATTAGCATTTTTACTTATCAATTCTATTTGATAGTCATCAGGATTGTGTTTGTGTACTAAAATATCACCTTCTTTAAAAGTGTCTGATAATGCCTCTTTGATTATTTGACTGTATAATTTTTTTAAATTCATATTACTCCTTTAAAATTGTGCCTCTCTAAATAATCCTTCAATGTCTCCACTATTAAGTGGATATGGAATTCTAAGTCTAATTCCTAATGGAGGGTGAATTGTTCCAGCATGTAATTTATTTGATTTTGCAAGGATAACCCAATACCTTGGGTCTCCATAATATTGATTTGCAAGGTTATCTAATCTATCTGACCTTTTAGTTATAATGTAAATGTCAGATGATCTTTTTTCAAATTTTGGGTAGTATAAGGTTTCATACCTTCTCTTCCCATTATTTGCTGTTATTTTGTCTACAAATTCTTCGTATCTCTGCATTATTTAATCCTTTTATATGAAATATCTATCTTCTGCACTTGGTCTCTTTCCTACACTATTTGCAAGTATTTTAATGCTTAAACTTACATCTGTGTATAATGGTCTATTGTCTACTGCTGCCCACGGATACTCTGGTTGCCAATCATAGGTTAATGAGGTTATTATGCCATAGCCTTTGATTAAACCTCCAATTTGAAACCTTACATGTGGTGCATTAAATCCATATCCACCCTGATATATTGGATACGTCATTCTTCCTAATCTTGCAAGCAATACTTCATGGTTATCTCTGTGTTCTTTTTCATTTAATCCAATTAATGCAAATGATACATTTAATGTTCTACTTGCACCTCCATACATAACCTTTGGGTCTGCTCTACCCATGTCAAAATATTCATTCCATTGTGGACTTGATGAATCCTGCAACGATGTTATATGTGCTTCAAATTTTAAATTAGAAGAGTCTACTGGTCCTTTTCCGGGGTCATGTCTATAGAAGTAAAAATACTCCTTACTAAATTCCGATCCGGGAGGTCCGTTTCTTGGTCTTGGCATTTTTTAACTTCCTATTATGAGTTATTTTCTTTCTTTATTATTGTTCCAACCTTTTGTCCATTCATTTGAAGTACAAGGTTCTTTTGTGCATCTGCTTCCATTAATTGAATCATTCTCATAAGCAACATTTCTAACTTCTTGGTTTCCATTCCCGGTCTGTTATAAATATCACTTCCACCACTATTATCACCATAATAAGAATTACTTACACTACTATTTGTTGAACCTGAGTTTCCATTAGATTCTTCATCTTTTGATTGCTTTGTTCCCGGAACAGTGTTTATTTTTACGTTTTGTGCTACTGACTCTTTTTTTGGAGTTTGTACTTCTGCTGTTTGAGTTTGCTGTGGCGCAACTTTAAATCCAATACTTGGTTCACTGTAGTTTTGAACATTACCACTTACAGTGTTTATTCTTTGATTCACATCTTGATCAAGCGATTTAACATCAATATCATTTAACTTTTTTATACTATCGAAGTCTGCATTTCCAAGTACATTAGAAAGTTCAAGAATAGAAGCGGCAAGTTGTGATATAACTTGATTAACTGTATTTAAAGGTTCTGCCAATACAGCAAGTCTTTCCAAATCTTTAATCGCATCACCACCAAATAATTTAGCAACTGATGTTCCTATTCCAACTGCACTAAATGCCATCATTGATGCTGATATTGCTGCTATTCCAGTTGCAACACCAAATAAAGATGTAATTGATATATTTGTTACCTCAATTAATGATAATGTTAAATCTTTTAATGGTTTAATATCTAAACCTTTCATTGAAATATTAATAGCCAAAACTGATCCTGCAAATGCAAGTAGTGATATTGAGGCTACTCCAATAGTTAAGGCTCCTGCAAGAATTAGTGGTGCAACTAATCCAAATCCTGCTGCTATAAGCCCAAATCCTGCTAATGCTGCTCCTGCTTTTTTAAGAGAATCCCATTCAATGTCATTGAACATTTTCATTCCTATTGCAAGTGGTATGATTGATGCACCTAATGCTGCAATACCTAATGATCCTGCCAACATCAATGCTAAGATAACTGGTGTACCAATAATAGCGGCTGATGCTGCAAGTCCAACCAAAGCAACACCTGCTTTAGCCAAACTTTCCCAGTCAACACTATTAAACATATTTAAAGCAAATGCAGTAGGAATTAAACTTGCACCTAATATTGCTATAGCAGCAGCACCAATCAAAATATCTCCTGATGCTTTACCCAATACTAATGCAGCAACTACAAGACCTCCAAGTGCTACAATACCTTTACCAATACTTTCCCAACTAACATTAGCAAAGTTTTCCAATGCTTTTGAAGTTATCCATAATGCTCCTGAAACCAAAACCAATGCTGCGGCTCCTTTAATGGCATCTGTTTTAAACGATGATAGTCCACGACCTATTCCCTTTAGTAAGTTCTCAATAGACTTACCTATGGCTGCTGTGAGGCTTTTAAGGGCATCTCCAACAAACTTTACAATGTCAAGTATAACAGATTTTATTGTGTCCCATGCACCTTTTATTATTTTTGATAATTTTTCAAATATTGAACCTGTTGATGATACTGTTTTTTCTGCTGATTTTGGAAGTTCTATTTTTGATGATTTTTTAGTTACAGTTTCTTCAACTTTTTCAGTGACTGATTTTATTGGGTTTAACTTATCCTTTACTTTATCAAAACTTCCTGCCAATGATTCACCTGTTTCAGGTAATGTTGACTTGCCAAAACTTGTTATTTTAGAAAATATTGATTTGCCATATGATCCTATTTTGCTAAATACTCCTTTTCCACTTGATTCAACATCTCCAAAACCTTTTGTTAATTTTCCTGCTATTGACCCAAAAATACCTTTTCCTGAATCTCCAACTTTTACTAATTTCTTTGATAATGTTTCAGTAACCTTTCCAAATCCACCTTCTATTCTCTTTTCAAATCTTCTTGAAAATACTTTTTCAACACTACCTTGTAATGCGTCAACTAAAAATGTTGAACCTCCCATTGCAGCCATTTCTATAATACCTTGCATTTGTGCGCCAGTTCCTGATAATTGCTGTGCTCCTTCCTTTTGTGCAAATACATAAGATGATAATGTCTTTGTAGCCATTACTGCCAATGCTTTTGTTCCTATCTCTGTTATTAATCCAAATGATTTTTTAATTGGACCAACTGGAATCAAATTTGCACTTTCTGCTTTAATTTCTTTAAGTTTCTTCTTGGAAATATCACTGCCTTTAGTTACACTACTTTCCATTTTATCATAACTTGCCATTGCCTCATTTGCAACTGCTTGACTTGTAGATACTCCCTCTGTTTTTATATCTTGTAAAAGTTTTGTTGTTGGTGATTTTGTAAACCCTTTATTTATGGAATCTGCTGCATTACTTACAGATGCTTTAATGTGTGTTACCATATCATCCATAGAAGTCTTTATACTTTCAACCATTCCAGACATAGATGATTGAACCTTTGTCGTCATATTTACAAGTGGGTCAGTACTTTCTTTTGCTGCATCTTCTGACTTTTTCCCAAGTGATCCAAACATTCCACCCATGCCACTTGTAAGTGAGCCAATTAATGTCCCAACCCCCGGAATAAAGGATAATATTGTTTTAAATACACCAACAACAGAACCTAATACAGCAGGCATTTTAAATAATAATGCCCAAGTTCCTATTGCAACACCAATTCCGTATATTGTATCTTTTACAAGATCAAATTTATACCCAAATAATGTAACTGTTGTATTTATTGGTTTTAATGTATCTCCCCAACCATCTAAATAACCTGTTATACTGCTTAATATAGTTCCAATGGCTTTAAAAGGCCATAACATTCCTTTAATAATGGGTGATATGGCCTTTATAAGTACTCCAACTATTTTAAGTCCACCCACAATAATATCAATAAATGGAGATACTGCATCTATTGCATCAGCAAACGATTCTGCTAGTGGAATTATGGCTTTTAATAGTACTCCTTTAATTTTATCCCATGCAACACTCAGTCTATCTGTCGATTGTAATTGTTGTAGTCTATCCCTTATTTGATCTTTGTTTAATTTAGAAATATCTCCCATTCTCTCTATATTGCCTTCCAGAGCCTCTTTCATTGGACCATCAAATGCTGCTAATTGCTCATTTAATTTAACACTTTTTCCTAATTCATCAGCACTCATTCCTAATGTTTTTGCAATTTTTGATCTTGTCAAATAATCCATTTTATTGAATTCGGCAGTTGTTCCAATATCGTTCATTATATCTCTGGTCATTCCTTCTATATCCCCTACTAAACCTTTGTCAAAGGCATTAGAGAAATCTATACCACCACCAGTCATAGCCTGTAATTCGTACATGTCTGTCATAAATGCTTCAAGATTAAGCATATTCTGTGCTATCTCCCCTGCCTTTTGAATAGACATTCCCATTCTTCTAATTTGGAGAGTTGCTTTTGCTGCTTCTGCTGGCATACCTGCAAAATAAGTTGCTACTGCATCGGCTCCATCAATTAAATCTTGACTTACTATTTGTGGACTTATTCCAGCCATTTCAGACATAAATCCTAAACTCTGTTGTAGGTTTAATGCTAAATCGTCATTTGCTCCTAACTGTGTAAACGTATTTTGTAATTTTGTTGCTTGCTCTGATCCATATCCAAATGCTTTACCTGCTTCACTGAGATTTATAGCCATCTCTTTAGAACCTTTTTCACTGAGGCTATAGAAGTTCTTTCCATACTGAATCATTTCAGTTTGGATTTGTGTTATATCTTCCATAGTTGTGAATTGGTTTTTTTGAGAAGTCAATATGTCTAACTGAACTCCATGTAGTTGTTTGGCTTGTAAGATGGAAATTTTCATCTCAGATGCCATTTGCTTATAAGTCTCTACTGCTGTTTTCAATGTTTGAAACAACAATGCACCAGCAGCAACCAATAAAGTCATAGGACTTAGTGCTGTTCTTATAGATGGTCCCATCTCTTTCATGTAAACACTCATAGATTCTGTTAAATCTCCACCTTGTTTTACATAATCTGAGAATTTTTCCATCCCTTTTTTATGGGCATCTAATAACCCTAATGATACTTTTGATATTCCAAGAAAATCACTAACACCTGATGGTAATAATCCATCAATATAATCAAATCCTTCACCTATCTTCTCAACAATTCCACGAGCAGCAGTTAATTTGCTGGTATACTTGCCTACAAGTGTTAGTCTACTTTTTTCAGTATTTATAGACTCCTGTAAAGTGCTTAAATCTCTATACCTTTCATCGAATTGTTGAAGCATTATTTTATTTGTATCATCTAATAATCCTTTGTACTTTACTATTTGATCATTTTGACTTTCGGATAATGTAACACCTTTACCTAAAAGGGATACCATATCTTTTAAGTTTGAACCTACAACATCTCCTAATTTATTGTCAGATACTATTTTAGTTAGTTGATCTAATACGTTTTGATATTCTGTAGTACCTTGTTCTAATAAACCAGCAGCAGTTGTTATATTTGATGTATTTACGTCAAAATTTATACCTTTTGTAAAATTCTGTGCAGCCATTTGTTTGGCCATCTTATCTTGTAAATCTGAATTTTTGCTGTAATATTCCTGTAATCCTTGTAGTCTCTTTGATTTCTCCTCATCTATACTATCAAGTGTCTTCTTAACTTCGTTGTTTAAATCGTCTGATAATGGATTAAAATGGAAATCTACTTGTATCATTGAGTCTGATGCTCTTTGTACTAATGCATCTATGTCTGACTGTATGTTATCAATCAAGATACTACCATTTTCCATACCTTTAAACATTCCATCAAACATACCAGTCAAGTCTACTTTCTTTTGAAGTAGTTTATCTGTTAATTGACTAATATCTCCTGTGCTTCCAGCAAGTGCATTTGCCTGTTTCTTACTTGCTTCTATTGCATCTGTTATTTTATTTTGACTTCTAAGTAATTTTGTAGAAAGGTCTATATTTGTTTCTATGGAATCTATTTGATCTTCAAGTAAATCTGTATAATCTTTTGCAGAGTCTATAACATCATCACTTAGATTATCAATCTCTTTGAACCTTTTTACAATATTTTTTAAGTCTTCATCTGTAGCCTTTCTTGCTTTAGCCCACTTCTTTATAAATTCATCTGTAAGACTAAATCCGTTGTCTTTTATAGTATCTATTAGTTTATTAGCATCGTCAGCACTTTCAACAAAACCAGAATTAAGCAAAGACATAACCTTCATCAACTCTCTGTTGATGCGGCTCTGTTCTGCACTTGCTGATGACATTACTTTTACTGCCTTAAAAAGGTCTTGTAACATCCTCTTAATTTCTTTACTGTCGTCTTGTGGTGGTTTTGTTGGCATTATTTATCCCTTTGACTATCTTTACATTTCTCATCTTCTGGATTTCTCTTGCAATAATCTTTCAATAACTTAATCGTATTTTCTGCTGATTTCTTCATCGTGTTCATTGCCTCTTTAACTTCCGGGTCATTTGGAAGTTCTTTCATTGCATCTCCAACCTTCTTATCTATTTGAAGGGCTGCAAACATTTTGGCAAGGGTTAAGAAGATATTTTCTTGGAGTATGGTTTGTTTTTTCATGTTTTCCTCTTGAATATGATATAAATATGATAAAATAAAAAATATTTAAACTTTATTTTGTTTTTTCGTTGAAGTGTTTTACCTTTGCACCTCATCATAAATATAAAACGAATATGAAGAAATTTACAGACATTGCTCAGTTTCGAAATGTTATTCGAGAGTTGAGAACACGCCATGATTACAAAGGCAAGACAGTGGTACTTTCAAAATCTTGAGTAATCTGTCACAAAAGTATGCTATATTTGTGACAAAAATAGGGGAGACGGTTTTACCGCTTCCCCTTATTTTTTTGTGCTTGTGCTTCTGCTGCTTTCTGTAGTTCACTCTTCAAGTTAGCAAACTTTAAATAATAGTAAGATCGAAGGTTAACAGGCATTTCATATAATTCAGTAAATGTAAAATTACTTGTAAGACTGTAATCTCCTGCATTCAAATTAACGGTTAGATCAAATATTTGATCCATAACCTTTTGATCATAATCCTGAGTCAGGCCAAAAAAATGATGGCCCGATGGCAACCGAAGTACGAAAGGGTTCTCCCGTATCGGAATCCTCCAATTCAATTTCCATATTTACTCCGGGTGTAATACTGGCAACATGTTCTCTAAACTTTCTTGAATCATTTGCCAAGAATTCATTCTCAATAAACAACTTGATGAACATTGGGTCTGAATTTCCATTTACTGCTGTTATAATCTGTTCCAACCTTGTTGTTATTTGTTTATCAGCAGCACCAACAGCACGATACTTCTTTAGTTTGTCCTGAATGGCCTTGTCATCCGCTACAGTCAATAATTTAAACTCTAAGGTGTATTTACCTACCCTATTCTCAAAAGTCCAACTAAAACGATTCTGATGCGGTTCTACTTGTTTTTCTATTACTTTATTCTCAAGGGTTGTTAAGTCAATATCTACTTTTTGTTTTTTACCAGATGGTGTGGTTACTTCTATTGGGTAAATCTCTCCATATCCATAAATTCGAGATGCAATCATAAGACCGTCTCTATCCCCAATTAACAAGTCATCATAGTTAAATTTTGGAGATACTATCATAGACTGTAAAAATTTATCAATCACAACTCCACTTTTAATATAAGATTCTGTTGTTAATATATTTTCCTCTTTTGCAGTCATAAACTTCATTTCTAAAGTTCCTGATGATAGTGGATGTCCTTCTGGATAGTAAACTCCCATTGAAGGTAATTCTATTAGGTTTGTAGGAAATATTCCTTTTTGTGGTGGTTCTGTGTGAACCTCTTGTGTTTTGTTTATTTTTACTGTTTCGCTCATATTTGTTTTTATTTATTAAAGTTTTAATTATGCTTGATCAAGTCCTTGTGGTTTAAAAGTAGCATAATCGTATGATATTACCATTGTAGGTTGTACAACCTCTTCGGCTCCCCAATCCAAGTCTCCGAAATTTATATTATTTGCAAATGCTCCTATTAATGTCCATGTTGCTATTGGAATATCACTTGGACTTAGTAATTGTATTTGTATGTCTTTTTTATAATCATCTCCATACTTATCTTCGCCTTTAACTATGTCTTGATGGAGTACATTCATGTAATCCCACAATTGTTCCATAGTCATCTTTTCATATGCGTACATTGATAAAGTTACATCATTCCACTTTGTCTTTCCCTTAACCTTTATCTGTGTGTTTCCGTACTCAAAGGTTATAGGAGCATTATCAATTGTTGGAAGATTTATAGCCTTACCATAAAATGTAACATCCTGTAAAGAACTAAATTGTATTTTAAATCTAAATGATAGTATTGGATCATATGCCTCTGGTGATAACCTTGCCATGTAATTTTCCCTGTTTAAAATGGTAGTAAATCAAATTCTGCATAATCATAACTTAATGTTAAGTTTACTTCTACAATACCCTCTTCTCCCCATCCCATATCTCCAAATGAAACACTATTGTAAAATGCACCTCTTAATTTCCATGTTCCTATTGGTAAACCCATTGGATTTAAAGATACTATTTGTAAATTATGCTTGTACGACCTTGCTCTAAAATCTGTTGCTGTTTTTGTTATTTGATGTTGTTGTAAATATGCATAAAACATAGGAACTGTTATCCCCTCAAATTGATAACAGGTCATACTTATATCGTTCCAGTTTGTCTTCCCCTTAACCTTTATATTTGAGTTTCCATATTCTAACTTTATAGGATTGTTCTCAAAGGTTGGCTGTTGGGCTGATTTAGCAAATAACGCTGCACCCGGCAATCGACTGGTTAATATCGTATACCGGAACTGTAACTGTGGATGAAGTATTTCTGGTCTTGCTAATCTCATATTCAATATAAATATCAAACCTTTGATAATTTTATCAATTGTTAATAATTTGCAAACGATTTGGTAGTTCAAAAACCTTCCAGTATCTTTGTACTATCAAAAAAGGAAACACAATGAAATATTTGAAAATTTACACTAATCAACCTGAACTGATTCCTGATTACCTAAAAGAGGCTTTAACATATGTTGGGCTTTTAATGGTTGATCTTGATCCCTTTGATGTTTTGGTTCAAATGATCCCATTTGAAAAGATGGAAGTCATTGAAAACGGAATTATAATTGAAACATTTTACTAAACCTTTAAATCTTTACACATGGATTTTATCTTTGATCTTTTGGGAATTCTTTTAAAATTTTTGTTTGGAACTACATTTGGTTGGTTGTGTACTTTGATCGGTGCAACTTGGATCATTACCACTTACCGAAAAAAGACAGGAGAGGTTGATTCCAGATTTGTTGAAACCAACCAAACTCGAAACGAACTTCGAAAAAGAAACAAGGCAGCAATGGAAAACCTTGACGGTCCACCTGTTAGTTCGAAAAATGTTCGAGGTGGTTATTACAATGAGTCCGAAAATACGATTGTAAACGGACAAATAGTTAAACCTCCTAAAAAATAAGTTTGTGAAACCGCCAATTGATTAGTCACTCAAAAACAAAAAGGGTTGCCCGCAATTAAGCAGGCAGCCCTTCTTTCTTTTATACCTTATGCTTACTCAGCAGGAGGAGTGTTAACTGAATTGTTCACATCAATAACTGCGGCTGTTAAGTCTAAGTTAGCGTCTGCGAATGCCTCAAGTGCGGCCTCTACATTTGCATCTGGGTGTGTTATAACCTTCTTCAAATTAGCACGGTATGTTGCTTCCTGTTCTTCTGTTAAAGAACCTACAAACGTACCAGCACCTTGTGTGATGCCTGCAATACCTGCAACATAGTCATCTAAGTTTGCATCAGGATCAACACCTTCAATTTTGTAAAGTGCATCCATAGCAGTTGCACCTGCAATAAAAGCCTTCTCTACAAGAACTTCAAGTTCGTCGTTTGTGAAATCTAATCCAGCAACAAGTTCGTCTATTACTGTTGATAATCTGTTTGACATTTGGAAATCTCCGTTTTTAAAAAAGTTTGTTTTACTTATTTTAAGTTTTTCATGTCAAGTGATGTTCTTGATCCTTGTAATGCAAGTAATGCAGTTCCAAGCCATTTTAAAACATCAGAAACACCTTGTGGAATTGTGATAACTCCAAGTAATGTGCCTTGATCTGCAAAGTAAATAATTGTACCTAAAATCAATACAATTAAGGTTGCTACTTTTGCATTTTTGGCTTTAAACTTATCCCATAATTGAACAAGTAATGCAGTTAAAAAATCATTCATTTTTATTTCTCCTATATATTTTTTGTTAAGAATACTCAGCGTGATCATAAGCGATTGTTAAATCTACTTGGATCACGTCATCTGTACCGTAATCCATTTCACCCCACTTCACCCCACTATAGAAGGCTCCTATGAGTTTCCAAGTTCCAACTGGTGTTGAACCATCTGGTGCAAGGATTTGAATCTGTAAATCGTGTTTATACGATGTTGCGTACTGGTCTTCTGCTCCGGGAACGGCTTGGTGTTGTTGTAAGTAATCCCAAAATTGTAAGGCTGTTATACCTTCAAATTGGTAACAACTCATGGTCAAATCGTCCCAACGTGTTTTTCCCTTAACCTTGAAATAATAGTTGATATGCTCAACTGAAACAGGGGCATTTTCAAAGCCGGGTTGTTGTGAACTACGTGCATAAAACTGTGCGCCGGGTAATTTTGATGTCAAAACCTTATATCTAAACTGTAGACTTGGTTTGTAGGCATCTGGTGTTACTACTCTTGGCATTTTATATTTCCTCTATTTTTCAGTCAACTTAATGACTTTACATATAACTATTATCTGGTTAAAATTTTTTATTCCTTCGCATCAACTGGGAATACTGCACCTGTTGGCAATACTACAAAGTCTACTATGATAAATTCGGCTGTTTTAGCAGGTTTCAAGTAGATTTGTGCTCTCATTTCATTTCTGTCAACAACGTCTGGGGTGTTATTTCTTTCGTCGATTATAATTCTATAATCGTATAAACCTTGTTGGTTTTGAACATTCCTGAAATATGGCTCCACTAACTCAATGAATTTCGCACGAGTTTCGACTGTGTTGTTCTCAAACACTAAATACTTAACTGTGTATGATACGAACCTTTTTGCGTCAATCAAAAGCCTTCTAACGTTAATACGGTCAAGTGCTGAACGTTTCTTCTGCAAGGTTTTTTGTCCCCATACTGTAATACCCTGACGAGGGAATGTAGCAATAGGATTTATAGACTTAATGTATAGATTATCTCTATCATTTTGAGTCATTAACCTTTCAGTTTGTATAACTGTATCCAATCCACCTCTATTCAAACCTGCTGGGGCAAACCAAGGATGTGCTACCAAGTCATTGAAAGAGTAAACTGCTGAAACAACTGCTGATGGTGGAACCCACACATTCCTTCCCAAATCTGGGTCTGGAATTTGACACCAAGGATAGTACATAGCAGCATAATTTGTATTACGTGCTTCTGCTGTCTGTTGTGCTTGTCCTACTGTAGAACCTTTATACGTTGGATCAATGATGTACATAATATCACCACGATCTTCACACATATTAATACCACGAGTTATTATCGCTCCATGACCTGTTGCATTATCCAACAATCCCGGTGTAAACAACAAATTGATGTCGTATTGGTCTTTGTTACTCAAAATGTCAATAGCGTCTTGGTAAGCAGTTTGTCCCCATCCACCTGATGCCGGATTAAATCCTTGTGTATTTACATCTTTAATGTTTTCATACATTGCTCTTGGGTGAAGTACATTACCCTCACTACCACCTGCAAAAGTTCCTGATGCAGCCTGTGGAAGTGATCCTGATAATGATCCTGCCCTTATCTGTCCTGCTGCATTCAAATATGCTAATGTGTTTTGCACACCTTCTACACGAATAAACCTTGATCTATTTGGAAATGATCCTGATCGTTCTAAATATGGAGCACCCGATGAATCGTATCTTAACGTATTTGTTTGGTCTCCAATTACACGAGAAATGTAATTAGTTGTATCTGGATCAAGACTCAATTGTGAGTATTGTTCTAATACTATTTTTCTATTTGGAAGATCATCACCCCTACGAATATAAAGATCAAATACACCTCTATTTTGGTCAACGTTTGCTATCTCCCAACGAATGTTGTAGGCAGAACCTGACAACAACAATCCATTTACTCCATCTTCATCAGAAGTTAATCCAGAGCCTGATACAGATGCTGATAATTGACCACTGTTTAGGGCTTCACCTTCACTAAGTCCTACAATCTTAAATGACATGTTATTAGCACCATATGACGCTGTTCCAGTAGATGCAGATACAGCATAAGAACCTGATGACCATACATAAGAATATGCTGGTTGATAGTTTCCATTAAGTATCCTAACTACTGTCATAACTTCACCATGACGCAAATACTCTTGTACACAGTGAGTTGTTAAATATTTATACATTCTCTGACTTGCACCAGAACCTGAAACAAATATATCTCCAAACCATCTTATGTATTCGCTATATGTACTAATAGGAGTAGGTGAAAAGGCTGGACCTCTAACAGTTGGTCCGATTACGGCTGCACCAACTGCTGGAATTTGCTGTGGTAAAAAACTTAAATCAAATTCCCTTGTAAAAACTCCCGCCGAAAGAAAGACATTATTACTTGCCATTCATATTCCTCATTATTTTAATTTGTAAGACTTGAAAATCCTACTGTTCATCTATAAATATTGTCAAAAAAATCGAAACCAATTACAACAATCCCTTCTTTCCAGATAGATTAATTGTCCTTATAGACTCTTGTATATTTAATGATGATCTCTGTAAAAATTTTTCTATTGGCTCAAACTTTTTATATCCAACATATACAAATCCTTCTTTAATTGTTAAAGCAGCATTTGGATATTTTCTGGCTATAATTCCACTAATATTTGTGAACCTTTTCTTTTGTTCTTCTGTCATTACAAAAGGTTCACTCTTAACAACAGGCTTCATTTTTCCAAATAGCCTTTCATAATTTTTCTTCAAATCCATTTTTTATCCTTATTTTCAACGAACATATATTTTTAATGGTACATAACTTAATTGTTTACTCATTGCATCTGCAATTGCACTTTTTCTTTCTAATTGTGCTTGCATAGATGTTGAATCTAATGTTTCTTTTAATTCTGTTAATAATGCTTCTTTTTCTGTTGCAGCAGCACTTAATAAATCTGATCCATTTAATGTAACCTCACCATCTGGAATTGGCATTGATGAGTATTTTGATCTAATATATCCCAACATTTCTTTACAGATTGCAAGGGTATATTTTCGTATCCACTGTTTACCAATTTCATTAATATATCTATATGTTATATTTTGATATGGTATATTAGATATGTCACTTATTTTACCTGAACCACCATCTCCGTTTAAATCAAAATTAGTACCTTCTGCATCAAGTGAATAATGGAACCATAAATTAAATGATGTACTTGGTATTGGGAATATTCTAAGTCTATTTCCAGTCAATTGAAAACTATATCCACTTTTCCTTATTTCATCATTAAATTCTATTTGCTGCATTCTCAATACATCATAGTATATTGGCATGAGCATATATGTTCCGGGTAAAGTGTAATTATTCCACCCAAATTCATTTGTTACTGCATCTGCAATTGTTCCTGCGGCTGGATCATTATATCGTACTGATGCAGGTTTTAATTTATGAAATATTTTTCTAATGGTAAATTGATCTGTAGCAAATGATCCTGTTTCAATTGTTGTATCATTTATTAAATTGTATACTTGTTTTCCCTGAACAACAGAAACCGATCCTGTGTAGTACGTTTGTGTTCCACCAGCACCAACCTCTGACCCATATGCTTTTGCTAACCTGAATATACCTCTTAGTGTCTGTGGGATGTATTTTCCAGACAGATTTGAACTTCCTGTTGGAAATCCTTGTAAATTAATTAAATTATCCCTTGCTTGGTAGAAATTAACTAAGGCTCCATATTCATTTGTCGCTTCTTCAAATGCAGCATAAAAATTAATTTCATTTAATTCTACATCTGCTATTGGAAAACCTAATCGAAGAGCAGCCCACTTTGCAGTAGATTCAGCGTCATCTTGGAAATCTGGATCATTATCATAAAAACCAAAGGGAGTATATGTTAATGGAAAGAAAGAACCTGATCCGGGCCAAATGTCTATGTTTGGGTCTGTTTGAGACATTAAACTTTTCCTACTACCCTATAAAGATACTGTGCTATTTTGTTAGCATCATCCCTTGAAAAAGAAATTTTTGTATTTGCCTTTTTGTCTTCTAATATAACCAAAGTACTACCAACATCAACCCATATATTTCCGAACCTTCTGGCTGTATTTGATACTGGCTTTTTTGGCTTAAAAGCATCAGGTTTCTCCATTGGAGGTTCTTCATTTAAAACAGACTCTACTAATTTCCTAACCCTCAATCGAAGTTTAGTTTCTAATTCTTTATTCATTTAACAGTCCTCTCCTTCTGGAAATAGTACTTTTAATTTTTGATATGCTTGTTCGTATATATTTGTCCAATTAGACAAATCATATTCGAATTCTATTTGAAACCAGTGTTGAACTTGTGCTCTATTTTCCCTTGCACCTTCATCAGGCCATACATAAATTAATGCTGTTGATTCTAATTTTTTAATCCACTTTAATTTTTGACTTCCATCTAGTAGATTTTCAAAAAATTCGTAGTCTGCACTCACACTATTTACATTCTGAACCTTTAGGTATGCTTCCTCTAAAAGGGTATCATCTGGTAATTGAAAATTTTTTACTTTTAATGCCATTTTATGCTTTTGATTTTTTGATTTTTGGTTTAGGTTCTACTATTTCTGGTTGAATTTCAGGTGTTTCTATTACTGTTACAACTGGTATTTCAACTGGTACTTCTTCTATAACAGGTTCTGGTTCAACTATAGGTGTTTTAACTTCTAAAGGTTTAACTGTTGCCTTAACTTTAGGTTCTACAATTTCTACTTTTTTTGATAACAGGTTCTGCCATGCAGCCCACTTACTATTTTGATTCATTTTGATCTCCTTTTAATATAAATATCTTTTTCTATTCTCAAAGAATTAATGCACATTCGTAAAACAATCCTGTTGCGTTTTGTGGTACTTTACAGTGAAGAAAACTCAATGTATTAGACCCATCTATTAATGTAGATAATGCTAATTTATTTTGTATTTGATCACCTACAGAACCAACAATTGTTGGAATTGGAGTTATAGGAGTTAACTCTCTATTTCTCACATCCAATCTAAAAACTCCAATTGGGCCTGCCCCGGTAGTAAATGGAGCATAAAAATAAATATATCTACCTTCTTTAGATATTCCATCATATACAAATCCCATTCCTGTTATTGGAGTTATTAAATTCGCATAGTTAGGTGTAGTGGAGTAACTAGACCAGACACCAGTAGCAGCACCTGATATATCTAATACGTCCATAGGATTTCCACCTGTAGCGGCTGCTCTGGTACTATATATCATAGATGGTTTAATAAATAGTGATGGATCAACAACCCCAAAAATTTGTTCTGAACCAATTCCAGCAGTTGATGGAGCAGATGTTCTGGCTGCCCAAGTTGAGGTATCCCATGTATTGGCCCCAACATTATAGTTGTAGACAGTTGTTGCATTTGTTAAAAATATAATTTTATCATTATCATTCTCAATAACAAACTTACAAGTTGATGAAGGTGTTACTGTCCAGTTAGAAGCCAATGTATAAACCGGACTTGGTCCTGCTGTGTGGGAAGTTATTCTTCTCCTTTGTCCTACTGCTGTTGGAGTTGTTGCATCTTCCACAATCCTAACTTGGAAGTTTCTAAATTGATTTGCTATTAAAGTAGCATCACCATTAGAAGATTGTCCTGTTATTGTCCCAGCAGCAGTTGCAGTAGCAAGTAAACAGTTCTTTGCCCATGAACCTGAATCATATGTAGATGCTCCAACTACAAAACCTTCTCCCGGATACCTATTATAAGGTACAAATGATTCATCTAATATTACTATATCGTTAAATACAACACCTACTGTTGCTGGAAGGTTTGTAGTGGATAATGCGACAGATGTAATGCCTGTTGCTATGTCATGGTTTCTCCATTCTTTTGAAGCGCCTGTTGACAACATCCATAATTTACCAGAAAGTAATTCATATCTACTACCTGATGTTGGTGTAAAGGTTAGTGGTTCATTCAAATATACTTGAATAGTAGACCCAGATGAATTTGCTACTATTCTTCTTTCTTCTATTTTCCCAGAAGAACCCGAATTATTATCAATAATCCTTAATATATACCCAAGACCATCCCCTCGGTCTGCAAGTTGATTTATATCTACGTTTCCAGTTGATATATTATTTAACCATAACATTGAAGTGGTTGCAGAACCTGTTGGTTGTGCTGATGAACCTGATATTGATCCAGTTGGACCACCAGAGGGCTGAAAATCCCAAGCCACAGCACTTGTTACTGTTCCTCCTAATGTTTGAGAGAATTGATTGTTTTTCCATCCGTTTGTAGTGGCATTATATGATTGGTATATTGTTGTAGATGCTATAAACAAGTATTTCCTTGGATCAGCATAGTTTCTACTTCTCCTATCAAATGCAAACCCCCCGTTAACACTTCCTGCTGGTACACCATAAGTGGCAGTTGGTTGTACTGCTATACCACGCCATTGTATTTTATCTAAGTATTTTTTACTATTATTTGTTATTGCCATACTGTATTATTTTAAGTGGTTATTAATTGTAATCTGGTGTTTTGAAATGCTATATTTAATAATTGATCATTAATAGATATTGTCGTAGGTACACCAGAACTTTGGTTTAATGTGGTAACAGTTGATACAGTGGTAACAGTTGATACAGTAGTAACAGCAGAGCAAGTTCCCAATGATGTTAAAACACCAGACGTTATTTTAAGACCTCCTACCGCATCTACAAAATTTGGGTTAGCAACAATTTTAATTAACTCTTTAATTTCTATTGCCAAATCAGATATATTAGTGTCTTGGTTATCTGAGTTATCATAAAAAATCTGTAATACATCTGAATTAGAATATGATGTTGTGTCAAATTCCAAAGTTAATACATTATTTGCAAAATTTGTATACCCATATCCACTAATATATGGATTGTATATTATTGTTTCTCTTGTTAAATTAACGATAATCAATACTTGCCATATCCTTAAATCATATATACCAGACAGTGTAATTGTCTTAGTTGCCGCATTGAACAGGTATGAACTATTACCATTACCTACTATTTTTTTACTCATGTTTTATCCTAATGCTATTGCAAATGCTATTGCTTGTCCTGCTGTTATACCACCACCTACATTTGTTAACCTTGATCCATCTCCTGCAAATGCACTTGCACTTACTAAACCTGATGATGATATTGTCATTCTAACATTTTGTGGACCTCCAACTACAAAATCAATACTTGATGATGGATGTGTAGTTGGTGTTAGGTTTCCTATTATTAATTTTGATCCTGTTGTATATAAATATGCATCATTTGCTTTTCCTAAAAATTGTGGTTGATTATATCCACTTCCATTGATTCCCATATCAATGTAATTTCCAATCTCTGTCCCAGTATCATTTGTTGCAACTATATCTGATGATGCAGTTGTTGCAGTATTTTTATTTTGAATGTTTAACTGTAAATAATTATCAATATTCCCACTTGCTGTAATAGCATTAATTGAAGTTGCACCTGATAATTTAAGAACCTTTAATATTTTATCAAATAAAAAGTCTGATGAACCTGATATTGATCCTGCATCATTAAATTGTACTGATTGATTTGGCCCGGCTGGATTTGCTGATGCCACTATTCCTGTTAATCCAGAGCCGTCTCCTACAAACGAACTTGATATTTGTCCTACTACATTAATACTTCCAGTAACATTAATACTTCCAGTAACAATTTGATTAGACTTAAATATATTGGAACCTGTTGTGGCGTATGAAGCAGTGTTTTGTTCAATTATACCAAGTCTTAATAAAATTGATTCAGTTACTGTATTTAAACTTCCAGTTGTTTGCTCTAAATGAAATATTCTATTTGAAAATGAACTTGATAGTGTTGTAAAAGAACCTGATATATCACTTGATATTTGACTTGATGAAGATACTACACCACGGCCTTTTCCCTCATACTTAATGTCATATGAAGAACTTATTTGATCACTTCCTGATACAATATTTGGAATTAAGTTGTTTATCTGCTGACTGGAACTAAGTAATCCAGTTGGCGTATTTGTTATTTGATTATAATTTACTTGTGCTGATGCACTAAACAATACACTTGGTCTATTTAATAAATTATTATAATCTACTTGTTGACTGGAACTTATAAACCCATTAGAACTGCTTAAAATTCCAGAAGGTATTCCCGTAATCTGACTATATATTACTTGTGAAGAACCTGAAAATAATGACTTACTATCATATACAGATAGTCTATTGGCCAAAGAAGATGATACGTTTGTAAATGCTCCACTTATCTCAGTTTTTATAGCATATGAAGATGTACCATTTTCTAACCTTTGTATTTTGGTATCTGTTGAACTGGTATAAGTGTTGTAACTTGATGTAAATGTATTCTGTAAAAAAGAACTTGTAGAAAATGATCCAGATATTTGTTGAAAATTTACCTGCTGAGAAGACGATATAAGAGACTTTGACTCAAATACAGTTATTCTCCCACTCAAAGCATTTGATGCGCTTAGAAATGATCCTGAGATGTCAGAGCCTATCTGTGCAGATGAAGATATTAAATTAGTACCCCGTTGCTCATATCTCAAATCATATGAACCTGTTAACTGTTCCGATCCTGATACTAAATTGGAAGGTAGGTATGCTATAACTTGTTGACTTGAACTAACTATTCCAGATGGTGGAGTGTATTCACCTCCATCACTTCCTTTTGGTCCTTGTGGTCCGGGTTCATATATTTCTACTATAGAAGGAGGGTTCTCTTCTACTGCAATTACAGTTATTTCACTATTTGACTCAAAAACCTGTAATTTAACATCGTCTCCATCTATAATATAAACTTGATCTGGCATTAAATCATCTCGTCACTTCTTTTAAAACCTTTACTGTTCCACTTATTAATTCTTTAACATACTGATTTACTCCTGAACCTGAATATATTTCTATATCTATAAAAGCATTATCAAAATTAAATTGGCTTGATGAATATGCACTTATAACCATTCCAATACTACCACTACTTCTTGGTAGAACAACAGATGCACTTGTTGGAGTCATGTAAAATCCAGTTCCATCAGGTTGAACAGAACTGGAAATATTACATAAAATTACATTAGATGTATAGGTAGGTCTTATCTGACCACGAACCTCGTAGCCAGTAAAATCAAAAGGAACTAGTGGATTGCCAGTTTTATAGACAAATCTCCTTTCAAAGGTTTTACCCTGTTTTATTACAAACGAATACCTAGACATAAACTTCCCTATTTATGGGTGATTAAACCCAAGCAGCCCAACTTGCTGTTACACCCGTTGATGCTGGTACAAATCCTGATCCTGTTGCATAAAATCTCAATGTTGATCCTGATGCATTTGTATTTACAACTGTAATTGAATATTGTGGAGTTGTTGTTGATGATCCATAATTTACTGAATTAGCAATTACAACACTTGGTGCTGATATTAATGAGTGTGTTATAACAATTGATCCAGAGTTATCCGTTGATCCAGATGTTAAACCTTTAGCAAATACTGCTGTTTGATAATCAAATTGTTGGTAAGGTTGAAATTTTGCTCTTGGCATTTTTAATCCTCGTTTTTATCTGTGTAATAATGACATTATTTTAGGTGCTATTGCTTTCATTGCGGCTGTTATACCATCAATAACTTCTGTTGTTTTTATCGCTGCTTTCATGCCCTGTACTAACAACTCACTACTAAAAAATGTTGATTTAATTGTTGTAACAATTTCTTCCAGTGTGTGTCCTAATAACCCTGCCATAACACCAGTGAATATTAGTTTAGCAATAAGTTCCTTTTTATCTGGGTCTTTTGTCATCATACCGGCTACTTTTTCAAATATCCACATAACCTTTTCATGGTATTTTTCAGCAAATTCAAGTATCTTATTTGCTATTTCTGGTTCACCTAAACCAAGACCTAAATATTTTTTAAGTAATTTGTCTATACTACTCTGCAAAAAGGACACAAATTTACCAAACATCTTAACAATAAATGGGCCTGATAGTAGTAAACCAATAACTGTGGATACCCCTTCATTTACCAGTGTCTTATTTCTACAAATTCTTACAACATCTTCGCTTAATATATCCAACCCTTTTAAAAATTGTTTTTCGAAATGTATCTCTACTACAATTCTCCTTACTTTCCTTCTTAGGGCATTTTCTAATACTTTATTCTGCATTTAATTTATCCTTTATTTAATAATTCTAATACTTCAAACACAGCCGGATGTCTGTGATTTTCTAACAATTGAGTTATATAAACAGAACTACAATCTTCTAATTTTTTTATTTCAGATGCAGCACTACCATTATAACCCGTTTTAATATCTATTTGGTTTACATCTCCACAAAATATCATTCTACTATTTTGTCCCAACCTTCCTATGCACATTTGCAGTTGTGATTTTGTTAAATTTTGATACTCATCTACAATACAAATCGCATCTTCAAAAGTCCTTCCTCTAAAGTGACTTAAAGCCACTATTTCCACAATACCATCTTTTTCTAATTGATCCCACTTTTCTTTCTTATTGTAGAATTTTCTAAGGTTGTGTTTTATAGGAACAAGCCAAGGGTCCAATTTATCTTCAATACTTCCCGGTAAGAATCCATTATCTTCTGTTGCCACTGTTGGCCGGGTTATCACTATCTTTGTTATATTCTTCTTAAATAACTGATCTGTTGCTGTTGCTGTTGCTAATAATGTTTTCCCAGAACCTGCTTTTCCATGTATAAATGAAAATGGATGTGATAATATTTGCTCTTTTGCTAACTTTTGTTCTTCGTTAAGTTGAATGTCGAACTTGATATTCTTTTCTCTTTCTTCTTTAACCAATTTAACCTCCACATTATGATTATTTGACTAAATTAGTCATATCATAAATATCCATACTAAAAACAAAAACCGCTTACAATTTTTCAACTGTAAGCGGAAAATAACAATCACCCTTTATTTGTATTTCTAATCTTTCTCATTGTAGAACCTTGCCCTTTTTGCAGATTCCCTAACTCCATTTCCCTTAAATAAACTTTCAATGAAGTCGAACAAAATAAATCCAATTCTTTTCATATTTAATTTTCTTCTGAGTATGATGTAATTATAGTTACATCTGGATTTGATTTAATAATCTCAGATGTTAATGTTGTTGTGTCTACCAATATTGGATACTTTCTGTTATTAAGTAATACTGGGATTTCATTTTCAAACTGATCAAGATGAGACACTATTATTGTTTTGTTAACCTTTACATTGTGATAACATGAATCAGATTCAATTGCATAATTTAATAAATCAATAGATAATGGAGCCTTTCTAAATTCTCCCTGCCAAGGATTATTTACATTTGTCTCATTTTCATTGTTTATTAAACCTATACTAAACTCTTCTCCGAATAATGGCCCATTCCCATGTCGGGTTTGATAACATCGAGTTAAGTAATATATGTCAACATAGTCAACCACATAATTACCCAACATCTCCATTACATTTTTACTTGTTGTTGCACTCCTCGTTACATGAGGGAAAATTCCATGTTCCCTATCCAAAAGTATCCCCTGTGCTCCTTCGAAAATAAAATGCTCAGTATCTTTTTTATTAAGCATTTCATATTCTGTTTTTAAGGTTATAACCTTTGAGCATTCCAAACAGTCTTTTATAAAATCTTCAACATGAAAATAGTGGTGCCTTAGATGAAATGCTGATTTTAGCATCAATAACTTCTGTCTCAGTATCCATTCACAACCTAAATCTTTTGCAAAGATTCTATGGGAATGTTCTAATGTTTCATGTCGTTCTACTGTTTTACCAAATCCAGAGCCTACACTTCCATGAGCATTAATACCATCTTCATATCTGTTATGGCTAATATCAAACGGTGTTGTGATCATAACCATTGGATCAACATATAAAACAGGGTTTGCTCCCTTCACTTTTAAGTCTTCAAATTCCTTCAATAATGCAGAAGGAAATATGGTACAATATTTTGACCAAAAGGTAGGAGTTCCATTTAATGTTCCGCTACCAAATGACGAAAATACGTGTCTTGTTCCATTATGAACAACTGTGTGACCTGCTTGATGACCGCCATTAAAGCGAATCACCAAGGACTTGGCTGGATTTGATTTTGATAGAAAGTTCGTTACCTTACCTTTCCCTTCATCTCCAAATCCAGCACCAAGTACAATGGATATTTTCATGCTGTTAAATTTATAAATTCAATTAAACCTGCTTCTGTTGATTTTTTAGATTTCCAATGGAATGGGTAGGAAACCCACATATTTGCAACGAACCGATCACTCAAGAATAATTTTTTATCTGGTGATCGGTAAATTTCATAAGGTGGATCACCTTCTAATATACCAGTGGCTTCATACCCACTTTCAATTAGTATTCGAATAACCCTTTCCTTTTGCATAATTTAGAATTCAATGACTGATGCAGTACTAACTGCTGTTGATGAATTGATGTTAACCAATGCATTACTTACAGATGCAGCAATTCCTGTACCAAAGGATGACAATACACTTGCCTTATCTGCTCCTTCCATTACAGAAATAGTTGTTGCAATAGTTTCTGCTAAGTTATCAGAATCATCTAAAACAAGGAACCTTTCACCAAGTAGTCTCTTCCACTGAGTTTCAACTGCATGAGTTGGTCGGCTGTCTGCACAATGGATGTGAAATACATGGTATTTCTGCTGTGCTTCCCTCAACAGTTGTTCTGCTGTAAAATCTGCTTCTGGATTGTATCCCAATAATTCCTGAACCTTTGCCTTTGAAACAAGTTCGTGTGTATTCTCATCACCTACCGTAAATAGGTAGCCCTTTTTACCTCTCTTCTCAAAACAATCAATCGAAGTATGCCGTGCTGCAACGAGCCAAGCAAGAAGATATGACTCTTCCCCTGATCCACCTCCATTGCCTTCGAGATAAAGCCCTGTGAGCCATTTATTGAGTTCTGGTGTACCTGACTCAAACTGCCCTACTTGTAGGGGGGATTTATCAGAATAGTGATCCCCAATTCCACCAAATAAAACTGCTGGATCAGCAATTTTGTGAGCCAGTAATGTTTCAATTAATGCTCCCAATTTATTTTTGATTAAATGCAATGGGATAGTTCCCATACTTCCAGTTTCATCAAGCCATAATTGAATGGCAAGACTATTTGGGTTTGCTACAGAATCCCTACTTTCCCTCATTTTAAGGTCCATAGGATTCATTCCAACATCTACCGTTTTATTGGTAAAGATTGCAGCCTTTGGTTTACTTGCATATGTAGTTCTTAGACTATCATACGTTGCACTTGAATAACGACTTCCGCCCATATTATTATATTGTTAATTTGTGAAAAATGCGAGGACTTCTATCCAGAATTTTTTGATATGTAAAATACCCTTCCAACAAAGTGTTGTCATATGATAGTAAAAAATCAACAAGTTCTGGGGATATATTCCCCCTGAGTGTATTAGCAAAACCTGACTTATCACCTAAAACATAGGTAGCAAGGTGTTTTGCCATTAATAAATCAATTTCTGGTATAGATCGTTTTGTTGAAAATACATCTATTGGATACCATGTTTTATATGGATGTATTCCAATAGCCGACTTCATTGCAGAATTTACTGGAACTAAATGATAAAAACTTATTACCTGAATTCCATGTTCTTCTGGGCAAATCATTACGGAATTTGGATTTAATCCAGCATGAGTATGTCCACTCTTTTCGTTTAACAATGTTGAAAACTCAAGTAGCCTGTTTAAAAACCATCGACCATGTTTTTCTTCTAAGGTTAAACCTTGAATTAGGTATGGATCGTGTTGTAAATGTACTTTTAGACAATCAGCCTGTAATTCCATTTTTTCAGGAATAAAACGATCAAACGGTGTTGCAATTGGATCAACAGAACCTTTTATTTTATTGTAGTTATCGTAACTTAATTTCAACTTATCCATTGGACCATAAAAGGTCAGGATACCATCTTTAAATACTATCCTTGAACAAATTTCATCAGAAAATTCAATACCATTTTCAAGTATTTCTTTATATCTTAATAATACCTGTAAAGCCTTATGTGCATTTTCATCTGCTGTTTTATCAGGATGTAAATGTTTGCTCCAATCTCTAAACTGAGTCTTCCAAATATTTAGATCGAATATATCACTTGGCTTCTTTGATTCTAATATTTTTCTAATGTTCATATAAATAAAAATTATTGTAATTAAAGTGTTCTATAAGTTGCCGGGTTTGGCTCTTTTCAGGATAACCAAACAATGTAACCATAACTGACTGTGGACAATCGTGGGAAATAACGATTTTTGGTTTATATTTTATATATGCATCAAATGCTTCTAAGCCCTCAGCATAGTTAAGTTCTTCATTTGCAAACCAGTCTACTCCTTCTCTTCTATGAACCTTGTCTATAGAGTCTGCTCCACGAACAGTGAAAATGTCAAACTTATCAAAATAATTCCAATTCCCTAATGACACATAATGATCATCAACATATGGAAGGTAGTCATGGTTTCCCATATTTATGAAATGATTATACCCCTGAACATGTTGTTCATGCCAATCCCATTCTTTCTCAAAACCAAAATCACCAACACAAATGCTAATATTGCATTGGTCGGTGATTTCTTTATATTCTTTGATGTGACCATGCACATCTCCAATTACAGTAACATTCATATCTTATGATTTTGCCACAAAGGTATGGCTTATGGTTTTATATTCCAAATATTTTAACCATTAAATTTTCACTATTTTGTAAACCTTTCCGTTTACCCTCAAAAAGTAAACACCTGATGGTAAATTAGTTATATCTGTGCAGTTACCATCTATCTCAAATTCTGACACTTTCAACCCTCTAACATCATATAACAATGCTTTTCCAAAAGTATTTGAAAACCTAAATATACCACTTGTTGGATTAGGTGTTATAACATCTGGTTGATCTACAAGGTTTGCAGGTGTTGTAAATATAAAAGTATTAGACCAAGTTGAACACTGATTCTTTACTCTCCACTCATATGTCGATGCCGGGGTGAATCCATAAAAATGAACAGTTGGATTTACAAATGAACTTCCTATTGTTGAAAAATTAGGTGATCCCGGAAACTTTAACTGAATTTGATATGGTGGATTTCCTGCTTGCCATGAAAATATGGCAGATGTCGATGTAAGACTTGTGACTTGTAAGTTTATAGGAGCAGGACATCCTGTTCCACCTGAAAGTGTTACAAATTGTACTATTGGGCCATAATTTTGATTACAATCTGGTCTAACCCTTACCATGTAACTTGTATTTGGTGTAAGATTAGTTAGTGTTAAGGAAGTACTTGGTATCAATCCAAACTCTATCCAGTTAGTTACACTTGAGGCTTTATATTGTAGATTATAAGTAGTTACTCCATTTAACGGAGTCCAAAATACCATTGCACTTGTCTGTGTTATGTTTGATGTACTTGGTAAAATTAGTGTATTACATCCATTACCACCACCTGAACCTGTTGTTGTAAATACTACTGGTACTGTGTAGTTTGAGCAATCTGTTTTAACCTGCCAGTGGTATTGTGTATTTGTAACTAATCCAGTAATTGTATAACTTGTATTAAGTCCTACTGATACTGTAGTCCACATTGTCCCTACAACAGGTTTGTATTGAATTGTGTAAGACTGTGATCCGGCTACTGCTGACCATTGTATTGTGGCAGTTGTATTTGTTATTCCTGTTGTTTGTAAATTTGTTGGAGCCGCACTTGTTCCTGTTAAACAGGGTGCATTGTTAAATTTATTTCGTATTAAATTTCCCGGAACTGGACCAAATCCATTTGCAAAGTTAATCCCATATTGAGTTAAGTGGCAATAACTCATAATAGTTCCACCATTAACAGGTGTTGGGCCGGGAGGACATCCACCCTCTGTTGGAACACAATTGTCTAATGCTCCATTAGGCCAATTACATGACTGGGTATGCCATGATCCAATATTATGACCAAGTTCATGTGTAACTACTTCTACTGACCATGAATATGTTGGTACATTTTGAAATGTAGTGGTTATAGCACTTACTCCAAATGCATAACTTTTAATACATAAAACATCTACATAGGCAATCCCACCTCCAAGATTTCTTGTACTTAAAAAGTGTGCAAGGTTCCCATTAAAATTAGAGCCTAATGTATTTCTAAATGCATTTAATACACTTGAGGTGTTGGTGTATGGGATGTATGGGTCTGGTGTATTCCAAACCTTTATTTGGGATATTTGAACTGTTATTTGTTCATTGGTGTACAACATTGATATTTGATTAAACAATGCTGTTATGTAGTTCACTGTATTTGTAACACTTGAACCTTTGTCTTGGTATAATTTGTAGTCTGCTTCAAAGTATATTTGAATGGCCTTACAAGCCACTGTAGGCGATTCTGAGACACTTACTGGACTTGGGGCATCCTGAGTATAGCATTCGAATGGAACTGCTCTCTCAGAGGGTATTAGACGCATTGTGTAAGGTTTAGATTTTTGTCCTGATATTTCATAGTTTCCTGTTTGATCAGAAAAACTACAAATTACATCACCTTTGTACATTGATACAGTTGCCACTGAGTTTGGAAGATTATCAATATTGCCTTGATAAAAGGTTCCTTGTACATCTGTTATAATTTCCCCACTACTTGTCTCTACAAAAAAATCTTCGGATAATATATCAACCTTATGTAGATTCAAACCAAAACCTTTTCCCGGAATATCTACATGGATATTTGTTGTATTAGTGGTCTTTAGTGTATTGGTTGCAATATCATTTACTATACCTGATTTAAAAAGAGGTATGTCTTGGTATATTCTATTTTGAGCACTTAAATTAAGTCCTACTAATATACTCAGTATTGATAGTAAATATTTCATTTTTTTAATCTCCTTAATTTGGATGTGTATTATAAATATCCAAATTAAAAACCTTAACTAATCTATGTCTACTGGCTTTTTTAGCAAGTATCTTACTATAAAGAAAGTAATTACACATAACAATGCAATAACAAGTTTAATTTGCATATCAGCCAATCTTGGAACCATTATATTTATTCCAAATATTTTCATATTCCAAAAATGTCCAGTTGGATCATCTGTCCCCATGTAATCCCAGTTGTTTCCGGGAATTATATTAATAAATAATTTTTGTAGGAATGCTGATGGAGACACAGCCAAAATAAGCCACCATAATTGTTTTAAAGGCTTTTTGCTTGAGAAGAAGTATGTTCCTGCTATTGCGGTCTGGTGTAAGAAGGTCCATAAATGAATATCACTAAAATAAAACTTTGGGTGTGCAAACGATAAGCCAAGCATTGTACAACAAAGTATTGATCCAAACATACCTATTAATGATAAGGCAATAGTCCAATCATTCATACCGGCTATATTTTTGTAGGTATTTTCATACAATTCAAGGAATGTGAATATGGCCAATACAAATAGAACAGGCCATACCCATGTACTGTTTGCATAGTATAGCCCATTTACAATTCCTGATAACATTCTATTCAGGATGAATATACAATAATTTCTTGTCATTTCTTATTATCCAAATTTCTACCTATGTGGTATCCATCACAATAAAGGCATTTATAGTTTGAATAGTAGGTTCCATTTTTATCCATCATCTGCTTTGCCACTCTAACAGCCGTCTTTTTGGTATTATACATTACTTTTGCTGTTCCATCATCTCTAAAGTGTGATCTTTTAGAACAAAGACCAATTAAATGACCTTTCCATAAATTCTTTATGAACCTTGATATTGGTAGTTGATCCCTAAAAGCGAGTATTATGTTTTTTAATTTCATTACTCAAGTGCTTTCCAAAGTCCCCAAGCAACAAACCAGACTAAACTAATAAACCAAAGGATTACGGTTAATGTAATCCAATTTTCTTTTGAATCTATTGGTTGTATATCTGCCTCTGATAACTTAAACGTTAACTTTTCCCCAATAACTGCATTTGCGTATGCTGTTGGAGTTACTTTAATATCAAAGGTTCGACCATCATTATTTAACACTAAAATAAAATGAGCCTGAACTTTGTACCCAGCACTCGTTTGTAATTTATGTGTTACTATGCAATCATAATAGTAATCTGTTGTATAGTTTCCTACCTTATAATGATAGGTTACAAATGCCAACAAACATATTAAAATTGAAATTGCTAATCCTGTATATTTTTTCATTTTATTAAATTTTTTACTACTGGCTTACTCATCCAGTGTTGATCGGTTTGAACGTGTCCTTTGCGGACATATTTAGCAACATTCTTTTGAAAATCATTATAATGGTAAGATGTTGTATTTCTGACTACATAACCTTCCTGAGTGTTCAAGTCTATTTGCCAACCTTTTATCATTTCTAAGTCAAATTGACCTCTATACCAAACAGGTACAAATTTCAATCCAAAGAGGTTACACCACTCAGTAGTGTCATCTACTGATAAACATAGGTTATCTTGATTGTAGATTGCAAACACATAAAAATAAGTTTCTAATTTATCATAGAAAATACTGTGATGTGCAAAGCAGTTTTCACCAACAATTCTCCAATCTTCTGGAATATCATTTTTAATTTGACCATGAAGTGATTTAACCCAACTTCTGCTTGGATGATCACCTGAGTAAACTGATCTTGCATGGATGTGATCTTTATACATGCTTGTATTTTCGCCATCCAATTTTTCAGTCAGTATAATTTCTTTGCCTGTAAAATTTTCTATTACATCTGACAATGGCATTTCCCTATCATCATTTTGAAGTCCGAGACTCCAAGGGAAGTGGAGAGTTTTTCCATATTTATATCGTATAGATGCCATTTCTTATTTATTTATCAATTGTTTCCATCTATCTTCACAGAACCTTAGATAATCTTCCGGTTCAAGGCCATAATTTCCTATTGCCCAACCATCATTAGGTTCAATTAAAAAGGTTAAAGGTTCGCCACCATAATTAAATACACCAAAATCCAAAGTAAAACTAATATTATCAAGGTTGTCAATTGCAAAATCTACAACCCTTCTAATGTCATATTTATTTGGGAAAATAAAATGATCTCCTTTGTAGTGTTTTATGCCAACAACCTTTTTTCGGTTTACATAGACACGCCATTCACTGAATATTGGATCAACTACTTGCTGAACCATCAATTCACCTGTAAAGTCCCTAAGAACTAATTCTGCATCACTTTTACTCAAGACTTGAGTACCAGTAAATGCTTTAATATCTTTGTAAGGTTTTACAAAAGCGGGCCATTCTTCATTCTCCTTTAAAAAGGTTTCAACTTCTGTTGTGTACCACTTTCTTCTCAAAAAAGTGCTAAAAGGTTTTATATCAATGGCACTTGGAACAAGAATGTTGTTCTCTTCCATCCATTTCATACACCATTCAACAGAACCAATTAAACAAGTTGCATCTGATCCCGGCATTTTCCAATGTTCACACAATTTATACGATTTCCCAACGCTGATACAACCATGAAGTGCTGAGGAACCAAAGTCCCACATAGGAATTTTATTGTTACTTTGAATGTAAATCATTGTTTTTTATTTATGTCAAATGCTGTTATCACTGTGTAAACTGCTACATCTACCTGTTTACAAACATATACAATGTATTGCTTATAAACCCAGTATACATAACCATTTCTGATGTTCTTATGAATGTCATGTTCTGGACAATTTACCCTTAGTTTTCTCTTAATTTTTTGTCCGGCTGGTTGGAGTTTAAGGTTATAAGGTTCAGGAATATTTCTTTGTAATAACCTAACCTTTGAATGATTGGTTAAATTAAAAATTGCCATACTCACACTGAAATGTCTTTATTCCAAGTTCACGCCACATCGAAACCACTTGATCCCGATCATCGAATACTGCCAGTACATTATAGTTTGGTTCTATGTGATTCCAGTAGATTTCTTCTTTGATGATGCTATCTTTTCGTTTGTCCTCATTCTTTCTCATCAACAGTTTGTCATATGAAATGCCATTGTCTGATAACCATTGTTGTGTTTCTGATCGACAAAATTCATCTCTACCAGTAACTACAATAATCTTGTACTTTTTACGTAAAAGATTTATTACTTCCTTGACTGCATAATCACAATCATCTACACGAACCTTTGTCATGTCATAATGGCTCCGCTTTCCGCTGGTGTGTGCAAGAGTTCCATCTATATCAACGATTACACAATCCCATTTTGTATCATCAAATTTTGGTGGATTGTACTTTCTAATTGATGGTTTTATTGGGGCAAAATCGTGAGAATCCAGCAATGTAAGGTAATCTTTGTATTGTCTTTCAATTACATCTGCACCAACACTACGTTCTCTTTTTGAGTCACGATCTATTGCTGTTTGTTTTGGAATATCAAATATTTGATATTCTACTGTTGCAGTATAGCGAACATAATCAGCAATATCCCGGATATATTTCTTTTTTAAGTTTGTAGCATCATACAGCACATTGTAACCAGATGCAATTAAGGTTTGAATAACACCTTTAACTTGTAATGTAATAATACTTTCGAGTTTAGAATCCACTACACCTTTATTCTGCCAAGCATACCTATAATCATCTCGTGATACAATGCACCATTTGTCGTTTTTGGCAACAAACTCCTTACACCAAGTAGATTTACCTGATGCAGAAATTCCTATCAATATTTTAAGTATTGGCATTTTATTTTTCACTTTGTCTAAGTGATGACCAACAAGGTCTTCTATTTGTTCTTGAACTTCAATCTTTGTTTCAATTGAGGTTCTGTTTCGAATTCGATCAAAAACGTTATCCATTTAACATTAATTTTAAGCAAAGATACGAACCTTTTAACCTTTGTCAAGACTATTAACAACTTAATAACATTTAGTTATTGCTTGGCTTAGACCTCATGTAGGCAAATACAGATTGTATTTCCAATACTTGTTTTGCTAAATCCGGCTGTTCTTTAAATAAAGAATACATCTGATCTTCCCTCATTGGAGATATACTACCATCAGATGAATACTGCCCTATTTGCCCACAATAGACACAAATTGAAATATCACCATCATTAGGTTCAACCTTTTCATTTTCTAAATTTGTGGCTGCATCCAACAAGTGTTGACAATTACTACATTTATTTACTTTCATATGTTTTTATTTCGCCTTTATTATATCTAATAAACTTTTTTAGTAGTTCCTCATTTGTTAATTTTGTATCATTATCAATTAATGGTATTGTCCAAACAAGATTGATATTTCTTATTATAGCAGGTTTAACCTCTTCATTAAGATCGTTAGTCCAATAACATTTGTGTAACTCTATTGCTTCATATAAACTATTAGATACTGGTTCCCATCTTCCATTATCATATGAATCGTAACAGTCTGGTACTTTATTTGAGTCTCTACTTGAATACTCCTCATTTCTCCAAGCATCTGCCACTTCCTTGTTTAGAAAACACATATAACCATCTGGTCGAGTTCCCCAGTCTCTTTCGTGTTCTATTATTGTGAACACATATGCAAATTTCTTTTCCATCTTATACTAATTTTAATTCATCAAATTTCTGCCAACACTGATTTACTCCGGTATACCAATGTACCTTTACAAGATTATTCATATTTAATAACCTTTTGTGGGCTGCATATCGGTTATCCTTTAAATATTTACCTTCTAAAGGTGAGTCTATGGCACAACAACCTGTTATTGTACCTTTATGTCCATTTAACTCAACTACTGAACCTTTTAACTCATAGAAAGGTTTCAGGTCTTGAATAGACAACCTATTAACTGGCATCTTCTCATTTGTCCAGTCAACCTTCTTAATACTATTAAACCTTACAAAGGTTGTTCTGCCACTTGTAAGGTTCTTATAAAAGTAATCATCCATCTTTTCTAAGTATTTTGCCATTTTCGTCAAAAACATAACCACCTTCTGCCTCCCACAAGGCTACTATTTCAGTCATATCGTAACTCCAAATAGGCTGTGTTCCTCCAACAATTGGTGGTCCCAACTTTTTCTGGTAAACAAAGTAAGAACCTACTGGATATTCTGTTTTACCATCTAAAGGTTTTAGTTTCCAGCCAAAATTAAAACTTGAGATTATTCTTTCAAGTAAGTCCATTTGTTGAGATTCGCGCAATGCAGCACGATTTTTTATGCGTTCAGTATTCTTTTTCATAGTATCAGTTTCTTCTTTAGAAACTAAGGCTAAGAATTTTTCTTTATTGGTCATGTTATTTAAGAATTAAATTCCTGCGTGATAGTTTTCACAGAGTCCTAACTCATTTTTAATGTTGTGTGGTGCATCTTGAGATGGGTTGTACTCATTGTACTCCCCTATTGTTTCAAAGTACTCAACTTCGATTCCCATTCCATCCTTTCTTTCCCATATTTGATATACCCCTTTGTCAATAGTACCTTCTCTACTCCATGCAGTTACATGAACGGCTTTAACAGGTTGCATACTCCAAGGAGAGTCATTCCAATACCTTAAATCTCTCTTGAATGGAACCTTTTTAACTGAGTAAGGTGCTTGACAATCAAAAAGTGTGATATACTTGTCAAACCTGATGGTCAACCCGTTAAAGGTTATGTATGGATCAATCTTTTTCATAATGAGTGATTTAAGAATTGAATTCGGCAGATTTTTTGAATGCATAAGTAATTGCATATAGCACAACTTGGTCTTCGGTTTCATTTCTGATCCCAACTACTGCTCTCAGAAACGAGCAAAGTGAACCAACTGTTTCTATATGATACTGCCAGTCATCCACAAAAGAACCATTAACAAAAACAGAATCCCATTTAGCAATTATATCAGTTCCATAATTACCATCAATCAAAGATGTTTTTATGAATTTGCAAATGTCATTGAATGAAATAAGTTCCATGATGTTTGATGTTAAGTGAGATGCAAAGATACGAACTTATTTTGATTTGTCAATAGCATTATCAATTTATTAACAAAATTGGCCCTACCCAAGTTAATGAGTAGAGCCAATATATTCTGCGTCAATATTCTGGTATGCTACACTCTAATTAAAGAGTGTTCAATCCTTCAACGTATATTTTACCGTAGTATTCGGGCCTGAGTACACCTTTCGCGTATCTTGTCATCACACCTTTTCTTGGTGTGAAGTTGTCAGGATCAAGGACAACAGGAGTCATCATCAATGGAACGTATGGTGAGTAATATGCACCAGTTTCTAACCACTGACTTCCACGGTATCCCATAAGGATACAGTTTTCTTTCATGTATGGATTCTTCCATACTTGGAACCTGTTATTGATTTGTCCAATCTTCTGAACACCCATGCTAAAGTTGCTCTTATTTCCATCAGTATCAGCAGCATAGCCGGGAATACTTTCAAGAATAGTTGCTACAAGAGGTGAACATACTAAGAAGTTCGCTCCACCACGTACTGTGGCTTGGTGAATCCTGTTGCTCATTTTCTGGATTTTAGTTCCAAGTGTTTGGAACCATGTACCCTGAGTGTAAGCAGTTAAGTTCTGAGTTATTGCTGCAAAACTTGTTCCGTTAAACTCATATCCAATTCTTGTTGACCAGTAGTCAGAAACTGCTGCTTCGTGTATCAACATGTCCAAAATTTCAAGATCAATTTCCTGTGAAATGTACTCTCCCAATATACCAGTCAACTCCGCCTCAGCGTCGATGTTCTGGTATGCGTTCAAGTCCTGAGCAAACTCAGGTGTCCATCTTGCTTTCAATTTACGTGTTTTAGCAACAATCGCATCTGAACGCAATTCAAGACTTAATTCTGGAATATCAATAGGGGTGTCAATTCCACTACCTGCCTGTGTCTTACCAGCCTCAAAATCACCACGAGTGATAGAAGTAGGTTGTTTGTGGTAGTTAACTACAATACCATCTGTTGCACCAAGTGCTGAACCTGAAATAATAAATGTTACTGTTGCAGCAGATTTATTATATCTTGTGAATTCTTGATATACATCATAAACAAGAGAGTTAGTCGAGTTTGATAGAGTAAATGCACGAACACCAAGTGGATCAAAACTTGCAATAGATGCAGTTGCAATAGTTACTTTGTGCAATCTTGCACCACCAACCAATAAACTCTGGCTAAATTCTGAGTTAAAGTTGTAATCTGTTGCAGATATAGAACTGGTTGCAAAGTGAGTTGAGTCTGCTGTAGATGCAACTGTCAATGCAGAACTTGAGTAATCATTGATTGTATATCCAAATCTACCCGGTCCAAAAAGACCTTCTGTTGGGGTTGCCCATCCATAAGATGCACCTGTTCCTTTTGCAGGATCAGTAATACCGAATACAGAATCATCCTGACGGTCTTTTCCTGTACCTGTATTAAATCCGGGCTGTCCTGTTCCGTATTTAATATCCAACCAGAATACAAGACCCGAAGGCATGTTCATTGGCTGAACTGATACGAAATCCTTTGCTGAAATTTCAGCAAAAATCCTTCTAATAAGAGGGAGAGCGATACCTGCCCATTCTTCCGAACCAGCAATGGTTCCAGTTTGGTTCGCTTCTGTTACTAACTGACGCGCTTGGTTTTCAAGCAACTGCGCCATATTTCCTTTTTCTGGCCCACCTAAACCTTCAAGAAGTCCAGTGCGTTCCCATTTACGGGTAAGCATCTGTGCTTGCTTTCTTTGGTTCATATAGGCATCTTTTGGTAATAAATCACTAAGATTCATTTGTGCCATTTATACATATCTCCTATGTCTTTTTTGTGTGTTTTATCCAATTAAATTACCAAGCATTATATTCATCATCCTTACGGAGTCCGGCTAATCTCTGTAATCTTGTTACAGTATTTTCGCCTATGATTTGCTTTTGGCTATTTTTTGTTTTTGGATTTATCTGTTGAATTGCTTTCGATGCCAATCCCTTGTTTTCCTTAATAGCAGCCTTTCCTTTCTTGTTGAAAGATTCAACTATTGTAGTATACACAAGTTTAACTTCTCTTACTGTTTTTGCACGGTCGAAACTTTCAAGGATTCTAACTTGCTGATTTTCGTTTAGTTCAAACTGACGTAATGTCTTAGTTGTAAACATTAACTTAGCATTTAACAAGTTTACTTCATTAATGGCTTGCTTGTAAGTTGTGATGGTTCTGAATGCTTCTTGTAGATCACCTTTAAGCCTTTTGTTCTCATTTCTGAGTTTTCTATTCTCAAGGAATTGTGGTCCATTTGGTAGACTGTCTTTGAATACTGATCCGTCTTCTTTGTTTGGACCCATATCTAATTCATCCCCTAAACCTTCTTCTTCTCCAAGTAATGCTTCAAGTACTGATTCTACTACATCATCTTCATATGCGCCGTCACCATTTGCTTCTGAAAATTGATCTTCTTCTGCTGATGGATTTGTACTCATAAATTCATCTTCTTCACCTTCCATCATGTCGTCTTCCATTCCCATTCCATCATCTTCACCTTCAAGTTCACGAATTAAGGCTTCAAGTTCTAAATCTTCTTCTCCGGCTGGTTCTTCTGCTGGCATTTCTTCTTCACCAGTATCTGCTGAACCTTCGAAGCCTACATCTGAACCTTGTTCCTCTCCACCCATTTCATCTTCTCCACCACCAAATTCATCTTCTGAATTTACTTCGATTTCAATGTCTTCTCCAAACATGTCATCGTTTTCCATGTCATCTTCTTCTGCTAATTTTGAAGAAATCATTCTTTGAAGGGTTGGTTGAAAAGTTTCTTCGAGTGCAATTTTAGCGTTTGCAAGTGCTGCTGATTTAACCCTTTTTGCATCTGCAATTGCTTCTTGTAATATGTTCTTTGCCATTGAAATTATTCTCCTAAATTTCTATTTGGTCTTTCACACCTATTCAGAGATATGATATGTATAAATTTTTATATTTTTAAAATAGATATTAAATCTACTATATTGTCTTTATGATATAAATATTGTTTAAATTTTCGAAACCTTATTTTCACCTGAACCTTGTCCTACTTGTGTTATAGTTTCTTTAATTGCATTTGCTACCTCAAGGTCTGCTTTCTTAAATATTTCTATTATTTTGGCATTTAATAAGGTTTGAACTTGCATAAAATATTTTTGTAATTCAGTAGTTATTTCAGGAGTGTTTTGATCTTGATTTGCACTCAATTCATATGCAGTTACAAGTTTTTCTATTTGTTTTGGTAATGGTCCAACAGATAATGTCTTTTTTTGACCACCCCCATAAATGCTTATTTCTATGTTAGCCTTACCATCTTTATCAGGTTTAACCTGAACACCATTGTTAAAACCTCCATTAACATACGTCATTTCGTACTTAAAACGATCATCTTTTGTTGCGGCTGGTGTTTTCTTCTTTGGTTGCTTTGGAGCATCAGGAGTCTGATCGGTTGGAGACGTTTGTGGTGCCTTTTCCGGTGATGCCTGTTTTGGAGGTGTTATCTGTTTTTGACCTTGTGCTTTATCTGGTGGTTGTGGCATTTATTTACCCATTACTCATTGAGTCTTTTTGTTGATTGTATTTTGCAAGGGACATTTGTTCCCTCTTTGATACACTCTTTTTCTTGTAATACTTTTTATCAAACAAGTCTTGAATTATATTTGAATCTTTTTGCTGTTTCTTCCAGATTCTTAGTGCTGTTGAAATGTCTCCACCGTTAACTTTTACAGACTGTGGGCTGCCGGGAACTGTTCCCTGAAATTTCTTTGATGTTAAATGCATTTAATTTTTGTTTATATTGTTATTGTTGATTTAAGTAATCTAATACTTCGGGCCAGTTTACTACTCTTTTGTTTATTTCTTTGTACCCTTTGGGGTTTATAAGTTTTAACACCTCGTATACTTTTTTAATAAAATTTACTGTTAGTCTTCCTTTAAATCTATTTAATGTTCTATATAAAGGCTCTTCATTATCTAAATATATACATACTAACTTTGTGTCTTTATTAGTCCATCCTTCATAAGATTGGTCTTCTCTTATAATACTATTATACTCTTCTCTAATTATCTTCTTTAATTTTACTTTTATTTTTGAGATAATTTCCTGTTTATATGTCATAATATCTTCCTAATTTAGTTCCTATATTCTCATACAAACCTTCCAACCTTTGTTGGAGTTGAGTTAATTCAGAACATGTCTTGCTGAATAATTTATAATCATCTTTAATAGATTTTAAATCTCGATTAACAGAAATGTTATCAAACATATCCTGTGTTTCTCTTAGAGTAAAAGCCTCAGCAGATTCAACCATCTGTCCAAGTTGCTGAGAAATTTCTCCTAACCTCTTACTTCTATATATTTCATTTTTAAATTGTCCAAATTGCTTTAGAGATTCTAAAAACGCTTGCTTTTCTTCTTTACTATATGTTAATTCACTTTCGAATATATATCTTTTTGTAGTTTTCATTTTACTCTCATTATTTCTTTTTTTTAGAAAATCTGTCTCAACTCTAAAATAGTTTGCATCTGCTATAGCATTTAGTTTTATCATATCAACACCATCAGTTTTAAATTCTACTCTAATTCCTGATGTGTCTTTTGGATCACTTTTATTTCTATCCATAACTGATATATGATCAGCATTTTCAAAATGCTTTTCTATATTTGTAAGTAATGATTTTGCATAACTGTACCACTGCTGTTTTGAAGTTGATTTTGGTTTTTCATTAAAATTTGGTACTAATATTATAGTTTTCATTTTATAATCCTTTTATACAGCAAATTCCTGATAATTCGCAAATTATTTCTTGCATAATTGAGTTTGCACTTGCATATCTACTATTTATTTTTGGAGCATATGATTCATGCAATCCACTTGCTACCATATTTGCTCCTATTGTTGATTCATCTGATACACAATCAGACAGTGTTACTAATTCAAAATCTTCCTGAACCTCAACCATTTCATCATCGTCTCCCTCTCTCAAAGGTTCAACCGACCCAAGTCCACGAGAACTTTGTCCAACTCTAAACCCTGCTAATAATATCTCTCTAACAATATTCCCAGATGGAGTAGGTAGTATTTCTACATCTCCATATACTTCATTACCTTTCCAATTTACATCAATTATTGCATGACATACATTCTTTAGGTTTACTACATTAGATTCTGGGTGATCTAATTCTCCAAATGCTCTCTTCTCTTTTATTTTATTTGAGTAGAGGTTAATCTCCCTTTCTAAAATACGTTTGGGATAAACCCTCTTATTTCTATTAGGTGCATCTGCCCTTTGTAGAAGTACGTTTTTAAGTATTAACCTTCCATTATTCTTTTGAATGGATTCTATCAATGTTGGTCTTTCAACTCCAATCAAAGATGTATGTTCTATTAGTAGTTGTTTCATTCATTATTTCCCATAAACCCTTAATCGGGCTTTTGCTTGCTTACTTCCATATTGTTGAACATAATCTGTTATTTCCCTTCCAACTTCATCCAACTCATCTTCACTTAATTCTTTATGTGCTACTTTTATTATATGATTAGTTTCTGGTAAAGTTCCATTTGTTTGAATGGCAAATCCTTTATCGTTTGGGAAACCTACTATAATAACGCTATTTCCATTTGAATCAAGTCCCCAACCTTTTATATAAAGATTAGAATGTGGCTGTTCAAGATTTAAACCTTTAACTGCTTCTGTTATGGCTTTTTTTTTCCTATAACTTTTACAATTTCTTCTTTTATTATTTTTCTAAGTATACTTTTTACTTTGTTTTCTACAACTATCGATTCCCCAACATCTGAACCCTTTATATTACCATTTCTATCAATCAAACCTTTATTAATTAAAGTTTGTGCTGTCCTTCCATAAGAGCCTTGTAATTGATTTACCATACCAGTTTTTATTAAGTGGGAAAATAGATTTAAAGTTTCTGTTTTATCAAGATCACCATCTTCAAATCTCATTATATAATCAATAAGATTTTCTTTAGTTATTTTGCCACTACTGTCTTCTCGCAATGTTGATTCCATAGCATTTGGCTTACCTATTTTAATCCATGCTCCATCCCACGGAACACCATTTAACATAGTTTTACCACCTTTAACACCAATACTCACTCCCGGTAAACCATTTAACCTTTCATAAGTAGTTCTGGTTGCCCAACCTGCATTAGTTATCCATAATTCACCATTTTTCATTTTGGCTATCTCATTTCCATGCAAATAAAATGAATTTCCATCTGTACTTGTGTTTGCTTGTTTTGCAGGTTTTCCAGCAAGGAATGCTGATACGATTGCATCTGTAACTTTTCTTGGCATTTTATATTTCCTTTGTTAAGAACCCATTTCTACAATCTTAGAAGATAGTCTATTGAGTCGTTCTCTTATTTTTATAAATGATCCTATTGTCTTTTTCCAAAATATACCCTGATCACTACCACTCTCTGATTTTAGTCGAGATGCATGGTTAATCATTTGTTCAACTTCCCTTAATTTCTTGTTTATTTCAAGGACATGACTATTTATTTTTTGAGTTTGGGTTTTTGTATCATCAGCAACATAATCTTCATACCTTGCTTCATTTAAAGACTGAACCTTATTGTTTATTCTTAGATAAATATCTTCTATTTTTTTGTAAAATCTATCTGTTTCTTCAACAGGTTCACTGTAAGAAACATCATCTGGTTCTTTTGCTTTTTTAGAAAATGCATATGGAGTTTGTGGCTGGCCTTGCCCACCATCAAGATTAGATGTTGTATTTTCCTCTTCTATTGGAAAATCATATTTATCATCTAAGGACTCTAACATTTCTCTCAAAGTACTATTCATTATTTTAACTCCTCTATGAGTTCAAAATACTTCAATAGAGATGATAAATGTTCATCTTTAATTTTCTTTGTTGAAATTATATTTTCGGTAAGACTTAACGTTTCTGTTAACTTTATTTTAGTAATTGGATCAGTAACTGTTTCCAATAAACTATTTAATTTGTCGGTTACATAACCAACTTCTTTCATTATGTAGTTTTTAAATTCAGGAGTACTTGTATCTTCATTGATGTATTTACTTAACAGTGTCTTTTGCCTGTCAGATAATGTTCTATACTTCTCATTAAATTTTTGAACTACAATTTTGAATCCAAGGGTTCTTGTGTCTTGATCTTGCTCTCTCCATTCTTTTTCTACTTGTTCTTCTATTACTTCTTCAACCTTTTGTCCAGATAACGACTCAATTACAAGTTTTTTTGCAGTTAGATATTCATCAGGATTTATCAATGAAGTATGTTCAAATAGTTTAAATATAGAAGCACATAACTTATAGTTTGTAGTTCTTGTTTCGAAAAACATTTTCAAGTCATACTTCTTCCGTATGTCCTTAATCAATTCATATTTTTCATTTTCAAGTTTATTTAGATTTAAACCTTTTCGAGACTCTAAGGTAAGTGATAATAATTCTCCACTATCGTTTTTTGATTCTTTTGATAGTGATTGATATAACATCAATTCCTTTAGTATCTCAGATTTTTGGTTGAAATGCTTCTTTATGATAGGTAAGGCTATCTGTTTTTGATCTTCATTAATTACTTCATACATGACATTCTTTGACAGAATCTCAAATAAAAGTCCAGTATTTCTCAATTTATTATGACGTAGTTTCTTCATGTATTGTTTTCCACGAAACGGTTATTAATCAGTCCACATTATAAATATCACTTAATTAGTGGAATCATCTAAAATGTTATTTTCATTTAGCATATTTAAGTCAATATCTAATTTATTTGACTCTAATAATGATTTTCTTACATCTTTACTGTAAGTTTTTTCTAATTTTTTTATGAATCTACTGTAAGATTCTTTTGGAGCAGATGGAGTTTCCATCTTATCGTTTTCCCTTCTACCAACTGGGTCTCTTCCAAAATCTTTATCTCTTTTAGTTTCAAAATTTCCCTTATATTGAAGAGGCTTACCTTCATTATCTTCCCTTCCATCAGGAGTGTATAATTTTTCCATGTCTTCTTGAGATGATGGAATGTTTCTACTACTAACTTGAAGGGATGCAATATCCCAAGGTGTTCCAAACGATTTTCCAGATACTTGTGGATCATTACCTTCTTCTGTTAATTGCTTTAATCTAAATTGTAATTTGGCATCTTCCACTCTTCTATCTAAGTCTGCCTTCCATTCATCTTCACTCATTCCAAATATATTTTCGTAGATGTATTTTTGAGAGAATATATTCCCTTCGACTATAGACTTGGCTAAATCAACTTTAGCAGTCATAACATCTGTCTTTTGTCTTTCGAATACTAAACTTGGATTTGTTAGGAATAATTCAAAACTTAATAAATCATCATCACGAAAACCTTGAACATATAAGTGTGTTAAGGCTATTTTATATAATTCAGAAACAAATATTTTTTGCACTCTCTCCACTGTTCGAGCGAACCTTATATCAAGTGATGCTAATCCTGCTTTTGATCCACCACCAGAATCTTCCCCATAACCAAGAAAATCTTTTGGTATTTTTATGGCAGCCATCATTTTTTTCCTGATGTATTCTACATCATCCATTGCATTCTGATTTTGTAATCCCGGTAACACATCTACAGAATTACCACTCTGTGCTCCACGTTGAGGCATGAACCAGTCTTCCATTGTATTCTCAAGATTATATCTCAAGTTATATTCGCCGGTTTGTGGGTCAATGTATGGGGTTTTCTTCATCTCCTGAATGATACCTTCTACATGAGCATCAACTTCCTCTGGTGCAATGTTTCCAATGTCAATTTTTACTATTCTTCGCTCTGGTGCTCTCATAATCCTATGCAATAAGACAGCATCTTCAAGTAATGATAGCATTTTGTATGCTTTCTTTGCTGGTTCTATAAAAGACCTTCCATATGGCAAATAATTAGTGTCAGTTAATAGCCTAAAGTGCGCTATTTCAAATGTTTCAAACTTTTCTTGTGTTGACCAATAACCAACGCCTTCCCCTTCATATGAAAATTGAACAAGGTCTGGATTTTCTTTATTTAATCCTTCTTCCCTTCTCATTAAACTTGGATGTATTGGCATTACATTAGTTACACCATATTGCTCATCTATCTGTAAATATAAAAAGTGATCGCCATATTTACACATTGTTCTAATCCACGACCACATATTGAATTCTATATTTAGAACATCATAAAATAAGTTATGAAGTAGTTTTTTTACCTTTTCATTGTCTGTCTTTATCTTCAATAATTGACCATCAACATCTACAGTAGTGCTTTCTTCTGCAATTAAATCAAGGGCTGATGATATAATAGCATCACTATCCATTAATTCATAGTCAATGTAAAACATCCTTCTCATTGCCTCTATTTCTTCATTAGCGGTTGCACCACCAAATCCCGGACCATAACCGCCCATTCTACCACTACGCCATTTCGACCTATTAGAAAATTTTGTTGGAGAACCGACTGATTGACTCTTACTTACATCAAGTGTCTTTAATCTTCCTCCGGGCAAATGTTTTATAATTACATTTCTAGTAAACATTTGCTTTAATCTATCTCTTATAGAAGCCATCTAAGGTTCTCCTTTTGTCCTGATTTACCTGTAGTCATTTCCCATTGACTTGAACCTAATGGTTCTGGTTTATAAACTGTTTTGTGTGTGTTTTTTACAGCATTTTTATTCAATTGAATTCCCAATTGTCTTAATCTTAATGCCGTATCTCTTATATACAATCCCATTGCCAAGCACATAACTAAATCGTCAGTCTTACCCCTCTGTGCTTGTGGTTTTCCATTCAACCATATAAATACTTTTAGTTCGTTTATTAATCTTTTAGAGTGTATTATAGGACTTCTATCTTCAAAGTACATAACTAATTTAGAAATGAATACAGGTCTTAGTCTTGTAGTTGTTGTTAATCCGGGAACCATATCTTCTTTATTAGTAGTATCATAGTTTTTTCTCAGATGTATATTTTCATCTAAAAATGGGTCATTCTTATATGAGTAGTATAAGTTTTTATATCCTAAATCTAATGCAACTTGAACAGTACTCCATCCTACGTTTTTATTATCTATTACAAGTAGTGCGTTATTATATTCAGTTGCTATTGCAACTCCCATTCTTCCAAAAGTTTGAGTATCTATTTGACCTCTATACTCTGCCACTTGTTCACAAGTTTCTACATCAAATACTTCTAAACCTGAATCATCGGCTCCATCACCCCTTGCTGGGTCTTGGATTACAATGTAATCTTTTGTTGATTCTGGATATTTCCAAATCCAAAGATCACCTCCAATTCCTCGTGTTTCTATTGGGTCTATTGTTTTATCTTCATACTCTTTTAAAATCTCTGATTCTATTACAGTATGACCAGAGGTTAAGAAGTCACAGTCACATTCCTGTGATGCCATTCTTTTTCCTAATTGATGATCTTGCTCATCTCTCCATGTTTGATCTCTTTCTGGATGTAAATACCAAGGCAATCGTATTGTATTAAATTTCTGTAATCCCGGTGTAACCTTTCCCTCTTCTGCTTGAGTCCAAAGTTCTTCAAACTTATTACCAGTTCCATTTGGAGTTGATAACATTACACACTTACCACCTGTTGCCAAAGTCATTTGTGCTGATGTCCAAATAGCATCTGCTGATTCAACAAATGCAAATTCGTCAAATATCAATAAAGATAATGCTGATGATCTGGCTGCATCTGGCGAACTTGATACTGCCTTAATTGAACTACCATTGCTAAAAGTAAGACTAAGTTTATTGTTGTTTACAATAGATAAACCTTGTTTTAGAAAGTTTGGTAGAAATTCAAATGCCAATTGAACCTTTTCTACTAGGTTCTTTGCTACTTCTTGAGTTGTAGCGATTACAAGTATTTTAAAATCATCATTGAACATCATCTCATGTAATGCATATCCGGCTACCAGTGTACTGATACCCATTTGACGAGATTTTAAAATTATATTGTATCTATTCTGTTGTAATTGATATAATGTCTGTTCCTGAAATGGATATAAATCAAATAATATCTTTCCCCTTATTGGGTGTGCTATTTTAGCATATTTTCTAAAGAAATATACTTGATCTGTTCCACACTTCAAGAATTCATCTTTTACAATTTCTCTTAAATTAGTCTGGTTGCTTATGGCTCACTCCTCTATTTTCAATATGACCTAACGTTTTCTTTTTAAAAGAGTCATATTGTTCATCAATGTTTTTGATGAATGTTTCTGGGTCTTGAAATGACCAATTTTCCATAGGGTTAGTGTCATTTTCATCACCAGCAAAATTTATATTCATTAATTCTTTTTTTAATATCTCTACTTCTGCATCAGCCTGTTTAAAGAAAGCATATGCATTTTGCTTCATTTTATTTATAGCATATTCATTAAACTGTCCTTTTATTTTTAAAGAAGTTTCCATGCTTATCAAGCATTCTTCACACATTCCCATTATTCGTCTGAACTTTTCGTCTAACCTTGTAGGTTTAATGCAAGTACATACTTCTTTTGGACAATTAGGAAATGATTTTAACCAATCTCTCAGTTCTTGGAGACTTTTTCCAGCACTTGGATGATAACTTGTTTTTACCCTATAACCTTGTTTTTGTTCAAACCAAGTACTGTTTCCATGTATGTCTTTTACCTCCCAAATATCTCCTACTTCTCTCTTTTTATTCTTTTCCATTTCAGAGTTTGTATCTGAAAATCCTACAGTAGTTCTAGTCTGGGTTCTATGGTTTCCGGCTATCATTTCGTTGACAGCCTTTATGTTTTTTAATTTACTTTCTGACATTCTTCTTTTTTTAGTTTAACATAATATTTAAAACATATATCACCAGCAAAATCTGCATCTACCTCTTCATATTTAATTCCATCTAATTCGAAACTGTGTAATATTTTATGAATATCAGGATTGTATATTCTTTGCATATCTTTAATTCCACACTCTTTTACTATATAATGAAATGGTAATGCTTTTACACAATTTTTTATATCAACCTTTTCTACAAACTCATCATATGTGTATGGTTTCCAACTCTGTCCTATTAATTCAGGATGGCCTTCAATACCCACATAATCAAATTCTACTTTACTCATGTAGTAAACTAAAACTTTATCTTCGTATTTTTGAAAATCAATATATACTCCATTAGAATCGTACCAATATTCTCTGCTTGATTTTTCTAAATCAATAAAAACATCTGGTTGATGGTATCCTAATTCTTTTGCTATTTTACTCTGTTCAAATGGGTAGTTCATTCTTTTTTATTTTAAAAATTGGAAATAATTTACAACCAAACATAAAGTGAGAAAATTCTTTATCTTTAAAGTGTTCCTCACTTATTCTTGGTATTGAGTTATGTTCAACTATTGTAGAACCCTCTTCTATTAAATCATATTGATAAAAAGAAGAACCAAATTTATCTAATATGGCTGATTTTTGTGGTTCAAAAATTTCGTCTAGTGTCATTCTTTATTTGGTTCGAATGCTATTTCACATTCATTTGGTTCAAAAGTTATTGTTGCTTGTATTATATCATCTACTCCCCAATTTACTTTACCATAATCAATTCCAGTTATATCACCAACTAACCTCCATTCATATATTGGTGTACCTACTGGACTTAATATTTTAATTGTGAGTTTGGCATTTTCTTTTTTTAAGCCATACAATTCATTTACTGTTATACCTTCAAAGTGATAACATCCTATTTTCAAAGAATTCTTCCACCCATTTTCTTTTGTCCATTTTGGCAGGTCTACTGATCGACCATAAAACTTTAATCCGGGTGCTTGTCCTGATAGTTCTGCTTGAAATCTAAATTGTAAATTTGGTTTAAAACTTGTTGGTTCTACTATTCTTGGCATTACTGCTGTTCTCCTTGACTTTGATTGTGCTGTGACTGTACTTTCATATTTGCTATAAAATCGCCAAAACGATCTTCTGGAATTCCAAGTAAGTCTGCAAACTTTATTATTGCCTTATATTTATCTGTTGGCATTTGTATTTGAGATAATGACTTCATAAATTCTGGATTGGCTTTTAACCTATCTATCAATAGTAGTGCATTAGCAGATGCCATTGCATTTGGATCGACATCTTCCATTATTTTATTTAGTAGTGGTTTGAGTTTCATTTATATTCTCCTGCATATAAATATTAAAAATTAAACTAAAATCGTTTTTTGTTCCATAAATTGAAAATTGGAACGAGACAACCGAAACTTCCTGTTAACTTTAAGGTTCTATTATTCCAACTAAAGACTAAACCTTCTATTGGGTTTATTGATTTATACCCACCTATGTCATCAAGCATTTTCATGGAGCCTTCAAATACTTTATACTCAATATCATTTTCTAAGTTATCTGAAACCTCTTCTACTATTCCTATTATTCTATTTATATTATTTTTGTAATCCTTTTTTGGGTAGTTTGATCTAATAACAGCATTTCCAAGATCAAATATGAACCTTTTTATTTCCGTTTGTACATCTAAAGGTAATTGTGTTATTATACTTGGCTCAGGAATTCTGTATTTTGTCTGTATATTCAATAACTGCTGAATGTATGTTTTAGAGTTTTGAATCGGTTCTAATTTTACAGGTGTTGTCTCTTTCAATATAAATTCACCAAATGTCTTTCCAAAAAGTGAACCTATCTCTTTTGGCATTGTAGTGGTTCTGTATGACTCGTTACCATGACTGTCGTATGTTATGAGGGAATGTATAGAAAGTGCCGGGAAATCGCATTTAAAGACGTTTGTGGCCCTTTCGTGTAGTATCTCAATATTTAGAAATGTTGAGCCATTGTTAAATATTTCATTTATAAAACTTTGGTCTATTGTAGAAAGTGCTTTAGTTATTGCCAAAAGTGATTCGCAAAACGCGAATTGCGAATCCGGCTTGCTTTTATACTTTTCCTTTAGTTGATAATAATTCATTGGGTTAACTATTGTAGTCTTGTTTCTTGAGCAAAGTACCTCTCCATTTTTATATGTTACTTGTAAATTGTATCCATCTAATTTTAAAGTACAATTCTCTATTGATTCTGTATTTTTTGTTACATCAAATACGAACTTTTTTAGTTCTGAAAAAGTCATATCATTTTCATGTGGATGCATTATGTGTCGAGTGTATTTTCCTTGGTTTGTTGTATTTGCTTCTAACACTGATTTAAACTGCTCAACCTTGTATATGGGATCACTTGTATAAAAATCCTTCTTCCTCATAACTGTTTTTGGTACAAGATCAAGTTCTTTTTTCTGCTTGTTCCACTTTATTATGAATGGGATGTTTATATCAGAACTCATGTCTTTTAAAACACCTTCGGCTCCTGCATTTATCTTGGACAAGGCTTCTCCATATTTTTGAGAAACCTTTTTGAACAACTGTCTTATTTCATCTGCGGCTATTTCAGGTTTATTCCTTGGATCATTCAACCTTTGGTAGAAGTGACTGTCCTTTAACATAGTCTTGAAGTCTATATCAATACCAAACCTAAAGAACAGTGCATCTGCATACTGTTCCAGTCTCTGCAACTCTGTTTTACTTATCTGTGCCTCTTTTAGAGTATCTAGTGCCTCTTTCACAAAGGATGGATTTTTAGTCGCTTGGAACTTTCTTCTGAAAGTACTATAAATAGTCTCGTCTGACCATCCCATTAGGTCAAGCATTTCTTTCCTAGTGCAGTCCGATAGCACTTCCCTTAGATAGGTGCCACACAGTTCATTTCCGTTGTGGTTTATGCTCACATGCGGAGCCACCACAACATAGGCACTTTCTTTAAAAGAATCCAAATCATGTTGCCCAGTGTAATTTTTGAAATAAGAAGGACTTCCGTCTTTTTTCTTAAATCCTATCCTTCCATAATCTTTCTGTCCATACACTACTATTAACCTATCCACATTCTTATCAAACTTACTCAAATGATTTATAGGCATATAAGGTTTTTCAGACTCTATTATCTTGTCTTTTGAGATTCCATACTTTCTTATTATGCTAGATTTTTCCTCAAAGTTTAAAGGACTTTTACCATCAACTACATTACTGGTTGATATATAAACATTATCCGCTCCAAACCTTTCTGTTATCCACTTATAGGTTTGAAAGTGGTGCTTTCCAAATGGTTGAAATCTTCCGGGGTATATTACTACTGTTCTCATATTCTTATTTCGTGTTTCATTACTCTACATGTTGATCCTATATAGGCTGTCCAACCAGACTGAGTAGGTGTCATTTGAGTTCTAAGTTGCATCCTTCCATCTCCTAAGTCTGTAACACCTAATATACTTACCCAAGAGTTTATATCAGGTCTTCCAGTGTATGTAGTTCCATAACACCCAAATGATCCTGAGTTGTTTCTTGAAGATGTTTGCATGGTTAACCCTGATATAGGTATAGATGCTGCTAGTGTGCCGGGATTTTGAAATCCTCTATACTCAATAGTATGCGCCCAGTTGTAAAAGTTTCTAGGGAGCGCAAGTGTACCGCTAATGGCATATATATGAGTCTCTACCCTAACTGCGTATGAGACATGATGTATTGAAGATGTTATGGGGGAATACCCTTCACTATCTTTATATACAGGGAAATATATGAAAACGTTGTTAGTTCCTATGGATAAGTTTAATATTGACTGGGTTACAAAGGTTAGGTTAGTTGACCAAAATGAACTGCTTATACCAAACTCCTGCTCAGACATGTTCATCTGCCTAACCCTATTTATAGTTGAAGAACTTATATATGTAAAATCCTTACTGGCCTGTGATCCTGATGGTGTTCCGTCAGAAGTCAGTACTCTATATTGTCCGGGTGTTAGCAGATTTGGCTTATTAGTTATTTGGTCATAGTTGACTTGTTGAGAAGAACTGTACTGACCATCAAAAGAACCTGAAAAAGAACCAGTGGCACGGTTAACTGTAAATGAGCCAGTGACTATTAGGCTTCCGCTTATTGTTTGATCTGCTTTAAAGGTATTTGAACCAGTTGTTGCGTAACTTCCTGTTTTTGTTTCTAAATTGTTAAATCTAGTATTGGCAGAACCCGTATAGGTATTCAAAGAGCCAGTTGTTTGTTCAATTGTATTTAGCCTAGTATTATTAGAACCAGTATAGTTGTTTAAACTACCCGTGGTCTGTTCTATAATATTGAGTCTAGTATTATTTGATCCTGTGTAAGTATTTAGGCTTCCAGTCGTAAGTTCTATGTTACTTAGTCTAGTGCTTGCAGAACCTGTAAATGTGTTTAGGCTTCCAGTTGTTTGTTCAATAGAATAAACTCTTTTAGAAAGGGAACTTGACACGTCTGTGAACGAACCTGATACGTCCGATCCTATTTGAGCAGAACTAGAAACTATGCCAGTACCTTTTCTCTCATACCTCGTATCGTATGAAGAAGTAAGTTGTTCAGAACCAGAAGCAACACCAGTAGGTAGTAATGCTTTTATCTGAGCAGAACTTGATGGCATACCTTGGAAACTACCACTGAAACTACCAGTGATTGATATTGCTATCAATGAACCTGATACATCAATAGAACCAGTATTTTTTTGATTACCTATGAACGTGTTTGATCCAGTTGTGGCGTATGAGCCAGTCTTGGTTTCAATAGAGTTCAGTCTTGTGTTAGCCGATCCTGTAAAT